ATTTACACCCTGGGTCACAGGGGAAGTGCTTCTGGAGAGACTCGGTAGAGTCTCGTTGAAGGAAGAAGATTCGTAAGAATCGTGAACAGCTGCAGTAGTAAGATCTGTAAAAAAGCATGAATAATGTCTAAACGACACACAGCGACGATTCAGTGGAGCATATGGAAAAAAGAGCGTGGCGAATGTGCGGCAAGATTGTCGTCAGCAAAGGGACAGAAGAAGGTGACGTAGGGAGCGTTATTTTATGCGACGTCTGCCCGTGCAAAAGATATATAATTGCGGTGCGCTGTGACCTTACCTGGGAGGGTCCGCCAGAGTGCTCTTGTACGCCCGTTCGTGTATTTCTCGACAGAATCTCTATTCTGGAAGTGCAGCAAGATGCGAATGGCGTTGTAATGATTCGACGCGAGAAAGAATGTGGAAGGCTGGGAGAAATAATTAAAGACGAAGCATACGGGCATGTCTATCATGGAATTGATTCGAGCGACGAAAACCCGACAATTTACTGCTCTCAGACCGCCGCGCAGAAAGCGATGGAGCGCGTTGAAATTCCGGATGGTATGGAATACGATGACAGCTATCCGGCTTATTACACGTATTGGGGACTGCGGGGGATTGAAGCGTGTCCGTGTCCCTGTAAATATGCAAAAGTGCTTGCTTGCGGTGTACTCGAAGACGGGTCCAGTGAAAACGTTCCATATGACCTTTTGAATTGGGGTAAGCAGGTTTATGTTGTCCGAGTATCTGAGTGGAATAATTCTATCTGGCTGGAAAATCCATACTATGCGAGCTACAAAGAAGCTCCGACCGAAACTGGGATAGTACGTAAATGGCTGCAGGATTGCACCAGCTACCCAGCTGCAGAAGTGTACGGCTCTGACTATCTATACAACAACCGTCTTTCCAGCGAGTACAAACGTCAATCAATCAAGGTTGTTCAGCTTTCAGAGGCTTTCGATACTTACGACCAAGCATCTAGTTGGGGTAGTGAATGGAATCATCATCAGTGGGCAAGACTGCTTTGCGCAACTTGTGATTGTACGTGTCTTGGAAACGGTCTGACATGCGGTCCAGCCGGATATAATGTCAGTGTGAAATATGAAGCTACTGTTACAAGTGAAATGAAATACAGCAGTGGTGAGACGAGTAAGACTGTGGCAAAGTATAAAGGGTCTACCAAAGAAGCCAGCAAAAGGTTCATTCATCCGGAATCTGGCGATTGTTATGGTCCGGGCGGGGGAGTATATGTCGAATGTCAACGAACACTAGAAGACGGATCTGCAAACTTTACAGTAGATGTTGAAGAAACGGATTCCTACAGTGGATCTGCCGATCGCACGGAAGAATGGACGGAGAGCCCTCGTTGGTTAAGCGTTTCGTTTGGTTCAACCAATTGCTCATCAGATTGGAATCCCGCTACAACATGCGATCTACCGGGGATCGGATGCGACACTTACACCTGGCCTGAAGGAAAAAATCCATGGTCTCAAAATGCTAGTGTAGACTACAACTACCGCAACTACTGGACATTGCCGGCATATGATAAAGATCAGCCATGGCCGCATGGAACCTGGGAGATGAATTATAATGAAACAGAAACTGAGACTTATGATTATGGTGATGGTACCCAACAGTATACGCGCAGCGTACAAGCTACTGTAACGATTGAAATTTCAGCATATTTCGATGATACGTATACGGAATCACCCCCTGCCACTGCTGTTGGTTGCGGTTCAAGTGCGAATAGCGCAGCTGTCTTGACTGCGCCACTTTTGATATCGGCTAATTATCGTAAATTTTACAACCAGCTTTCAGGAGATCTCAGATGAGCTGCTCATGTTCACGCACGCACAAAGTAAAACCATATGAGACTTGTATTTTCTGCGCGCACAAACACATTGCGGCTGCGTTGGCGCTACGGGATGAATCCAGTCTGATCGGGCAGTTGATCCTGGCAAGTTGGCATTACCGAAATGACTTCCCAAACATGGAAGCAGACTGTATTGCATGCGTTGAACACGTTGAACGCGCGGAATCATATCGTGACGCATTGACGACGCTCTGCATCAATGCGTGGCAAATGGTACTAGACAATCAGGAAAGTAAAACTATTTATGCTGCTAAAAATGCAGATGATCCGCTGCCGTTTTCGCCAAGTGCATTTGCAGCGCACCGCGCTATTGCTGCGGCTAATGCGTTATACCACGAGCTGAATTATCGTGATGTGAACGCCAGCGTAGCGGTTGGACAATTGATTATCGCAGCATGGCATCTTGATGAGAAGTATCACGGATTGGCTGTAAAATGTCGAGAGTGTTGGCAGAAGATTGAACGATTGACATTTTGCCGAAAAGAGCTCGAAGCGCTACAGCATGCCGTATGGGAAGCAGCACAAACGTGCAACGACGAAGCACTGAAACGATCTGATTATTAAAATAACATAGATTAAATTATATTAATCATGTCCTGCAGATGTCATACCAATAAAACCAGTTCAGAGGCACCGGCTTTACAAAATGGTTCCTCCTCGCCATTAAAATCTCCCGATAAGCCGGTGTCCTCTGAACTGCCTTTACCCCGCTGTTTTCTTTGCGCGATGAAGCACCTGATGCGGGCAAAAATCCTGTTTGAAGAATATTACACCGGATATCCGTCGTATATCAAACTCATGATGAATACGCTGGCTGTTGCGGAGGGAAAGGTACGATCCGCCTTTCTGTTGTACCAACAAGTACAGGCACACCTTGACATGTCAGCAAGCGAGCTGATCGGACACACCGATCCATTGTCAGATGAAATCATTCAGGTTGCAAATGAAATCAGGGATGCTCGTATTCGCTTGAATACGGTACCCCTGTTCGTCCCAAACTTCGATACGCTGTGTATCCGGCTACAGACATTGAAGATTAAGACGGAAGCACTTCCTGAAACCGCTGATACGCCAGCGTCAGCAGAGGCTCCAAATTTGGAACAACATTAGATCGCAGCGCTTCTTTGTACACAGATCTGATCCGATCTGCCAGATACGATTCCGGACACTCCATGTACGCATGATTCAATTCGCCGATCATACGGATAAAATACTGCGGATAGGACCGTAACTCTGTCGCATACGCTGCAGCTGTTCCCAGATGCTTGATAGTGCATTCCCAACAGGATTCCCGTCCGTTCGGACGCCACACAAAACATTGCTCCGATTGTTGTACGACAGCAGCTGGCAAGTGTTGTACATCATCTTGTTCTATCAGTTGCTCTACAACCTGCTGTGCGTCTTCTGTGTTGAAATTGATAAAGCGCATCGATCACTCTCCGACTGGTTGCAGGTGCACATCTTGATCTTCCTGCAGAAGCGTAAGATCGGCGCAACCTGTGTACACAGTAGATATGATACAGGCGGTCGCCAACAGCAGTATGATTCGTTTCATTGCTGTACTCCTTTCCCGGTAATTGCCGCATTGGTCTGCATTGTGAACAGCGTGTACTCGTATGCATGGTTGATCAGTCCGTAGCAATCCGACCATTCCAGCAGGCTGCTCGGATATGCGGTCGGCTTGATCACAGTCACATTCGGAAGCTCCGCCCATCCTGCTTCGAAGAAACCGACTTCTTCCCGATCCATTGTACGGCTGAACGCTTCCACCGCTTTTGCCAGCATACCGGAAGATTCATCGTTGTTGATGTCACTGTTGCACAGAATGAAGTAGATGTGTTCATATGTATCGATCTCTGAGATTTTCGGAGTCGGTATCATGTTTTTTACACCGCCGTCTTCATACCGTACGCCGTTGATTTCAACCGGAGGAAATACACAGGGAATCGCAGCGCTTGCCATGATTGTCTTTGCCGTAGCACCGCATCGCATCGACTTTCCATCGCGACAGCGCGTTACTGTCACCAGCGCTTTCTCCATTGCTTGCGGTGTAATGTGAGCGGACAGCAATCGATACATACCGTCTGGATTCAGCAACGCCGGTGTGTAGCCGGGGATAAAGCTAAGCAGCTGTCGCCATTTGGAGTACGGTTGGTACAAATCCGATACTCTGGTTTTTCGAATGATGGTTTCCAGTTCTGCTGCAGATAATCCCGATGCCATCAAACCGGCAATCGCAGCACCTGCGGAGGACCCCCAGTAGCAATCTGGCTGCACACCAAGTTGCTGTAGTGCCTTCAAGCAACCTGTTGCGCATTCAATCTGACGGAGACCGCCTCCGTTAATGACACATAGAGTCTGCTTTTTCGTATCCATCGTGAAGCTCTCCTATCGTTACCGTCACATAAAATACGACGGAACTTGTTTAAATTCAATACGATATCGTATCAGGAATTCGATATCTTCCAACCGGCTTCCCAACGTCGTACTGCTGCTACGACCTCGTCTACCGTAATCCAATCCATACACATCGGAATGATCTGTCCGGAACCGGTTTTTACAGGATGTGCGCAAAGACTTTTATCCTGCGGTTTTCCATCGTACAACGGAAGGACTCTGCTTTTCCAGCAACCACCCTTTGCATTACAATCCAGCATACAACATGTGTGCAGAAACTGTGTTCCGCGCATCTGCTGCCATTGTACAGGCTCCCGTCCGCCAGCAATACAGACACAGGGTCGAACCGTACGAATTCGTTCTGTTGGCCCTTCCATCGACGCTGCGAGCAATGGGAAGCTCACCCCGGTCAGAACACCGGCAGAGTGGTAGATCAGCGTCAGAGCCTGTCGTAAGGACGTTTTCCCGACAAGACTGACGACGTTTTTCAATTTTGGATGTTTATGCCAATGACTGTTGTATCCGATCTGTACGAATGTGACTTCGTCTTTCAACCTGTCTACGACTTGCTGAAAGCGGTCATACTCCCATTGTTTGTTCGTGAAGTCTTTCTTACCGCCCGCATTCAGAATCCAGTACCGGGTATTTAATTGGAACGGCGGTTTCGCTTTTTCCTGTTCTGTGAAGTGCAGATCAACCCAGAACCCGCGTTGTGGAATCGTCAGACGAAGTTCCGATTGCAGATACTGGCGAAAACCATGAATGAAATGAAACGGATGGGTATCTGAATATTGAATCAGCGGATAATGTGCTTCAATGACACGATCTGCGTTATTTGCAGTAATGCTTCGATCCAAGTACGGATTATTCCGCCAAATATCTGCATTCTCACCGTTTGCAGCGACGTTGACACGAAGTTCCGGATACTGGAGTTTCAGATCTCGTACCGCAGCGGTCAGCATCAAATGGTCACCGGGACATTGATCGTTTTTCAGTAAGATAGAAGTAACAGACATAAAGATTTCTTTCTATAATCAATCAACGTTTGGTTATTCGGCTTCTGATGAGCTGCTGGAAGACTCTTCCTCTGGTCCGTCGTCGCATGCTGAGTCGCATTCTGAGTAGGGAATTCCAATAATCTGTCCATTCTCATCACCGCCAAGAATCATATTTGCAGGTACTGGGTACACTTGAAGCTGCCCGTCTTTCATCATAAGAATACCGTCCCCAAGTTCTGGTAGCGGTTTCATTTTTAAAAGTACGCCGGTGTCGCTGTATTCAGCTTCGACAAATTGAGCCAATGATTCATCGATTTGGACGCAGGTCCAATCCACATCTAGCTCAAATTGCATATCATACATGCTATCACCTGTAGGAACAGAGATCAAAATCGTTTCATATGGAGATGTAATATTGAGACCGTTGAACCATCCGACGACAGCACCGTTATTCCAGGAAAAATGGACATTTCCATCATTGGAAAACAACAATTCATATAAGCGGTGGAGATCTATGTCTATTGTATAATCAGTACCACCGCTGACATATACCTCAATCGGTTCATATCCTGATATGCTGATGTTATCTCCGCCTCCACCTCCGCCTCCGCCTCCACCTCCACCGCCTCCTCCGCTGTATTTGTTCGTAATTGTAACACTTGGCATTGGAAGTGCGATAATCGGTTGTCGACTTGCCGGAGGACGCACAGGCCCGTGTATCAAACCATTGGAACCGCCGTCCAACGAGCACTCAGGTTGCTTAATCCAATTCCGATCCTGTTCCAATTGCTGCGCAGGCGTAAGCCAGTCCACCCACGTAAATTTATCATAATTGGTTGCAGTGTTATCTACGCAAATTGTAGTGTTTGTATCTGTAGATACACCGTCCGGATTGATTTGATAATACGTTGCCTTCCACGCTGTCGTGACGTCATCGGACGCCAACTGATAAGTTTCTTCCAGCGTGCTGGGACTGATGACGCCAGGTAGCATGGTCGGAAGCCGTAAAATGGATTCTGGTGCTGGGTTATCGCAATTCAGATCTGGTATCACAGCATTTTTGATTTTATCGCTCTCAGGACAGTTATCCATTGTTTGGTGCTCCTACTATAATTTGCATATTTGATAAACCGCTGATTGAGATATCGCCGTTGACCGGTTTCAATCCGTTGATCCACCGGATTCCCGCTTTTCTCTCTGTTCCCGGCAGCACGACAAGTGGTGCAGATGCAGACACGGATATTACGGTTTCATTCGCCGTAATCTGTACGGAATCACTGCTGTTCAATTGTGTTGGAAGCACAACGGATTCCGGCGCTACTTCCCAGATAATATCGTTCGGCATCATCCATGTCCGTTGTAGAAACGTATTGGTTATAAACATGGATTGGAACTCCAAATCACTGTCTGCATAGAATGCAAAGTCAGTAGGAAGCGATACAACGGTTCCCTGAAGCTCTGTCGCCAGTACATCGTTGAAATACAGTTTTACAGTTCCTGTTTCTCCGCTGGATTCTCGAATACAACGCATGTGGATTGGAGTGCCGTATGAAATAGATCCACCAGTAAAACAATTGGTATACGAAGAATCGTTTTGATCATATGTAAAATGATCACTAATGGACAATCGTTCTGCATTCTCCAAAAAAGGATGATAAAATCGGAACGCATATAAACGGTCATTATTGTGCGATGCCATGCCGGTAACAAGACTCGAATCTGACCGAACCATTGGATAGTTGTCGGTTGCAGCGACATCGTATAAATAAAAAACACAGTCCCAGACAAAATCAGCATTTCGAATCTGATTAAAAGCAGCGGACAGCCCCTCTAAACTATAGTGCAATCCGTTAAAATTACGGCGTTTTGGTGCAATCGTCGTCTGTGTATCTGGATACATCACAAGATATGGTTCGACCTCAATATCGGTAACTTGTACCGATACGGCAGGACGTCGGATCACCAGGTAAATTCCGTTTTCTTCATACTCTGACAAGTCTCCTGTCAGCGGGATTGTCATCGTTCTGGAAAACTGCGCCAATACCGGATAATACGAACATCCCTGAAACGTCAACGTTGCGCTACTGGCTGTAATCGTGCCGCTGCACATGGTCTTACCCTGCGCAATTGAACCGGACTCCGCGCGATCCGCAGTCGTCCAGTTGATCTGCAAATCCAGGATGACTTCGGATATGGTTCGATACGCAGTATGTGTAGATACAAACAGCGGAGCTGGATTATAAATGCTCATAGAAAGTCCATTGCCCTTCCAATCTGAATGTCGTTCGTTGTCGTCACAATTTTGATTGAACTTCCAATATCCGATACCAGCGCGATCGATTCACCGGTCATCGCGTCTGACAGGATACCGTTCGCTCCGACAACTTTCAGCGCGGTGATCGGACGTTGCGTGGAAGATACACCGATATTGGATTGTACCGACACCGTTCCATCTTCTGACACATCGAATACGTCCGAATCAAATATAATCCCTCTGACCGGTGATTGCTCCAGTAACATATCAGAAAATCCGTTTACATGACGAATACGGACGGTCGCCGGATCAAACACCAACGCATCCGCATTCAGTTCCAACTCCATTGGAAGTAACTTTGCGAACGCATAGAACATCGATGTACCGCGAAGGACTCCGCAGTATTCTCCGTTTTGCAACGCATATCCCGTTGCCGGTTGTCCCGACTGCAACCCAGTCGGCAGCGTATCGCTGCGATTGGAGAACAGAACATCGCAGATATCGGTTCCCGTTTCATCCGCAATGTACCAATGCTGGCGGAATTCTGTATCTGATGAAATCGGATCTGTATGAATTCGGGAGACATGCAGAATTACGTCCGTTGCCAGTCGCGGACAAAGCAACGCACCATATATCATACCAGCCGGCAGTCTGTAGTTTTCATACAGAATGCGACTGCTGTCTGTCGTAAATGGATAGAGCGACGGTTGTGCAAAATTATTAAGAATCATGAAGCGGATTCCTTTCGTACAGCGTTACACCGGTACCGTTCGCATAATACAACGCATATTTGCGATTTTCCAGCAGTTGATAATTACGCGTATACTCTGTTTTACCATTTACTGTGCGTGACGTATACGCGTCGTCCAACGGCATCTTGGAAAAGTCCCGAACATTGCCGGGCGATAAGACCGTATCTATGTAATCTTCGGAATCGCATGGGGGAATTGCGCTGACAAGGTCTGCCTGAATGACCGCAACACGATTGCTGACGCGAGTCAGTGGTACAGTACCGTACGTACCATACGACAGCCGAAGAAAGATCTCTCCCTTTTCATTCGGCATAATTCCGTTGATCGATGTAATCAGTGTGTCATCGATCTCTTCCGCATCGGTGGAAACACGATTGAACTGATTCCTCTGATCTGCGGACATGGAAATAGTAACCGTTCCTAATTCGTTTCGTTGACAGGAGAGCGCAGTCGAGTCAATGGACAACTCTACAGTATCCGTATACCGATAAAGTACACCATCGATCATGACATCGTAAGTACGGGGTGTTGTATTTGCGTCTGGTTGCACGTATATGAAACAGCGTCTGATCTGCGCGTCAGGATCTCGGTACGACGCGGTAACGCCGTCCAGCGCACCGGTACGGACAATCGCGGAAATGCAGTTCTCGTGCTCTGCCGTCATACGCAGTATCTCGTTACTTTGATCCGTGATCAAAGATGCGAACGGCAAGTCGTTTTGCCGAAGCGATAAACTCAACACGCCATTCTCAATATCCAGACCTGCCAGATAAATCGGAGCATCGGACGCTGTCGTAATTTGAATGCTGGTGATTGCACCCGCCGCTACTCCGGCAGATGTATGTAATGTCAACCACGGTCGATTAAAACTCCGACTTTGCGGCAATGTGTTAATATATTTCATACAGACGCTCCGCTGCTGCTACTGGTTGCGGGTACATAGGCTCGAAGTGCTATGATGCGAATATCGGACTTCTGTTTTGCAATTGTAACGCCTTCTTTTGATTCCCAGGTAACGTCCAACTGCAACACATGTTCCGGCATTTCCGGAGCAGGCTCCGGCAGGTAGAAACTTTCCTGTGCATTCGATCTGTAATATTGCTGTGACAAAGAAAGAACAAACGCTTTCGTGTAATAGTCATTCTGGTGCATCTCATCGATTGTAATGTCAATTTGTCGAGATGTCCACATAGTCAATGGTATCTCGTCTGAACCATAGCCAGATTCTTCTAGCGTTATACCGCTTTCGTACGCTACTGTCTGCTTGATCTTAGGTTCGAATGTACCGCGTTTGCTTTCACCCTGTGAATAGAGCGCGAGCCAGTACGCCGAGCTGCCATATCCGTTTGCAGCAGGTTCTGCATGCTGCAACGTCAACACTGCATGAATCTTTACGTTTTTTTCCGTACAGCGGACACAGGTATAGCTCAGTTCAATTGTCAGAGTATCCCGCAACGGCACCACTTGGAATTGATAAGATTGCTGCCAGATAAATGTGTTCCAACGCGCCACCATACCCTGATAGGACATCAGTGTGCCCCAATACTGTCGGGTCGGATCAAATCCCAGCAGATGATATGCAACGTCATTTAACGCATGATACAGTCTCCACACAAATGCGTTCAGCTCTACATAACTTTCACATGGATCGCAATTGCTGCCGTCTTTGCAGAATACGATGCTTTGCTGATCTCGACTGGCAATTGCATCGATTCCGACGCATTCGCTGGATAATACCGATAGGTTGCCGTCGTCTGCGGCAGACACCGTCTGAATCGTCTTTACATACGGATGTCCTTTCGGTGCATAAATCGCACCTTCATATCCTGCGGTAAACTGATAGTCTACGTCAGTAACGCCGGCGCGTTCGTTTCCGTAAGCCATTGCCAATTGCTTGCTGTGAATATACTGCTGGTATCGATGTTCCGGCGTGTCTGTGAACGACGTTGCGATCATCAGCGCATCCGTATCGGTATCTTCGAATTGAATGTTCTTTCCCGCAATCAATTGTACGGTACGCTGACCGCAGAGTGTGTGCCATGCCTCTGCGGTTGTATCGGCGGGAATGCACTCTGTACCATCACCATTTATAAATTTCAGCATCAACCCACCTGTGTCAGATATGTGCTGATCATATTCAGCATGGTATCCAGGTTAGACTGTGTCGATTCCATGCGGGCGGCACGCTCATTCAGCTTTCCTATGTTATCAATAATAACCTGCAGGTCGGCTTGCGTACAGCATGGTTTTCCGTTGGTATCTTTGATGATCAGCGCGCCTGTCGATCCTACTACACTCTCAACAGACAGTCCAATATCATCACCGTTTTCAACGACGAACTCGATATTTCCTGCATCATCCGGAGGTACGTCGTTGATCGTGCGAATCGGCGCTCCGTACGTATCATAAATATAATTCGCGAGATCGGTATCGCTCATGATCTGACTGTTGGAATCTGTCATCTGAAAATCGCTGCAGGAGATCGTAACGGTCGGCGTCTGCACACCGTCTACTGTTTCGACTTTCGTATCGAATGTAATTCCAGTACCTGCCTGTATATTTACGACGCCGCCGAACAACTCGTTGTTTACGACCAGCCCAGCCAGCCAGTCTGTTACTTCCAAGATACAACCGGGAGCGATTTTACCCTGCTCCAGGGTCAGGCTTGTTGCGACGGACATCGTATCCAACATAGCAGTTAATGTGCCTACGACGATGTATCCATTGATGATATGACCGCTTCGCGGCAAATGCGCTTGAACCTCCACCTCTGTTCCCGGTGGTGTGTTCAACGCAACCGTGCAGATGGTGCCGAGATTGATGGTGGTACCGTTCACTCTGGTGGAAAGACCGAACTGCGCAGACACGCCGTCCATAATCACAGAACTGATCCAGGTCTGATTCGGATCGATTTGTCCACCGACCTGCAAAGTCATATCCAGTAGAATAGACGGAGGCAGCGTACCAGCTACCGATGCTGTAGACGGATCCAGTGGATATGCCCTATGATAATTTTCATCCAACCACTCTCGCAACAATCTTCCCATAGATCCTCCTTATACCAGCTGCAGACCGACTGTCATAATCGAGATGTTAGCGGTCGGATTCGCCGCTGCAATCTTCAACACCAATAATCCGTTGCTTGGAAGATTGGACAGTGCGTCGCTCTCCAGATAATACAGGCTTTGCGGACTGCTGGAGCTGATATTGCTGAAGATGAATTCGGTTTCCGCTGCGATACTGACCGGATTGCCTGCGGTAGGGGGTTTTTGGATGGTGACAGAACCACGAATGCCGTTAATCGCGCTTCCGTTCCCCTTCAGCCACAGGACAACTTTCCCTTGCTGATTGCTGGATTCATGGTACGGAATGCGTACAGTCCCGGAGATCGAGCTATTGATTCCGGCGGGAAGCACGTAACAGACGTTGCTCGGCGCTCCACCGAGCATCGCACCGTCCGCGTTGACCAGCATCATGTCGATCAACGATTGCGTGCTGGTGGAGGAGCTGATCTCCAGACATCCCGGTATAGTCTCTCCGGATGCATTGGTTCTTGGATTGATCGCAATCCCTGCGCCTGCATACAGTTCCTGTACGATTGGACCTGTTTTTACACCGGATTTGTTAAATGATGTAACCCCGATTCCTGTGTAATCATTTTCCTCTGAAACGGAGAAATCCATGCCGAGAATGACGGTTCCGGCAACTTTATTCACCGTCAGCAGTTCATTGCCGTCTTCGACTGCAATCGCACGTACTTCCGGATCAGTACCCATGTAGGGAGTAATTCCGTGAAGCATACACACATCAGATGTACTGATTGTAAGGTTGACATACAGTGTGTTATTATGCACACCCCACACGGTATCCGGCTGTTCCGTTCCATTGTACGTAAAGGAAAGTCCGGTTGTATTCGATTGGAGCAACGCACGAACCGGCGCATCGTTGGTATCCAGATAGTAGAACTTGGCTCCAGCAGGAAAACCGCCGCTGCCTGATGTGACGGATCGCCAATTCGCACTGCTCAATGTCAGTGCAGTATGCGAATGGCCTCGCGTTTCCGGCATTTCCGGATCCAACAGGAGTTTTCCGGATGTTGTGTAAGTGAAACAGAACACCGGCAGGTTTGCGGTAAACGAATTGCTGTTGGATGCTTTTCCATTTGTTGTTAGAAAATAGCGCCCTGCAACTTTATTCGGGACCATCCGTTGGATCAAATCCGGATCGCTGATCACACCGCGACGAAGCAGTGTTCCGTTTGTGTTCTCTCCGACATCGGTCAACAGTACACCTGCCACGTAAGCGCTGGCAGCAGGAAGCATACTCCCGTCAGCCGCCGGTTCTGAAGCCCACTGTGCAGCGGCAGGAATATAGCGACCGGTTGTGTCGTCGTATGCGATCAGCATCCCCTTCTGACAGTCGGACGTAAATCCGATGTCCATTGTGATATAGCCGCCGGTCTCTGTCGATGTCGCCGTCGCATTGTACAAAAAATCAGTTCTGTCCGTCAGCGATTGAATGATCGGATTCAAGTCCGCTTCCGCGAATCGTGTCACACCATCTGTGATTTGGGGAATGGTAGAAGGCCAATTCACACTCATACTGTCAGCACTCCTTTCGCAGTAATTTCAGCGTTCGCAGCCTTTGTCACTGCATCAATCGTCGTATACGACAACACCAGATCCTCTTCCTTGGTCGATCCCCGCATCACCAGCGCAATCGCGTATACCTTACGACCGTCCGCAAACGACGCTCCGTATGATTCCGCGCCTGCCGATGAAGAAATGAACGACATGGTATTTTGATCGCTTCCGGCAGGGGTCACCTGCGTAGTTCTCAGAATACCGCCGAACGTCGATGCGTTGGAAAAGAAATAAGATGCCGTGGCGTTGCTGGGAACACTGGGAGCGGTCCCTGTCGTGTTGTGGAACAAGTACATGCCGTCAATGTGACGACTGCCGCCCAGCGCCTGATACAGAACTTCGGTACTTTGAAGCAACATAAAAAATCCTCACACAATAAATTGAACTTTCGCTGAATCTGTCATCGATATCGACTCCGCAACGGATTCTGCGGAATTATCAGCGGCACCGCTGTCCGACAGCGAACATTCAGACATCGTAATTTCTGCAGTAATACATTGCTGTGTCAATTGCATGCCGTCTTGTACCAGATACCGACCAAGCGCTCGCTGCGTCCCACTATCAGGTATACCATACCACACATTCAATAGGTTACAACCACGCGTTTTCAGGAGTTCAACCAGATCCGCGCCTTGAAACACACCGGAAATTACTGGTAAATCCGGGTATTCTTCCAGGATATTCGGAAAATCTGCTACCCGCATATCGCCCATGATTCCTGCAGCGTACGATCCAGACAGCGGAAAGTAAAATATCTCAGCTGACTGCTGATCCGCCGTCGTCCATTGAGCACCCTTTTGTATGAATGACTGCGGTTGTATGTCGTTCTTATGCGCACAGCGGGACGCGCAGACATCGCCGCTGTCCAGCTGCAGAAAGTCATACGATCCCTCTGTCCATACCCGATATACGAGATCTGCGTGCATCGGAACGCCGACAGATCGCGCAGCGTTGCCCGTAGTACCACTAATGCCGCAGGTAACCTGCGCGTCGGTCAGCGCGTTGCCGATTGCCTTGATCGCAATCGGATCTGTCGCAGTGCTGTAGTAGATCGCATCCTGCGGTCTGTGGGTAATCCGCGTCTGTCCACCTACTGCCAGAAAGACGCACCGTACTCCTTTTCCACGGTGAATGATCGTGCCGTGCTCCGCAGGATTATCTCGAAATAAGTAACCAGTATCACACTCTTTGAAATCCACGCCGCGCATTAGGAATTGATCCGCTGTTGTGGATCCGATCAGTGTCAATCCGGTTGGGAGTGCATCAATATAATACGTCCACTCGGAGTTTTTCTGAGAACCTGCGACAGTCAGTACATTGACATCATCGCCAGCTCGATATTGATTTTGCACGATCCGCTCCAGCGGGATGTCCAATACCGTATACCGGGCTCTGGTTGCAGGGTGCTCCGACATCGTGCTGGATACCTGCTCTGCATTGGATAGGCGGTCAGTTGCGATACGGAGCGCACGCATCGCATATACAGGCAATTGCTTCGGTTTAATCAGCTTCCACCATTCCGGTGTCAACAGTGTTGTAAGATTATCCAGCATAATTCACAGCAATCCCGTCATTGAAACAGTAAACAGCGATCGGACGCGCTGTTGATGTCAACAAACTGTCGAGACTCAAGCCGCCGGTCGTCGTCACAATCCTCGGCGCGTCCCCATACAAAATACGAGCTGTGTAGAAGGTCGCAGTCGTCAATGTAATACCGCGTTCGCGCAAAAATACGGTGATCGTACTGTCATTCAAAGCGTCCGTGCCGAGCGGAAGACTGGAGATGTAGGTCTGCAGCTCGTTCAGCACCTCGTCAGTGACTGTATCGCCGGCAGCTACATGCAGCTCCAGGTCAATCTGTACAATGACCGGGAGTTTCGATAGAAATGTATAAGGCGTACTTGGCTCTTCGCCCGCAAACACGGTTTGTACAGCGCTCAAGGTCTTCAAACCACGAACCCGTACAACGACAGGAATTTGATCTCGAACGCCGTCTACGACGATGCGCACCGTGCTGTTCGCGTCCCCTGTCGCTTGCGATTGATCATATTGAAAGTTGTAGGTAATCCCGTATTGATTGGCTACCTCCACCACTTCATACACACCAGTGCCGTCGATTTCACATACAATCTGTCCGTTTGCCGACCGACAGACAGCATCGATATCCCAGACTTCCGGTGCATTCACTGTTTTTACATAGACAGGAACCTGTCCGACCGCACTGTCCTGTTTCCTTCCCGGTTTTACGGAATTCACAACCAGCGGCAGTCTGCGACGAAGCGCCGCATTCATACTGTACTCACCGGAGAATGCCGCCGGGAACAGAACATCCTGAATCGCGGCAGCTTTCTCTGCATCCGTCATTTCAACGCGTCCACCTGTAATTGCAGAACCGACGCAGACGTCGTATACCGTACTCGGCGCGTCCGACCAGTTCAGCGGAGACCCTTCCGACAGCGCAATGTTGGATTGATCATAGGCAGTCACCGGGATTACCGCTTCATAGGCGTTAGGTCCCCGGTATGTCAGCACGTTGGCACCATCCGCAGCGGATATGAACCATGTCGTAGTCTCGGATACCGTCAATTGAACGTTGTTCCATGTCAGGATCGTGCCTTCCATGATCGACACAGGAGTGGACAATTTTGTCATCATGATCCGCGCAGTTCCAGATGCAGCGCGATTTCTTGTCGAATCCAGACCGAGCCGTTCCATCCACAGATTCAACTCAGCGGAATACTGCGCCGGATTTCTGAGAATCGCCGCCAGATTCAGTTGCTGTTCCGCGTCCTGTATATATTGATCGGCCAATGAACCCAGTGTCGCCACTGGTTCCGCGATCAATTCACGTACAACGCTGCCGACTGTCCAGTCTACCGAAGGATAGGCAGCGCGCAGCTCCTGAAAGATAATGGTGCTCAATGATTCTGCCATATTACTGTATCACCACGGCGGATACCGTGTCTCCTGTCGTTTTTACCATATGCAATGTTACCTGAATCGATGTTCCGGACGTGTCGATCGTAAAATACAAATCCGAGATCTGAACAGTCGGCGTATTCAACAGCTGTTTTAAATATGTCTGACAGCTGTTGAGTTCACTCTGCAGCGCGGATGTTGCACCGGTTGTCACTTTCGTCAGCGATTGATAGATCCCCTCTCCGTCAAAAATACGGAGTTGCGGGTCATTTCGCAGCAATGCCAGAACCATCGCACGTTGAATCAGCGGGTCTACCGTATGCTGTCGCTGTACTACGACGTCCAGAGTATCGACTGCCTGATCCACGGGTAAATCCAATAAAAAATCATTCGCCATCTTCTGTGATCTCCACTGCTGAGTTCTTAAACGTCGTCAGCGCGTCTTCTCTGGTGCTGCGTGTCATCAACAATGCATTATACGTCTTTGCAGCTTCATTCAGTGACTGCAGCACCTGAATTACCTGATATTCGGGAGCATCTTCTTTCAACAGCGTTTCCCGCATCTCAGAAGTCAGCATAGACGACATATCAGACAGCTCCGGAAGCGTATTCAGCGCGTCCACAGGAGGCGCATCTGCTTCCGCAAGCTGCTGGAAGTATGTATTCAGCTGCAGTTTGATCTGATTGACGGTATTCGCACTAGTTGTTGGCATAAAACGCTCTCCGAATCATCTCGCGGTCCTCGTTGAATTTTCGAGCGATAGAGGACGCGCGTTGACTGACAGCGGACTCCGAGATCCCCAGCCGTTTCGCCATTTCGGCTCGGTTCAGTCGTTTTGTGCCGCCGAATCCGGTAGACCATTCATAGATCTTTTTATCTACACGGTCCAGCTCTTCGTAAATATACCGATCGTAGAGATCCAACGCATGTTCCACAGAGGAACCGGCCAGCGAGTCCCCATGTTCATCCTGCGTGGCACTTTCCGAGGTCGTTCCACCATAGCTCATCAGCTTATTGATCTTCTTAATGCTGATTCCCATCAGATCAGCCAGTTCTTCAACCGTAGGTTCTTCCCCATGCTCCAGCTCATATTCGTCCCGCGCTTTTTCAATCGCCCTGCGTTGAAGCGCCGCGTTCTCCGGAACGTAGATCAAGTTGCCGCGCTGCGCCGACAGTCGCTGCAGTCGTTGCAGATGGTTGAATACATGAGAAGACAGTTGCGTTTTCTTAGAAGGGTCATAGGATTTCACTGCATTCAACGACAAAATCCGAGCCTGCGTTTTATAGCTGGGATCATCGTTCGCGAATGTATGAATCGCGCGATCGATCGTAGGGGTCAACTCTTGCAGCAGCGCACCGGCAACCGTCTGATCCCCCTGTTGATACCGTTTCCACGCAGGCACTCTTGTATTCACCGCAGAATCTGGACGTTTCGTCAACGGCGCAGTAGACAGCAGCTCGTCGACTGGATCCAGATCCGTCTCGGTGTCCGGAGGTGCATTCCGCGCTTGGTATACGGTGGAGAATACCTGATTGGCAGGATTATCACCGTCAGACCCAGGATCTAAGTTACGAGGTGTTCGCTGACGGTTGAACAGCGCATTTTGCGGTTGTTTGATATCGGCGCTGCCCGGATTGGTATGAAATCCTGGTTCCGGCATGGCTGTCTCCTTTATCTATAAATTGTAGAATCTACACCCAGCGCTTCATTCTCCTCCAGATTCCGCACATGCGTCAAACTGATTCCAGCGCTTACGTTTAATGTACTGTTTGTCAATGTAATCGACAAGCTCCAGGATTGGAATAATCCAACAACCGTATCTCGCGCTGGATCACTGTCGTCGACAATGCCGCTCGTACTCACAGTGCTTGGAATCACAGCGCTGACGACATGTCCCAGGTGGCTTCGATTGTTCAGCAGTACGATCAAGGGTACATTCAGTACCGCAGTTGATGTCGCACGGTTCAATGCCGCGTACGAAGATTTTGCCAGAAGGATCGCCCACTCGCGCGCCCAATTGTTCATATATTGAATCGTCTGTGTCGTTGTCGCAGTATTTTTCGTAGCAGGAGTTCCGGCACTGGTAACCGGCGTTTTATTCGCGGTAATCGGAACCGATTCATACGCATCGCGCATCCCGAACGACAGCCAGAACGGCAGTGTGATCATGACGATCGAACGAGTTGTGCCCGCCTGTCGTAACTCAGAATAATCGCCCTCGATCAACTTCGGCTTTCCGTCGACAACACTCTCCATACAGACAACCGTCTGATTCAAGCTCACCATACCCTGTGTCTGCGGTTGCGGTACATACGGTGTGTATTTGACGGCAACGCCGTCAACCTCATTCCGGCCTTTACTTTGAATCGTATGCTTCGGGTTGATAATCTCGCCCAACGTAAATGCATGTGAAATCTCCTTGTCCCACGCCATCAGCGGTATCACATTCATCTTCAGCCCCGGCATGCTGGTCGATAGGAAATCCGGAATCACCGATAGATAAAACTGGGAAATGATTGATGTGAATGTCTGGTAAAACGTATTGCTCTGAATTCCGCGTAAAATCTGAGATTCCAGCCAATCGGTCAGCGGGCGGAGTTTACTGGTGGACAATCGCATGGACGGACATGTATTGGTGTTTACAACGTCCATGAGCTTTACTTTAGACGGAACTGCTTGCTTATCCGTTCCGATATAATCCAGCATCTTTGCGGTATACTCCGCCAGATTTGCTTCTGGCATCCCATTTTTCTGCGCGATATTCTGATCGATAGCAAGCTGTCCCGACAAGCTGCCAACACGGTTAAAGGCGCTCTTTGTAATCGTGCTGACGCTGCCGGGAGCTTCTGCAGCAAAATAGAGCGTACCTGGAGAAAGCGCGTCTGCAAACTCCGCAGCGCATGCGATCTTCAAGGTTCGGTGCATCGCCATGCTTTCACCGGTCAATGCCAGATCCGTAGCGGTCAATAAAATTTTCCCGTAGATCAGCACATAGTCGGTAGATTCACCTTCTTCTGACGACAGCGTCAATACAACCGACGCTTCTGATCCATACTCAATTTCCGGCAACGCGGAACCCTGTTCTTCAGCACTCAGCAGTTCGATTCCCTGAGCCACCATGACCCGGCATTCCGGAAATCCCCCAATCTGTGCCTGAATCTGGATCTGTACAACTGGATACACACTGTCGCCCATGTGCAGCTCCAGCTTTTCAATCATATACGAGCTGTTGAATGTATCACTCATACCGCACCGTCGCACAAAGTGCTTTTATGACACGATCCACATCCGTATCGCCGGCAAGCTGTATCGTGCTGCCGACTCCGAACGGACATACGGATGCCCACTGAACAACATCCCGAAACAGCGGCAATACGACAGGCTCGTCCGATTCCTGTGTTTCGTATGCATACGTGTTATACGGATCAAATTCCGTGACCAGCGAAACCCATTGCTCCGAACTCTGCATTAAGCGAATGCAGAATTCCGCCATCGCTTTTCGCTGCAGAGACGGCGCTTTTGCAGAGATCAGGCGCTCCAAATATACTGCACGGTTTGCCGCCAGTATGCGACGGCTGATCGTTGTATACCGATAATATGGCCCAACCTCAGGAACACCGTCCGTCAGAATCCCGTAGATTTTATTGATGTCATTGCTCATGGCTGCCAGGACCCCAGAATGTTTACTGCGACTGAAAGATAGACCATACCTTGATCGTCTACCAGGCGAACCACCATATTGTTCAGAATGCCGACGAACCGTCCGATCGATTGAGAGCTTCCGCCACTGGTGCCGATTCCTTCCCGGAAAAACGTGACTTCTGCTTTCCGTTCCGACATCGTCTGAAGATTGATATAAGTACGCATCAGAGAATCCGGAATGTCTCCATCAGATCCGTTGCCGGTACACCGCGTATACGGACCTTCCAGAAACTCTGCCTCATAAATACCGATTCCTCCTTTGCAGCCGATCGCATACAACGCACCGTCCGCAGTCGCATCCACCTGCAACCGTGCGCGCTGCTGTCCTTGAGACACATTCACCATGTTAAACGATGTCAATGTTCCTCCGATCCGCAAACTGACAGACGCCTGTACTGCGGTAGTGGGCAGCGATTGCTGTATAATCCGAGGATTTAAAAAAAGCGATGACGGCATGAATCACCCCCTGCGCAGATTCTGCAATAGAATCGGCAAATCATTTTGCAAAAACTCAAAAATACCCTGAACCGGATCATTGGAATCCGCCAGTCGCATCAGGTCCAGTACCATCGCCTGCTTTGTCTCCAGACTGGTTTCCTTTGCGGATACTTTACTGACGGTCTGTGCGGCGCTGGAAAGCATGGTTTCCGCGTGTGCCAGCGCTTCGTCGTCAAAACCACGCGCACGCAATTCGCGACGCGCTTCTGCTGTCAGTTTGCCGCCTGACACGCCGGAAACAACGACTTCATCGTTTTCGATCCGAATATGCTTTCGCAGCTGTGAACGCTGCGCGTTCGTCAGATGCTCTGACGCGGTGTATACGCGTGTCGCGACATCCAACCATTCTTTTTTCTGCTCCTCTGTAATCGAAGAATCTCCCAGAAACAGTTGCTCGTTTACATACTGATTTACCCGTGATCTGCGATCTACTGCACGTTGCAAACGCTCTCTTCCTACGCTCGTATACAAATCTTTAATCTGATTTGTGTCGAGCGCCATTTGAACAAGGTTTCCGGACGTTTCATTTTCGGTATTGGCTGCCCATTGCCGTAGTGCTTCGCGCCCTTCACGATCTTCCGGATTCTGCTGCAGCGTCAGCAACGCAACCCGTGCAGCATTCTGCGCTTGCTCATACTCCGCATCCGTCAACGTAGAATCTGTACGTTTCGCGCCGGCGACGATATCTCCAGTCAAATGTGCGTTTTGAATCAGACGACTGTAAATCGTCCGCAACTGTTTTGTGGGGTCGGTCTCTTTTTGATCGCCGGTAATTGCTGTATAACGTTCCTGAATTCGTGCGCGATCTCGATCTGACAGATTGCGTAGCGTCATACTGTTCAGCTCGCTGGCGTTGTTGATCATGCGCACAGTATCCGGAGACAACCCCACCGCTCCCAGCAACATATCGGACAATGTGGAACGCTCCTCGCTGCCCGCACGTGTACGACTGATGATATGCTGCAGAATTCCTTCAAACCCGCCTGCGCGTCCGCTCTCATCCAGAATAGAAATCGCCTCTCCGTATTGATCGATCATCTGATCTCTGTAGATACGCGCGTTCCTCAAACGCTCCGCGCGAGGCGCATTCAAAACAGTTTGTTCCGCCTCCTGCTGCGTCATCTCTGGAAACAGATTCCACGCCGTTTGAATTTGAATGTCGCGAACCCGCTCGGCCAATATACGAGCATCCTGCTCCGTCATTCCCCGATTACGGGCATTTGCCAATACATTCTGGTAGATGTCGTTTGCCCGCATATTGGTGTAGTCACCACCGAGCAACTCCCGGACAGATCCGAACTGCTGGTATTCGCCGTTCGGACCTACCAATGCTCCATACTGCTGTGCCCTCAGTTCGTTTGCAGTACGAGCGCTTTGTCCGATCATATCCAGCGTCATGTTGTGCTCTTCGCTCAACTTCGTCACCATATCGGAATTTAAGATCGCATTCAGATATTGAGGATTCGTTCCATATCTGCGCGACAGCCAATCTCCGAGAGAACTGGCGTTCAGCGCGACACTCTCCTGTCGCAGTGCTGCCGTAAATTCCCGATACGCATCTGCACTACCGGTATCCAGCAGTGACTGCCCGGCAGCACGTCTCCGCTGGTTCTCCGCATCCACATATGCGACGAATGCTGCCGACATATACCGGGCATCACCTGCGATGACACGATTCGCCTGCGCCATTGCGAGACTGGATCCATATACATCGGATTTTACGCCCTCTACACTGATGCCGGCCCCCATGTAATAAGCAGATGCATTGGCAATCGACTGTCCCTGTGTCTCCGTACCGCCGAATGGTGCGATATAGCTGAACCCGATCGCACTCAACGTCGCCATATTCTGAATATCCATTCCGGATACGGTCATCGCATGGCGCAGATTGTTCACCATGTTCTGCAGTCGGGTAGGGCTCATATTAATGGCACCGCCGCCGAACAGGCTATCCAGCACACCGAGCATCTGTTGGAAATCGCCACCGAGCACATCTCGCAGGGAATTCAGCGCTTTGGTGTATTCCCGCGTGTCACGCGCAATCTGACGCGTCTTTGCAGCGATTTGACCCGGTGTTTCATCCGCACCTGTTCCAATGGAATCGTAACGCCCGGATGAAATCAGTGCGGATGTCAGTTGCCCCACATCCGCGAAGTTGGCGTTACCGAATGCACCCTCTTGAAATTGCATGCGGAGCAATGTATCGCCCAACTGCTGGTACCGTGCAGCATACGATGCGGATCGTCCGTTCGGGCTTTCGATGTAACGGCGCTGAAACGCCGCTTCATAAATGGTGCTGAGACCTGTATTCCATGAATTTGACAGGAATGCGTCAACACCCCATCCAAGCAGATTCCCTCCTGTCGTGTTCGCACGATATTGCGCGGAGATGTCATCATATCCGAGAGACCGATAGAGCCCCTCCACTACAGTACGGGACAGTCTACGGCTTTGTTCTTTCCGTACATTGTCAAACAACGCTTTATACTGCTGCTGGTTATACGCGGTTTGATAATTCATCTCGAACGATAAGTTCGGATTCATGTTTGAAAACCGCAGCAACGAGCTGTTCCCTGTCAGCGCGGAGTCTACCAAATATGAAATCACCGGCTGCAGCAACGTAGTCAGCTGAGGGGGGAGTACACCGTTTAATTGTTGAGTTGCCGCATCGAGCATAGTTACTGTTTCCGTTGTTCTTGCTGTTCTCGTTTTACTGCCGCACCAAATCTGCGATACCACTCAGCATATCGCTGTTTCTGCCGAAGTGCTCGATCCCGTTCTTTCCATGGCATCAATAAATTCCGTACATGCGATACATACTGATTGGTCGTATACAAAAGATCCGAACCGTCTACAGACGGTGCGGTCAGATACGATTCCTGCTCTAATCTGGCTTCCAATCGGCGCTGAACGACGGTTTCAAGCAGCGGGTGTACCGGTTTTGAATAATCGATCGCACCGGCGCACTTTGCTTCTACACTTAATACAGCCCAGCGCCCTTGTAAAAATTTTCGTCTTGCCCCACTTCTACCAAACCGGCGCACAGGGCATTGAACATAGTGCAAGTATTCCGCAATGTCATAATCAGCATCTGGTCCATACAGGTCGCCAGTCGGTTCATAGAAGCGCTGATATCTTTTACTGCGGATGCTCTATCCTCCGCAGATGCTTCGTATAATACCTTCTCCTGCATAGATTCATCAATCACTGCGACGCGTACCAGTGATCCGATCAAGATCAGATTTGCCAGAGGCAGCAGATCTGCGTCTGTTTGCTTCATACTCAGACCGTAATTGACCAACGTATCACCTTTCATCGTTTCATACGTGATCAGCAGTTGATTATCATACAGACGATACGTGTGCGAAAACGGTCTCTGACCGAGAATCGAGCGAAAATACTCCTTCTTGATTTCTTCATCAATTTTCAGCGGTGCTGTTGCAGCATCCCGTCCACACCGTTTACAGGGAATCGGCTGATCCAGTTTTGCACGAAGCTGCTCCACTTCTTCCGATTTCTTCTGATACTCCGCCCGCAGCTCATTCAACTCCTTGGTCAACTCTTTTACTGTCATTGTACGGTCTTTCTATGTTATGTTTGGGGTATTCAGCTTGATGCCGTTTACCGCTTTTACTGTCTGTTCTGGCGGTTCTCCGACCAACCAGTCTTCTGTCCAAGCAGTCATCCCAGAACTTGTCCAGAACGCTTCTCCTGGATAAATATAGGTAAGGTTGGAACGGTTGTCAATGGCTGTGACGCCTGTGAATGCAGTGCCACCGGATCCTTTTGCACTGAACACAGGCTCCTGGATCTCATATGCTTTGCTTGTATGCGTGAATGCGAACAATCTGGAAAGAAATGATTTGATATCAATTGTGCTAAGCGCGGTACTAAGTTGTGTTGATATCCGACTGAGTGCGTTACTGATGCGTTCGCTCTGCGATGTCGGACGATTCGCCTGCTGGATATTCGACCGCAGTTTTACCAGTGTTTTTTCATCGTTAGGATGCCGTGCATACACATTATCACCCATCAGAGCATCTCTGGTCATGATCGGTCCGTTGCATTGAATCACCGTTTGCGCCGTAACACCGCCCTCTACGACAACGGACGGGCTGTAGCTCTTCGCAGCGGTGATCGTAGATGTTGTACCACGATTCAGATTTGGTACGACCGCTGTTACGTCACCGCTGCAAGCCGTGATATTACCGGTAGATTGAAATACGCTGCAACCGGCGACGATCTGTCCACCAGATACCATAAGTGCTGTATTGTCTGAAACTAGTTGCGCACCTGTCGTTCCATATGCCTGTACCTGCGATCCTGCGAGCACGATCGGACCTGATCCGTTCAGAAGCTGAATAGAGCCGCCACCCATATAATCAGACGACGCCGGATCTTTGGAAATCAGCGTAATATCCTTGCCGCTGAGGTAAACGGCGGAATTCCCATTTAGCAGAACACCGGATGCACCCTTGCTTTCAATGGTTGTCGATCCATCGCCATCAAATCCTCCGGCAATCTTGACATCGTGATGTCCTTTGATCAGCACATCGCCTTCTGCCGTACCGAATTCAATGCCACGACCTGCTGCAATAGATTGAACACCGGATACGATGTCAAGCCGATCGCGACCTGCGATCGTAGTCAAATTATTTGCGGAGGATATCTGGATATTGCCGTGACTCATCCTGATTTCCGAACCCCACGCGTCCCGTAGTATGATACTGCCATCCGGTAACTGACGAATTACAGATTTGTTCGCAGCAGTTTTATGCACGCCGAACTCATCTTCGAATACATCGATCAGTTCATCAGAAGCCTGCGCGCTGTTTTCATCCACGAACGCATACACTTCCTCCCATGTATCCCGGATACAGCCATCCTCCCATAAGTCGGGAGATTGCTGAAGATAAGCAGTCGGTTCTTCAGCATTTCGTTCCGTACTCTGCAATGCATCGTCACGCTCCAGCCGAGATCCTTTATATTCGAACACATGCGTGTCGACGCGCTTTTCCAAGCTGATCGCAAATGCAGTCGTATGTCGCAAGCTGCCGTCATATCCCCGGCGCACAACGCTGACCGGCGTCTTACCGTCAGGGGCCCGCATAACGAGCTCCTGTCCGTATAGAATATCACCTTCCTGCTCCAGACTGCGATACAACGGCGTCCATGCAGCATCCTGCGGCTTTACTTCGACATCGCTTTCGGCAAATCCGTTCCCATAGGCGTCCAGTGGATTTCCAGCACGTTTCGACACATAGATCAGAGACTTGTTTACAATGCACAAGTCTTCTGTACTACCAATTGTATTAACAGTGCGCAGCAACGACGTTTCTTCCAGTCGACGATCCAGTCCGTTCAGCAGAATCGCGGCTTGTCCTGCACGCAGTCCCGTATAATCGTCGCTCAACAGCAAGCCGGTCTGTTTTCCGTGTACGGACCAATCTCCGGACCAGATATCAATCGGTCCAGAGTTTGAGAAGTCTCGAATATACGACGCTCGATCGTATTGAATTCGATGTGTATCGTAGAACTCGGTATTCCGGTAATTCAGTCCGTTATGGAACATGGACTGCAGTGTATTGGATCGAAACGCCTGCGCAACATCCAGCTTACCGAGAATGATTGCCTGTGCGATACACTGTTGCTGCAGCGTGTCGGTCAGCCACACGTACAGCACACGTTCTCCGACCTGATAGGTCGGTTGCTGCTGTACACCGGCTACGGAAAAAGATTGCCCTCCCAACACTGTGGCATCGATAAACTGCGGATACTCTTCCAGTGTTATGGAGGGTCGAATCTGATACCAGTTCAATACCGGATTCGCCAGAACGACGATACCGGTATCAAGACTGAGCGCCGGTGCGTAAGTTTGCGGAAACGGCCACATACGCACTCACTTTCCTGTTACGCGGTGGTTTGAATCCCGGTACCTGCAAGGCCTCCCACATAGTTGCCGGTATACCCGCCGCCAGTGCTTGTACTCGCAGATCCACTGGAATCTTTCGAGTTGATCTCCACACCGCTGATCGCAAAGGTCATATTACAGGTCTGCAGCAGAATGCCGTTGTCCTGAATCTGTCCTGTGATCTGAATCTGCGCATGGAGCAGTCCGGATACTTTGATCACGGATGCGCCGCTGTCGCTGGACGAACCGTCGCTGGAGCATGTCTTGAATCCGCTGTTTGCTTCGATTGTGCAAACAGGGAGATTACAGACGTCTTCACCTGAAGTCGCGTCCATCAGCTGTTCGAAGTCGTCTGCGCGACCGATCAGACCGCTCAGACTCAGCTGTCCTTGTCCGTATCCGACAATCGCGACGCGGTTGTTTCGATTGAACACGCGTTTCAACTGAATCGAGCGCTGCCAACCGATCGAATAACCATCGATCAGGTATCCGTTCTGCAGCGTGTAACTGCTGGTGCCATTCTGCAGGTTACTGAAGGTGATTGTATTCCCACCTGAAGTACCGTAGATTGCATCGATTGTACCGCCTGTGTCAAACACTTGGGCCATGTTATGTTACCTCCTTACACCAGGTTGAATGTGAAATCACCGTTCAGGAACGGCTTTGGCAACGTCGGTCTGAATGTTCCGATGATACCGGTGTTGTTCGCCGGATCTTCTTCCAGGCTGACAATTTCAAACGCGGTCATCTGCGGACCGTATTGTGCCGCATACGTCCGTCCCATGATTTGATCCGCGATTGCATAGATATTCGCACGCATCTGCGCAAGCAGTGCATCGGTCACGTTCGCATTTCCGCGAAACTCATGCAACCCGAACCGAAATTCCCGGACAATGCTGTCGGCATTTGACACAACGGAATCTTCTTCCGCGATCGTACCGTCTGTACGTGTCGTGATCTGGTGATACGTGATTGCATTGCCGAACGAGTCGTTCGCAACGATCCACACACCGCCATCGTTCATCGCTTCGTATTCCGAATCTGTGAACTTCTCCGCATCGGTAACGGTAATACCGGGAACTGTGACGTCGGACAGTGGTGCATGCGGTGCCGATGCAGCCCGCAACGCCGCCAGAATACCGGGAAGATACGCCAGATCGATGTCGGTGTATCCGAGCGCATTGATCGAGCTGGCCCACACCAGATTGATCCGATAGTTGTTCCAAGACCGTGCTTCTGCTGCCATCGCATTGGCATACTGCGCGTTTGTCATCTGCCGGCTGAACACAATCTGCGACATCATATCGACGTCTGCTGCATTTGTCAGCGCCACAGTCGAGCTATCCACGACACGAGCCACTGTATAGCTCTTTGTTTCATAGGAGTCAGTAACCGCGTTAAAGCTGTTAACAACCGTGACTGTATCACCGGCACGAACTCCGCCGCTAACAGCGTTACCAGGCGCTTCCAGGGTAAGTTCGTTATCGTGGATCGTACCCAGGATGATACTGCCGTCATCATTTTTTTCATAATAGGTGCTCACCTGCGTTGTCAGCGGTGTGAACCAGCCACGCTTGAACTGTGCAATTTCCGGAGCAGCGTACTTGTCGATGACTGCGCTGACAGCTGCCTGTACCGCAGCAGTCTGCCGGAAGCAGACAATTGCATACAGTTCCTCGTATTTACCGGCCAGCGCAACCGCACGTTCATAACCGGCATCGGTATCCTCTGCAACCGACATCATATAGAATGCAGTACCGCCGGCTGTCAATGCCAACCGATACCACATGCCCATTGGATTCTCCGGAACCGCCAGTCCAGCGAACTCAGCGGCATATTCGCTGCGAGCATCGATCACCTCCAGCGACTCGTCCAGCAACTGCTCACGATAGGCGACGTACATATCACCTTCCATCAGCATATAACGCGACTCGCCCACCGCCACATAGATTGAATCTTCGATCGTAATGTTGCTGGTTGTCGCATGCCACATCGACTCGCCCACCGCCGCATCGCTGACCGCGACATTGCGGCTGCAAACAGAGACTTCCAGATCTCCATCCAGATGGGTGCTTGGCAGTTCCGTATTGATCATGACGATATTAACGGCACCGTCCTTTGCCGCTGTACAGGAAATCTGGAATCGGTCATTCACCTTGTACGCGGTCGATGTGATCAATGCGAATGTCAGCTTCACACCATATGCGTCAATCGCAGTTGCTTCACCTGCAGTGAATGCAATCGTTGCCTGATATGTAGCACCGGCAAGCGCAATGACACGGGCCGAGAGCGTACCGCCAGCAGAGCCGGAACCGGACGATCCGGTTCCGCCATTCACGCTGACAATCTCCAGCAAGTACGTGATGTCGTTTGATCCAGTGAACACAGACCCGGTTGTCGCAGGAGCAGTACCAGTGCCGGTATTGTCAGAGCCGTATACAGCGGCAGATACGTTTGCGGCTGTCTGTTGTGCCTGCACATCAACAACGGTAGCAGTCACGGTCTCACTGCCAGTTTTTGCGATATACAGCGTGTCGCCTTCCCGTACATCGTATCCACCGAGTTCCGGAGCGCGTGTGACACCGTTTTCCGTTTGAACTGCCTGATCGAACACCAGTTTATTCGGCGCATCTTCAGTGCTGGATGCTGTCAGCGGTGTCTCGTTCACCTTCAGCAGCGCATTCGACACATACAGCGTCGCACTGTCCACGTCGATCAGCGAATTTCCCGCACTTGCAGGCCACGGAATATTCTTCAGTTCATTGTTGGTTACATCGTATGTTCCGAGAGAACCATCCGCATACCCGTCACCGACGCCGTGCACCGCGTAACGCGGCGCAATCAGCACTGGACTCAATGCACGGCGATCAGCAATGGTACCGATGGGTCCGTACGTCTGGGTGATTCGTGTTCTTGGCCGAGCATTTGAAGCCATGTTACCACCTTTGTTTCATTGTTTAACACTTAAACAGGAGTGTTGATAATACTTACCTGCCTTAATATATCTTGTATGCCTGTCGTTTTCCAAATAGGAATCGGGAGCTGTAACCCGATTGACACCTTGCCGATGTAAAAGTTTGGATGCTGAATATGATCATGTGTAATTGAAGAAAACTGGATGTCCTGAACAAACGCGCCCTCAGATCTCAGCTCCTGTATCAGCGCGGATGTGTAATAACACACTTCATATCCCAATTCATTCGTCAACGCATCCGCATACGTCGAAATCGTAACAGAACACGCGGTACTCATAAACGATCCGTGTACCTGACTGGTCGGATGAAATGGCTTGAACAACAGCGTCTCACGGTTAAATGCGATAATCGGGTTCGCGGATTCGGTCGGAAGTGCCGTTGTCGCATCCTGAAAGACGATTTCGCGGGATTCCGGCAGCAGTTCGTTCGTCAGATTGGGATTGATGAAATCCCTCCGGCTCAAATGCGTTTGAATCGCGGAGACCAATACACAATATCCGTGCATCGGGTCGCAGTTAGTCGTCGCAGTCATCTGTCGCGTCTCCAATCTGCTGTCGAATATACTGAATCAACGGACGGTATCGAGGCTCTTCCGGTGCCAATTGTTTTGTTGTCAGTGTATACGCTGCCGGTGCGTTCGCAATCGACGCCGCGACAGTCTGATCTACAACATCGTAAATCTCGTTACCGACTACGATCAGATCGTATTCGCGCAACCGTCCATCAAACACCGTACGAAACGCATTGAACACGATATTTCGCTGAATTTCCTGCGGCGCTTCTTTTTTGTCATCCTTTGGAGGCACCAGCAGCATCCGTTCTCTACGTGGCCACAGATAGTAACCGTCTTTGATTCCCGTGCCGAAACAAATCGGACAGGCCGGATTCAGCGCAACACCACCTCCGCCACTGCAAACACCGTTCCCACACAACGGACAGCTCTCGCCGGCTTTACGTCGCATCAGAATGTATACCAATGGTGCTCCATACGGATGCGCTCGCATCAGGATCTCTTCTCGGCGTTTGACCTCTTTAATCAGAATTCTGGCCTGCCTACCCAGCACCAACGGTTGTACCATTGGACTTTCATCCTGTTCGCCGTCTGTACATGTGGCAATCACTTTATACGCGGTTGTAAGTCCGTCATTGTACCGCTTAATCATGACCTGGTCTGTCGTAACGCCCAGTTTTACAGGAGTCCACTCCTTTCCGGTCGTTGTTCCATACACATCAAACCGCATCGGTATATAACCGTCGCGAAGACCCCAAAATACAAGGTCTCCGTTCAATACCTCCCGGCAGTTGATGAATTGAAACAACTCGTGTCTCATCGTTTTACACCGACCTCCAGGTCCAGGAACCCTTCCGGATACAGGCCCAATGCATCCATAGACGCTTTCGGTCCTTTAATTGCAAACGAAATCGGTTTTTGAAAATGATTTCGGACATTCGGATCCGACAAATTATACGAGTGCTTCACTTGCGTTGGAATCTCTGCTCCGTTGCGGAACGATCGTTCTCCTTTGCGCGCACCTGCGATTTTACGCAGTACATTGTTTCCCGCACCTGTCATAAAGCCTTCTCCCTATACGTAGTAATTCAATCCTTGGAATCCACGCAGATTTTCTTCGTTTTTCATTTGAGACATTCCATCAATCCATTGCCGCTGATAGACAGCGATCAATTGCTTGACTGCATCGGCACGTCTCTCTAAATCTACAGTAACACCACCCGACTGATATGTCATACGATTCCGTTCCAAAAAAGTCCAGAGCGACTGCATCAGCATAAAAATCGTACCGCACCGCAGCACTTCCGGATACGGAAATGACGCGCCGGTGTAATTATTCAACACCGGACCACGATTGTTCCACTGCTGAATCGCGCGATTTACCGCTTCAATAATATCGCCGGTACCGATTTCAACGCTCTCCAGCAGCTTGTTGTCATCTTCGCAGATGTCGGCAAATTGCATACGAACGGAGTCCAGTGTCATATAGTGGTCAGGCTTGGGATCCACCGCCTTGTCGACGCACAGCCAGCCCTGATACACATTCACCGGCTGTTGCGCTTCATCCCGAAATACGCAGTGCAGCTGATAATAACCGCGCGGCATGCAACCTGGAACCGACAATCCGACGTCGATACACGTGGAGTCCGGCGGAATGACAACAGGGTCTGCTTTTAGTCGCACAATATGCAACGCAGGAAGATCCCGGATTGTCAAGACCATATCCGCAGCTGAAATCTTCCGATGGGATGCAGAAGACGGCGAATCTTTCAGTTCAACTGTAAATTTGTTCAACATCCCGGATGTCAGGACAAGTCCCGGCATTCCCTGCCGCCACTTTACCGGACGTTCTAACGATTTAAACAGTGTGACTCGATCCATCTTCTGCCTCCACTCGGATTATTTCACCTGACGCCGACCGCGCTTCGGTTTATCTGCTCCGATTTCCACGACTTTCAGCGTATCCGGATGACCAGCCATCGCATCCAGCGGGCTGTCTGCGGACTTTTTGCTGCCGGCTACATTCACTGTCTTCATTTCGGTAACCGGGGTTTTTGTCTGCTCGAACATTCCAGCATATGCGCGATCTGTTGGATTTCCCATCGGCAGATCCTCCGGTGCTTGCACAGCGCTGATTGTCACAGCCTCCGGCTTGGATTCCTGCGGTGCCGCATTCTTGTTCTCGTCTGCAGACGGGATAGTACCGACCTCGCTGAATGACTCATTTTGTACAGTCGGAATCGCCGCTTCCTTTTTCTGAACATCTGGAATCAGCTGCGCAGGTTTGGCTGGAGCCAGCGGAACAACTTTCTGTGCACCCTTGATTTTATTCCGGGCACTCATCGACAGCACGAGAGGAGACCGATCCGCCTCTTTCACGGTAAAGCGGTCGTCGCATTCATACGAAATCGAGATCCGACCATTCAACGCATCCACAACCAGCAATTCCGATTCCACGTTGTTTTCCATCCGGGTAAACAGATCACCACTGCATACATATTTGGATCCGGTTGTTCCGGCAGGTCCCAGAAAAATCTGAATGCAGCTGAACCGATAATTGACAGCGCGCTCCGTGCAGTTTTCAACAACGGTTTTAATTGGGGAAATCATAGCTTATCCTTTCTATTTGTGAGAAGGCAGGTAAACAGGCAATCCACCCGTTTACCTGCCTTCATAACAGTGTCAGTTCGTATTACGCGCTGGCACTGGAGGTCTCTTCCTCTTCATCGTCTTCATCCAGCCAGTTGTCCTGCGAACTGCCCTTGAAGTCGGCGCGGAAGACGGCTGCCGCATTCGGGATCGACATACCGATGGTTTCATGCGCATGCATTTCAATCCAGGTATCATCGATGGTATTGGTGAAGATCGAGGCTTCGCCGTAGGTGACGAAATCACCGCAATACTGCGGTTCCGCGAAGATGTACATCGCCTTCATCGGGATCAGACCACGATCCAGCGCGGTCTTCCAGCTGATACCGGCGAGACTTTCCTCAAGTGCGCCAATCCGCCCGAACAGAGTCGGCTCGGTGAAAGTACGACCCTGGGTATCGGCACGGAATGTAGCGATCAGGTCAAACCAGAACGACCGGTGAACCAGAGCCTGCGACGGGTTCAGGTTGTTGGTGCCGAGCACCATACCCTTCACGGCGTACTGCACACTCTGCGTGGTGACAGATGCACCAACGTTGATGTACTGACGGCAACCGATTTCCGGATTGACCACGCCCTTTTCACCCACTGCATAATTGCAGAGGCCGACACCCATCTGGTCTTCTTGAGCCAGGATGTCCTGCAGCATCAGGTCGTGGAACACATCCACAAGCGAGCCACGGAAGGACACGAGGTAGATCTTGTCTGCCCGATACTTCGGGGTCCAGATCCGCTGCATGAAGATCCGGTAACGCGGTGCGTCCATCTCTTCCGCGAAGGTGCCGGTATCGTAGTTGACGCTGATCGCGCCAGCCGATTTCGGGACCATCTGGCGAATGATGAACGGTGCGTTGGTGTCGACAGCCACGTCGAAATCCGCATCAGTCACCGGGGTGGGCGGCATGATCTTGCGGAAGATACCGTCCTGCCGTTGATAGGTGCGCAGCCACTCGGAGAGGCGATCGCTGGCTTTCTTCTGAATCGAAACGTCAGCATCAAACAGCTGATCGATGATCTCCTGATTCTCAGCGCGTTGCGCTGCGGCGGAAAGTCTTGTATTTTCCATCGTTATTGTTCCTCACGTTTTGTGAATTAGGCTTCCTGGGCGGGCAGCCAGTAGCAGGTGAACGACAGAGCGGGAAGACCTTCTTTGTTCAGATCCACCGGGGCATCGACGGAACCGACAATGACGTTCTCGTACGGCTTGTTGTTCTTCTTGGTGACTGCCGAGCAGGTTTTACCCTGATGCTCGATTTCGCCGACAGACAGAAGGTCGCCGATTTCGTAGGTCAGGGAAGAGTCCGCGTCGAACACGGTAGTACGGACACGATAGTAGCCCGCACACGGCAGCAGGGTCAGAAGACCGCCGGCGGCATTGCCACGTTCGCTCTGCACTTCCATCCGATCGTTACCGACCGCGACGACATAGGCCATCGGGTGATTGCCCGCAGTGCCTTTTGCGACGCCGGTCTTCGCGACGTTGTTCTTGTCGATCGAGCAGACCGAGCCGGTCGGGAACCAACCGCCTGCGGCGAACGTGACCGAATTGTACATGCGGGTATCGGTCGACACATCGCCCTGATACACCACATTGTAATTCTTCCGCTTCCATGCGGGCGGCATGTTTGCGGTATTGCCGAGCGGATAATTTTTGTTGGAGACTGTTTGACCGTTCATGATGATCACAATCCTTTGTTTGTGTTAGTTGTTCGAAGCTCCACGCCACACCTGTACGAAAGACCTTCGATAGCTCGGAGCCGTATCGGCAGGTCCTTGCGCAGCGGCAGCAGATTCGTTCGAGGCAGTCTTCGCGACCACCTGTCCGACCTGTGCGCCGGAAACGACATTGTCGATATAGTCACTCGCCATCTTGGACATCACACTCAGCAGCTTGTTCGGGTTCTGCTGAAATGCGCTGACCAGGTCATCCGGAGTGTACTTGGTGTTTCCATACATCTGGCAAATCTTCTCAGACGCCTGTTTCAGCAGCTTTTCATCCAGCACCGGAGCACCGGAAGCAGATGCCTGTTTGGACAGCGCTTCCGCGTCCTTCTTGGCAGCTGCCAGCTGCTGATTCAGTGTGTCGATCGCACCGCGCTGGCGGTCGATCAGAGAAGCCTGCTTCTGAATCAGATCGCTGCTGGCCTTGACGTAAGCCACGGTGTCCGCAGCGTTCTGTGTAATCACTTTGAAGTCCTGATTCATTTCGTTTCTCCTTAGCATTTACCGAGCGCCTTTGCACGAGATGCAAAGACAGACGGATCGAGGTTAAACGCCTGATTCAGCATTGCGGTGGCAGGTCCACGCAGCGGGAAATCCGATGCGGTGCTCGCCATCTTGTCAATCACCGCAGCAGCCTGCTCATCAGGGACCACGAAAGCGCCGCTGTCGTCAGTCGCACTCAGCGCCTGCTGTGCGTCTGCGGTTGCACTGGCGTCCTGAATTGCGGCGATTGCGACCTGTGCAGCTTCTTCATCGCTGATGCCGGGAACTTCTGCTTTGATTGCATCGGTAAGCTGACCAACCAGTTCGGCAACCTGACCTTCGATCGCTGCACTTTCCACAGCAGCCGCATCGGCAGCTGGATCAACCGTAGCAGCCGCATCTGCGGTAGCTGCAGCGTCGCTTGCAGCAGCATTGGCTGCAGCCGCATCATCCGCAGCAGCGGCAGCAAGTGCAGCCTCTTCACCGGTTGCCGGAACTGTTACAGGAGCAGCGCCATCGCTCGGTGTGGCACCCTCTCCGGTTTCATCGTCATCGTCGTCGTCGTCATCTTCATCGTCGTTTGCGGACTTGAACAGGCAAGTCGGATCACGCAACACCTGCTCATCCAGCCATTGGCACAGCTGCTCGGACGTCACTTGTTGTCCCTCCGCAGACGCGCGCTTGGTCAGACCATCGATATCTGCAGCTTTTGCATCCATGCCCGCATAGTAGGAACACATCCAGTCAATCAGCGCTTGACAGGACGGATCACCGGCATCGGCGCGCTTGGCGATGAAATCTTCCAGCAGGCCAGTCATGGCCTGGGGGTCACTCTCGGCAGATGCGAATTTCTGCATCAGTGCGCCGGTCTGCTGTTCATTCATACCGGCGATTCTCTCCGCAGTCACCAGCAGGGCGGCGGCCTGCTTCTGCACCACGGTGCGAGAGTTCTCAATATCTTTCACTTCCTGATTTTCGGGATCCTCGTTAGTCGGGATCTTGATGTCGATACCGGTTTTATCACCGGTGTCCGGTGCCGATGTCGCGGCATCGCTCTTGCTGCCCGGAAGGTCGTGCTTCTCATTCGAGTTCACATCAGTAGTGACATCGGAGACAACGCCTTTCTGGGCAGACGCCGGATCTTTCGCGTCTGTTTGCTTCACGCCAGGCTCTGTCTGATCCTCAAGCCCTGCCTTCTTCTGCAGGGCTGCGGCGACGGAGACTTTCTGCAGCAGCTTGTCAGTCAGCGTATTGGCCATCTTTATGGTTCCTTTTATTTAATGTTCCGTCACAGCATCTGCTGCAACAACGTCATTGTCAACTCAAGCGGCGAAAACCGGCGCGTTGCGGACACCAAATAGTTCGCATACTCTTTCGCAAGAACATCCGGCACAGTATCTGCCCGCCTACAGCATACAATAATAGTTTTTGGATTTGTTTTCAAATCAACGGAATCCATCACATTCTCCAACATACCAGATACAAAATGTGAAGGATCCATCCCTTTTTGTTCTTTATACCGATCAACTGCTGCCGTCAGATTCCAGTCCTTATAGGGTTTCGGTTGAAACGTCATGTCTTCGCAAAACGCATCCACATCAGGAGAAGAGAGCAGCTCGCTGAATACACCGGGTAAGTGCTTTCGCAAAGATTCAGCGTCAGCACCCTCGATGCATCCGCACTGTCCCGGCAGAAACAATTCCAGAAAATCTTCCGGGGACAACACACATTTCCGATCCTCCAACGCGCCGAGGAACTGATTCTCCCTGCTATACTGCAGGAACTTTTTCAGCTCTGCGGCACTGTCCATGTTCGATGCATTTTTATGCTGTTTGAAGAAATGGACAATATTCCGATCCAACGATCCATTCTCAGCAGTAGCAATGATCTCCTTCTCGATCTTCGACAGCTTTTGCAGTGTGTCCAGACGCTCCTGACCATGCGCAGTTTTCAGAATCAGAGAGACAGACGCGGGATGAATCGGATGCGGTTTCCATTGTGTAAAGTCAGTTGCGGATGCAACTTTTTTAATGGAGAATGCAATCTTTTCCGCAGGAGAGGCGACACGGCTGATGTCGTGATACAGCGTCTTATCTGAAATGACGTAATACTGCGCACCCTCATCGTTGATTTGTCCGCGCTGGTATTTATAGTGATCGCAGTGCTCACCTTCCGTATGTGCGACGCGCCCGCAATAACTGCAGATGTCATGCTCCGCATCACATCCGATAGAGAACTTCATAGGATGACCTTTGGACAGCTGCTCGATGTCATCGCGCCAAAGATCCGTCTTTACACCAATGATCAGTTCTCCACGATGCATATCCGGATTCACTTTCGCTGCGACGATGTAACCCTGCGGTTTTGCACCGTCGCGCGAAGAGAAATGCTCCGTATATACACCACCATGTTTCATAAACGTTGGATTATGGTACTTTCCGATACCGCCGTCCAGATCTATATAAGCCGTCGCATTCTTTTCCGGATGCGGGAACTTGTGCCGATAGCTGCAACCGTTGTAGAAGTCCGCGCGGGAATTTGGACCATAATAATCACCGGCGGCAACCGAGATCAGATGGATGTAGCTATGCCCCGGTTTCCGTTCGAATGCGTCGTATTCTTTTTCAAAGATAGAAGCCTGCTTACGCAGCACAACCGGATCGAATCCCTTCGAAAACGTCGGAAGCAATACAGACGATGGGAACTCACTCCGATCGTCATACCCTGACATCAAAACTTTTTGAATCATGGAACGCCTCCGTTGCGTTACTTATTAACAGAATCCACCTGATCATCTGTGTACCGTTGCTGACGAGACAACGCTTCCGCAGCCCGCAAAATCTTTTCTTCATCCGCCGCAGAGGGAATATTCCCTCTTCCGAGACGCTCGGTCATACGACTGACAAGCAGCTGTTTGTTCCAGCCCGGACGCTGCTGCTCCGTTGGTGGCAACGATTGCAAACTGGCATTGTACGCCTTTACGATATCCTCTAGCGGAAAACTGGAGATATAATCGTCTTCCAACGCATCATAAAATACACGCTTGGTCTCTAACTCACGTAAATTGTTACGAAGTTGCGCTGATTTCAAATTTTCCCTGACTTTTTCATTGTCACCATCGCGGACGCCGAATGCGTCAGGCATCTGATTTCCCAGTGTATTCAACATCATAGAGCTTGCGAGAATACCACCAGCTCCCGCCTGCTTTCGTAGCACGTCGAAATTCATAGATTTCAGACAGCCGAGGACGTCCTGCAACGCGCGTTCTTTGATGCTCGTAGCGCGGAGCATCTGTGAATTCGCCTGCTTCACCAGTGCAACATGTTCGTACACTTCATGTCGGGGAACTTTAATAGATCCCTTGTGCGGCAGCTTTTTGTAAGAAGCCACCTTGAACATCGGACGTGCCTCGTTAAACCGCGCAATCAGCGAATCACCAAACGCACCATATGCAGTTGAGATTACAGCGGCAGCCTCTTTTCGAAACGCTGCCGGCTGCACAGTCATCACACTTTGATATCGATCCAGCGCACGGGACAACGCGGTGCCGGCATTCGCTTCTTTCGACGCCAGCTTAATCAGCAAGTCGCCCCACTTACGCAGCTCAGAATCAAGCTCCGCGCGCAGCTGCCATTCCGGACGATTGTCCTCAACGACAGACGCTTGTTTTTGTACAGGAGCAGAAGCCGCCTTCTGCATCGGAGCGGTATCCTGCTCCTCCCGTGTAAACCGAGGTTTGAATCGCGGCGTCGCAGACGCGGCTTTCATCAGAGTATTCGTGCGAAGACGTTCGACTGCCTGTTCATAAATCTCCGGTGTATTCAGGATTGCAAAGCTGTCGCCCCGTGTGTTGTCATCGCTGTGACTCAACTTGTACAAAGACTTCGTATGATTGTATGTTTCACAGGCGCGGCGCAGCAGCTCCGGATTATCCCCCAACGACTGAATCAGGATATCAGATGCGACTTTATTCAGTTGCGCCGCGTCGGTGATGTGATTGGTTTTTTCGATACAGGACTTCAGCGCCTGTTCACCCCGTTGTCTGTCGTAATCAGAAAGTCTTGCCATGTTTGCACCTGCGTTATCGTTCACTCATTGATAGTATATGTAGTCGGCGTACATTTTTCAACCGCTTCCGGAAGCTCCGGCATAAAACTGCCGTTGGTACTGACCAACGCCTCTGATAGCTGACGCGGTTTTTTAATCAATGTCACCAAACCGTCCAACAGCGTTCCGTATGCGGTTTCCGTTTTTTCTTCGATCTCTTTGAAGCCGTTCTGCTGACGATTCGGATTGCGGCTGCTTTCAAACTCTGTAATCTTTTCCAGCATTGCTGTTGTCGCAGGACTATCTTCCAGGAACGCAGAACCGGATGCGGTATAATTCAGCATCATCGTACAGTTGCGCATACACCCAAGATGGATCATATAATCCAAATCCTCCGCAGTGAACGGCTCATTTCCGAATCCTTTCCGCACAAGCGTATTCAAACCACCTGCGTGCGCAAGCAGCTTCCAGATATGCCCGATCGCCAATTTCGCGCCATTATACTGCATAATCGGCAGCATTACGAATCGATTCATCGCAGCTGAGTTGTGCTGATACGGACGAATGTGATAAAACAACTCATGATACAGGGCCAGGAATACACGATTGAACCGTACGTCGTTTCCCAGCACCTGTTCCAGCTGTGTATAATCTGCTTCCGTCAGCAACAGCGCTTCAATCATCCACCGGATTGAATTTACAGCATCGTTTTCAAACACGTCAAACAACCTTGCAAACAACGGCCATTCGTCCTGATACCGGTATCGATCTGTATACTGGTTGCGGTGCTCCAGCATATTGACCAGTTTTCGTACCCATATATCAGAGGAACGGCTGTATCCCGGATGTTCCAACTCAAAGACGGCCCTATGATACCGACCATAGGGACCGTCAAATTGTATGGCAGACGTATAAGAAGACATAGAATGCTTTCAATCAACCCAACGTGTTTGCCAGCGGACCTTCCAACAGATCGTGTACGTCGTCGATGCGTCCCTGCTGCAGATAGATGATCAGATCTCCGATGTCCGTCACAAGTTTCTTCAACTTCTGCTCCAGAACATCGATCTTCCCTTCTCCGTACGCGCCGGCCATCGAATCTCCTGCCCGTGTCAGATACAGCAAACGGGCAACGCGGTCCATGGCCTGATACAGGGTGGGAATGTACTCCTGAACAAGTCTTACTGTTGTCGAATCTTCCGCCAGCATCTTCAGCAACGATACGTCAAAGATGTCCTTTACACCGGCATTAGATGCGCGTTCGATGGTCTGCTGTACATCAGGCGGCATAACCGCACCCATATCCGCCACATCCACTTCCCACTGAATCGGATTCTGACCTGCGAACGCCATCGAAAATTCCGTGTCTTCCGCAATCTTCAGCAGGTACCGCTCTGAATGTACGCGTTTTGCGCTGGCTTCTTTTACCATCACCTCTGCAATTGCGGGTTCGATCGCATATTCTTTCACCAGCGTATATTCGGCTGCAGTCTTATTCAGGTCTTTGAATTCACGTCCGCTGTTGTCGGAAATTGTATGCACGCCATCCGCATTGAACACTTTCACACCGAGCAGCTTTGCTCGCCGTCCAATCGCATCCGGTGCATTCGCCAGATCAACGAGCTTCAGAATATTCGATTTCATGTTCTGCGCAATCGGATACAGTTTGCATCCGTCCGGAACATACAGTGTATTTTTATGCACACGAAGCTCTGCCGAATGCGGCAGCTTTACAACTGTCGTAATCGTATTGTTATCTGCGCGGCACACACAACAATCTATATCCCGAAATGCCGCATGGCTGATATCCTTTGCCAGCAGATTACAACCGCTCAGTACATCTGAATCGCCACCACGTACCCACTGAGCATTGCTGACACGTCCGCTCAGTTTAAAGCCAGATCCGTTCACATCGAGAATAAGCGCATCCACGTAAGAAGCGGGCGAATCTGTATTACCCCCAGCGCTGGGCATTGTTTTAATTTGGTCGATCGTATAACCGCCAGGCAAATCCAGGTCACTGAATGGATATGGTTGCCCGACGATTGCTGCGTCACAGCGGTATGCAGCGCGTCTTTTTCCGTCATCCACCGGAATTACGAATTTGAGGGACAACATATTGTTACCGTTTGACTCGGTATTTAGCACAACATATGCAGTCGTTGTCGTACCATCGACATTCAACAGCTCATACAGACCATTCGAGGACACAGTCGTCCACTCGTTATTCTGCTTTGCTTTATATACCTTAGTCGGAATCAAACCACGTGTATCCTGAATCACCGCGCCATCGCGCAGAATCTTGGCTTTCGCCACATCGTCCAAATCACGCGCTTCTGTCGATGCGGAAGTCAAAATCTTAACGGTACCTTGCGGTTCTTCCACCGGTGTCTGCGCGGTTGGGAATTTCGTTTTTGCTTCCAGCTTATCAATCAGTGCATTCAGCTCTTCGTCCGAATAATACCGAGCAAACGCGTTGTACACAGTCGGTTCGTCCTTCAACGCGGTCAGCAGCTTTGCACTGGCCTGTTTTGCAAGGTTCGGAAGAAACTCAGTCGCTTCCGGTACACCGAACGAATCCGGCACGTCGTCGCGCAGAAGCACCTCCAGCATCGTATCTCCGGCAGACTTCAACAGGCGTTGATTGCCCTCGCGCTCCAGCAGTTTTCGAAACCCGCCGGTTTCCGATGCCAATTTGGAAATCATATTGAACGGCAGATCCAATTTTACCCCACCGGAGCTTCCACCGCCCATCGACGGCATCGTCTTACGCCCTTTCAACGCTGCCAACATATCTGGCTTTTTCGATTTCAGCATAGACACCCAGTTGTCCTGAGACGGAATCCACTGATCCATCTCCGGAATATACATAATGTCCATGTCGTAAATCTTACCATTCCGGTAAATCGCAGGGATATAGATGCACGTATTACCCAGCATGCCGATCTCAACGCCAATTGCAGCATTGTTTTCCTCGTTGCTGGTAATCAGTTGAAATCCCTCGATATAGTCGCGGAGTGACGGCATGCTTTGAGTAACTTGGCTGTTCGCCAATTGCGCCATTGTGTCTTCAATCGCCATTTTGACATTCCTGCGTTAAGTTTTTGTTCTTTAATATAAAGCAATTTTCACATTAATCTACCTGAAGAAGGTCTGGCTTCGTTCCCTGCATAAATGCCAATCGCGGATAATATGAGATACTGTCCTTCTTTGTGTCAGATCCATGCTGCACATGTTGCTGAATGGAGCGCATCAGATTTTCTCCAGATAGCGCTACCAACCAGTCGTCATCTGTCGTAGAAAATGTACGAGCAGGAACCATCAACGAGCGAAACGGAGGTTCTTTTTGATTGACAGAAATTGTGGAGACACCCGCATCCTGCAATGTCTTTACAGTAGATGGTGTCACTCGTGTTCCGATCGAATAGTGCAATGCTGGGCGTTCCAGATAGGTGCCGACAGCAGCGGATGGTTCTCGATCTTCAGTACCTTCTCTTGGCTTCCAGCGGGACTCCAACAAATTATAGTCGGCAATGTCTCCGACAAGCCATCCCTGCAATCCGTCCGGATCCGTCACTTCCACTTTGTTGACATATCCGCGCGCAAACGCTTCGATATTTCTGCGCAACGTACCTGCCCCGTTCTGCCGAAGCAAATCCGTCAGTGCACGGACGAATTCACGACGGCCTTCCCCGATGCCTTTGTATTCTACGATCTTTCGCATATTCGGCATACCGTCTGTCAGCAGGTCACCCGCTTCTACTTGATCACCGCGTTTTGCTGTAATTTGTTGACCGACTGGGATGTGGTACTCACGATCTCCGACCGTAAGAAGCTGTCCGCCCTGCGGAGCTGTCCGCGCAGTGCCCACAACACCGTCCGCGTCGGCAATCACCGCGCCTCCCACGAAGTTGTCCGGCATGTTGATGAATTGATCGACGGCCTCCAAACCTCGTTTGATCCGTTTCGCGCCGACCGACTCTCCGCCACCATGTTTTGACGAGTTGGACACAATAAGCCCATTCGCCAGGACAAACAGATGGTCCTCTGTACGCAACTCAATGTCATACGTGTGAGCCCGTCCGTAATAAATCTGCGACTCTACCCGATAGCCCAACTCCGCTCTGAACTTGGCATCTGTATCCGCTGATACAGGAAGTACAACAAATGGATCCGCTACCTGATCCAGCGGGAGTACGGAATACTTGGCAGTTCGAACATTGAACACAGCCACCTTGTGATCCTTGGTCGACTGAATCATCTGCATCTCGTTCCCGCGCCTTAGCGTGGTATGATATACATCTTGAAAGCCGTTGTGATGCAGCATTGCTACGGGGGCTGAGAACGGTTTCCCGTGCCGATCCGCAGCAATTACGCAATCGCCAGGCTGGATATCTTCAATCGCTTTTACAGTGCCGTCGCTCATTCTGACCAATGTGCCTTTCAGCAAGCATAGGCCACCTTGCGTCAGGCTCTCCAGAAACGAGTTAACGGCGTTCAAACCGATTCGATCCCCGATGTCCGGCAACTTATTCCCTTCCCGGATTCCGGCACAATACGCGCAGACACCTTCCCCCAAGGTACATCCGGCAGCGCTGCGAATTTGAATACGATCTGGAAGATCGTCCAGCATGTCTGCGGTGATTGGTGTATTGGCACGGTAAACACGACCGGACTTTCCTTTCACATCACGGTATAACAAAGAGCCAATATTGTCCTCATCATCCGTATCTACTGTAAACGGCTTCGGATGACCGCAGTCATCTGCTGTCACAACCTGCTTATGTGCAGCCTGCCGAATCATTTTGGAGAAGTATCCGGCATCAGCTGTTGCTTTCTGCACACCGATATATCCCTGCCGCCCTCCATGAGATGCAACCCAGTATTGAAGGGGTGTGATGCCCTCCCCATACGATCGAAATGTCGGAACCGGAATATCCCGATGTTTGGAATCCACACTGAGTAAATCGCCGAACACCAGCTGCCGCAATTGTTGCGGTTTTCCCCGTACCCCGGTTTTTACCTGTAACCCGAACGAGTTGTCCGTACTGCCCAGCGTCTCCAGCACCGCCTTATCGATTGCGGGAGTCGCTTCCTGCACCGTGCGGATAATTGCGCGCTTCCGCTCTTGTGAAGACAGTCGTGGATCCTGTGAAATCGCATATACTTTTTTCTGTAGTGCGTCTCTCATCGCTCGCAAATTGTCCGGCAGCCGCAGATCTCTAAGATGAATTGACGCGACACCACCGTATTCAGATGCAATTGTATTACCCAGGTTGTTCAGCCGATATGTTACCTGCGTATACTCTTCCGGACTCAGTTCCTTCGCCATCTGAGTAAACAGTGCGCTGGCGGCTTTCGCATCCAGCGCCCCGTCGAACTGCTTAAACCGATCCGGAAGCGCTTGCTGTATCAAATATCTGCCTGGAGTTGTCCGCATAGTGGCATCCTTTAGTCGTTATACACCGCCGGAGGAGTATTCGTACTGCTATCATAGACAGCCTTCAACTCCGGATCCGCCTTTCTCCTGTTAACCAGTGTATTCAGCGCATCCAGTCCGATCCCCGCCAGAGTGGTCGGAGCAACCCAGAGACCTCGGAATAATTTGGCTGCTGTGCGCCCTTTTGTTGGAATCGGATGTGCGGCACGACGCAGAATGTTATTCACAACTGGAATCGGCGAATGTCGAACGTACCGATTCGCGACAGCCTGCGTTTCGAGCAGATCTTGAGATCCGGAATAATGATTTAACCGGTTTTGTGTATGGGCCGCAATACGGTCAGCTGCGCGCGCTTCGCGCCTATACGTATCATCCAGCTGTTTAAGCCATTTTCTCTGTTGCGGACTTTCTGCGTTCTGCATCGTCCCGGCAGCAATCGCACGTGCCATGTTCGCCTCAGTGCGGGTCTTATTCGCATCATCCAAGGTGCTTCGAAGCGATTTCACATATTCACGCACTGTCGGAGCGCCGCCAGACGTGAGTCCGCTCGTCCGATATGCCTCCATGCGCTGGTTCCAAACGTCAGAACCGATTTTAAGATCGTTATTTCCAGAAAACTGCTGCGCATACATCGTTTCCGGTTCATTCAGAAAAAATGCTCCGGGGCCGCCGGACCGCTTACCTACCGCACGTAACAGCATACGCGAGAGATCGACCCCCGCACCCAACGTAGTGCCTGGAATTGCCTCCATTTTCCGCAGTTCTTCCAGCGCTCTGTGCATCAATGGAGCCCGCTCGCTTTCTGTCATATCACGTCCGTGTTCCTGTTTGAACGCTTCGTTCAACTGATCCACATACTGGCTGGCTGCATTCCGTTGCCGGAAGTTGGATACCGTATATTTCAGCGGATCTTGTTTTTGTGCTTCTGCCGCCTTTGCATCGACAGAGCGAATTGCTTCCACAAGTCCTGTTGACGCAGTTCCTCCGAGGATTGCCGCAAGCGCATTGGAACCCAGCGACTTGTTCCGCAAAATACCACGGTTGAGCAGAATACCGAGACCTGCTCCTGGAAGCGCTTCCAACGCATATCTTCCGACAGTGTTCCAGTCAACCGCCGCTTCTTTGTGCAGATAGCGGAATTGCTGAGGACGTTCCGCGTCCAGTTGCTCTTTATCGATAATCGTTGCCAGTGTATTCATATCTGTACGCCCTTCTTGTTGTCATTATCCACGTATCATCTGCTGTTGCCAATACCAGTCGTTCAATGCTCGCTTCCGCTGTTCCGGGTCGGGGATATCCTGTTTCGTCGGAGGCGGCACGATTGGATTAGGCGTAGAAGTTGCCTTCTGAGTAGCGGGCTGAACAGTGGCTTGTGTCTGTGGACGCAACCGTTCCAGTCCGTTCATCGCGTTGGAGATCTGCGCTCTCTTCTCTGCGGGCATCTTCATGTATTCCCACAACAACCGCAGTTTACTGCCATTGGCTTTGTGCGCCAAGTCACCAACCACTTCCAGATCCGGGGAAATCTCGCTCAAAGTCTTTGCCTGATTGTACATCGTCTTCAATCGATCCCCATACCGATTCCAAAGATATGCGCCACCCCCGACCAATCCGGCAACACCCAGCCACGGCAATATAGATCCCATACCCTGTGATTGCTGCTGTTGCATGAACTGCGGTTGCTGATATTGCTGAAATGCACGAGACATCTGTGGATACGGCTGCGCTGCCCGCATCATACGCTGCACCGCATACCCGGTGCCCGCGATACCCAGTCCGAGTCCAGCCGCAGTCAACACGGGAGATTCTTTGAACGTTTTACTCAGCCAATTACTTGTCGGAGAATTCTGCCACATATTCCAACCGGCAGCAAGATTGTTACCGAGATTGTTAAACTCGGTTTTCATCCAGTTCGGAGCTCCGGAAGATTGATTGCCGGTTGCCGGAGACGCTGTCGCAACCTGATGCGCACGCTGTTGATTTGGCGTCTCCTCATCTGCCGACTGTTTCTGCAAAAACATCATAGTACCCTCCTACTTCGCAGAGGCTGGATCCACCGCAATCGGCTGAACACCAGGTCTGCCGTTCAACACGGTCTCTGCAATATTCACCAGGTTATCAATACGAGCCAGCAGGGTTTCCTTATCATCCGACTCCTGTTGAATCTGTCTGCGCAAACCTTGAATATCGGCCCGCATACCTGCAACCTCCTGGGTCACGCGATGCATGTTCTTATCCTGCGTCTCCAATGCACGATCCGTGTCTTTCAGCAATTCGGCCAATTCATCATCGGCCTCGCTGTCTTGTCCGTCTGCCGTCGAAGCCGGCGCCGCAGGCTGACCTGTCGCAGGACTTACCATCTGACCAGTTGTCGGATCGATCAGATTGCCTGTTGCAGGATCAATCGGCATACCGGTATTCGGATCAACCATCATGCCGAGCGCCGGATCCACCTGCCCTGTAGGCATCGGAGGCTGCGCACCTGCTGCAATAGGAGCACCGAGCATGTCCGCAGGATTCGCCATAGGATCATCAGCCGCCATCTGTTGCATCGGAACCGCGCCACCCGCAGCGTCCGGCACAGGCGTCTGCTGCATCACGGATTGACCAGCATTCATCATATCCATAGGTGGCATACTACCACCACCTTGAGGCATGCCACCCGCTACCGGTGCGGCAGGCTGTGCTGCTTGCGCAATCAGCTGCATCGCCTGTTCCGGAGGAAGCGGCTGTCCATCAGGACCGACGAACTCACCCGTCGATCGATTCAGACTGATGCCAGTGTTCGGATCGACTTCGATACCTTGTTGCGGATCCAACACGATCATACCGGTTTCCGCGTCAATCGGCTCTCCGTTCGGTCCCGGAACCATCTGGATCTGCATACCACCGTTCCCCTGCGGCATACCGCCCTGTGGCATTGGTGCGCCGCCGGACATATCCGTAGGCATAGGAGGCATAGGAGGCATACCACCACCGCCAGCAGCAGCACCTGGATCTGCGGGACCCATTGGCATACCACCCGCCGCAGGCATCGGTGCTCCCGCCATTTGCGGATTCATTGCTGCTTCCTGTGCCGCTGGCGTAAACGGCACAAATGCCTGCTTCGCCAGCCCGTGAAATTGTTGTGCCGCCAGCCGAATGGCACGAGCGCGATCAAGAACGGACATAGTAGCCTCTGGTTAGTTTTTATGATTTTAATATATCAAATTTGAAAATAAACGTCAACGCTTTGTTTGCGGAATCCAACGTGATGCGAGCGCTTTCAATTGAGGACGATATTTATCGATCAGGTATGTCATACCTACTGTACCCAACGCACCAGTCAACGGCAATGCGATGTCCAGCCACCGACCACGTAGAATATTGCGCTGATTATCCTGCAGCATACGAAGCGCTCGTTTTTTCTCCACATCAGACGCACGGGACTTTGCGATATAGTGTGCACCCAACCTCGCCGCGTCCCGCTCGTCCTCATACAACTTATGATTCGCGAACAATCCGACCAATCCACCAACACCTGCGCCTGTCAGCGCACCGCTGTACTGGCTATTCGTCAGCTTTTTCGCCAATAATCCAGAACCGGCGGCAGCGATATATGGAGAAGCGCTCAATAAAATACGAGACAGCGGCGACAACGTCTTGTCGCGTGAATGTCCGTATTGATGGGCGGCTTCATATAGATTCTTCGCAGTTGAGTCTGGATACAGCACAGGAAATGCGCGTTTAAAGTCATCCTCATAAGAGTTCGTCAACCCCTGACCGGTCGCGTCTACCGCTTTTGTAAGCAACGGCGTTTTTTCTGTAATACCTGACTGCTTTCGCATATCTTCGAGGTGTTTCATATATGCTGCATTCTTATAGCTACTGTACAGACCAAGCGCGCCAGCCGCAGCAAGTGGCGCTCCCAGCACCGCAACACGGGCACTCGTCGGTAAACGATCCAATGCACGATTGATCTCTGCATCCACCGTGTTGGCTTTTTTCTTAATATCCTGCGGACGGCGCTTTTTATAAATCGTCGTTACAATTTTCCAGAACTGCTCGTCGTCTTCCGACAAGTCAGGATGTGATTGATGGACAGAAGCCTTCGCTTCACTCCATACTTTCTCACCTTGTTTTCCTTTTACAAATGCAGGCATAAAAAAGCTCCGTTGTACATCTCTTCACCATTAACGTACAACGGAGCGCTCTGCTGTGCAAATCGATTATTCGTTTGTAGCAGCCAACATTGCTGCACCTGCAGCAGGATCGACCGCGCCTCGCAGCAGTTTGTCCATCAGCGCTTGCTGATACGCGGACCGCCGTTCTTTCTCACGTTCCATACGCTCGTTTTTCAATCCACTCGAAATTCCAATAGGAATCCCTGCGAGTGCACCAAGCACCGCACCGCCTGGAGTCAAAATTGAAATTTTAGCGTTCCGCTGATCTTTGCCGGCCAGAACTGAATCTGTCAGGAGACCGACTCCGCCACCTGCGAGTCCGCCATAAAGCGCACCTTTTCCAAGACCTTTAATAACAGCCCACGCTTTGCGGAACGCATCGTAGCTCGACCCGCTCAACTTGTCCGGATCAAATTCAGCAGCAGCAGCGCTCTTGTTCAACGCATTTGTTTGATTAGATTGTTCTTTGTCCTTCTGTTTCAGGAAGCCGTTCATCGACCGATTCTGTTGCTTACGCTTCTTTGCGTTTCCAACAACGGCGTCGGTCATCGGAGCGTTCTTCGCGAGCTTTTCGCGGTACACAGCACTTGCAGCTTTTGTCAACATAGTAGTATCCTTTTTGTTATTAGATGCGGTTTTATACACAGGTTGCCAACCCTGTGTATTCGTTGCTTTTCTGTTAACGATAAATGGTGCGCGTCGTTCATTCTCCGCCAAATCTTCTGCCAGCAACAACAATTGTTGTTCCCAATCGTCGCGATCCATGGACTTCGGATTCTCAGCCAACCACCGTTTCAATACATTAATCCGATTCATCTTTTCTTGTAGTTGACTGATATACCGTGCACCTTCCCACATCATAGACGGGTTCTTCATATAGAACTGCGTTACTTTTTGATAATCATCCGGATTGTTGATTGTTTCCGGAAGTGCTCGCAACGCATTCAATGTATCTGCGTTCCACTGTTTAAATTTACCGGGATTTTTTTGAAGCAGCTGTTTTAAGGCCACATGTTCTCGTTGAAACGACTGCTGTGCACCCACCTGCTCTTTCAGATCAAGGCTATAGTCGGATATAGGACTCTCTTCCTGTAACACGCTGTTTTTGCGAAATAAATCAACACCTTCTTTATTATACCGATTTAGTTCTTCCTGTAACCGCGCCATTGGCGTCAGATAATAGAACTGCAATGCGGTCGGATTCGAAAGTGCATGATTCAATTCGTGCATATAAGCATGCCCTAAACGCCCCCAGGGGGTAAAGACGCTGTCCGCACCGCTGAACCCGGTAGTTGCGCCGCCCGCACCAGCGAGCTCTCGGTTCGCTGTATTTGGAATATAGTAACTCGGATTTAATATTGTATGCGACTCACGTCTGGGACCATATGATGTCACCGTTTTAGGCTCAGTGACAGGTATCGCATCTTGCAGTTTAATCTCACCATTTTTACCAGTCAGCCTGCGCAACCATGCTGGCATGCTAGTCCAAGATGTTGTCGCACTCTGATTTTCCGACGCGGGATTGCTGTCATTTGGATATATCTTAACCGGTATTTGTGGAGCATCTGATTTAAACAAACGCTGTGCATCCTTTATGGAGATTTGCATTGTAGATGGCTTTTGCAAATCCTCGTTCTTTCGATTTTGATCGATTTCCGCCAGCCTGTCTTTCATGTAACCCGGTTTATTTGCCTGCGCATCTACTGCTGCGGGCACATTCGTACTCACTGTTGCGTGCGGTGTAGTTGCATTTCCATTCCACTGAAAGCTGGGAGCCAGCTGTTTCACCACATTGCTGTAGACACCATTCAATATATGCGTACGAGGAACCGGGTGCAGTGAATAATCCGGCATCTGTATAACAGGATTCTTGATATTCATAAGAGCTTCGCGTTGTTTCTGCATCCACTTATTCGGAAACAACGTCTGCATAAACTGATTCATCCCCTGAACACCGTTGGGCAGATTTGGATACTTTCGCGCAACGGATGACGGCAGTGCTTTAGGTTCTGGCTTTACTTGTGTAGTTTTAATAGGCATAAAAAAAGTAACCCTTGTTCATACTTCCTGTTGTACAAGGGTTACTATACTCAACAAATCGAGATTAATCCATAATCTCGACCGGTGTATCATATGTGATCTCGCCGCGTCGCAACGCCTTCAGCATCTCAGCGGCAGATCGAAACCGCACCGGTTTCTGATCCGGTCTGCTGCGCGTTCCCAGATACAAACCTTGCAGGAACTCCGCCTGCGGAAGATAGTGCGCTTTCATGTTTTTTGGCGATAGAAGATTCCGGGACGGCAGCATTTTTTGAATCACATTCTGCACCGCTTGCTTTGATACCGGAGTGTGTAAATTTAATGTGTCCCCGTCGTAGTCTAATCCATACGGCTTATTAATATTAGGATTTGTGAAGATGGTATTACGTTCTCCCGGTTTCCCGCGCAACTTTGGGAAAAATCCCATAATGCCATACCTCCACAGCGTCGGTGCCCTGTTTACCAGAATTGGGCGCTCTGCCATCGATTCTTCCAGCAGCTTTCGGGCTTCCGGTGTCCGATCTGTCGTGTACCGAAGCGCATCCAGCATCCGATACCCCCGTTGCCGCAGTTTACGCAGTACAAACGGTTCGAACATCTTCCAGGCGGTTTCTTCCGGCAATCCCACTTCATCGATGGTTAGGCTATTATCCGGAACAGCTACACCGCGCCCACCCAAATCCACTGCGACACCGAACAACTTTCGATGCGCAGCAGACAACTTCGGGCTTCCCTTCCCGAACGCCCACTTCAATACACCGGATACGTTCTTCGCCTGCAGTTTCGGATCATCCGTCTCGCTGAGCCCTGTAACCGCCTCCAGTGCCCGATACAGAGAAGTGCGCGCATCCATCTGAGCTTCTTCTGGAAGTACGCTCTTCGCTTCTTTCAGATCTTCTGCCGCGTCAATCATTCGTTTATACAGAAAATTGACATCTGCCGCGATATTGACGTCGTTCGCCATCTTGGAAACAGGCCGATACCGGGGCGGCAGGATCGGGATCCGCGTCAGCAGGAAGTCGATCGGCTTCACACTGGCGTCTACCATCGGCTGTAACGCGCGAATTTTCTTCCGCGCCTGATCCCGTTTCGACAACGGTACTCGTGGTGCGCGCAGTGTTTGTTTTGCCTGGCGAAGCTCTTTGTCGATATCCAGATGTTCGAGCGCGTCCCGCAAACCATCGATACCGACTTTTCCGTTGACCTGGCGCTCGCCTTTCAGTACACCCTCCAGTTCCTTATCTTTCCAGCCCAGCGCGTTTGCCGTTGCTTTAAACATCATCGGATTCAAGACAGGTTCCGGAAGTTCATAATAACCCCACTGCTCCCCATCCGCTCCAAAGATTGCGGGATCGAACAGACCTCCTGGAACCGGCTGCAGATTCTTGGAGTCGAATGTATTGGCGAACGAGACACGACGCTGTCCTGTCAGTTTCTTAATGTCCTGATCCGTTGCGCCGTACATGTGAACCCGATCCGGGTATTCTTCCAGCGAAATGCCGGCAGCGCGTAAATGCGCAAAGAATTTCTGGTTGACAAGCGGTGAGGACGGCGGTGTCGGTGTCATCCCGTCTCGGAAAGAGCGCCAGAATTCATCGTTTCGCTGTCCCCGGATCAGCTTTGCGTCCCTCAGCACTTGGTCTGCTCCGTGTGCAGCCAGTGCGGAAACCTCCATATTACCGAGTCGGCGAGCACCCGTCTTACCGCCCTTCATCGGAAGGTCTTCCGCCGTATATTCCCCGGTCGACCGCGCACCCTGTTTCGATTCCGACATGTGCTTGAGCTTATAGTGAAATACGATACCGGTAGCTACGTCTTTCACCGTTTTACCGGACACAGGATCGAACAGATCCTCGCTTTCGGTCAAACCGTGCTTCTTCAGTTCCTTCTCTACAAAATCCGGAATTGTATCGTCGGTTAGAAAATCCGGAAGAATCACCGGTTTTCCTGTTTTCTCCGCGATCTTTCCCAGATTGGCATCTGCCAGTAACGCGGTATTCAGCCGGCTTGTTGTTCCCAGAGGGCTGAGTTCAATATGAACTGGACGACCCTGCGAGTCTCGCAGCATTTCCTCTTTCGGAACGATTGAGTTCCCGCACCACATCGGTTTTCCGTTCCGGGCAACCAGCAGAATCCCAGTCGATACGGTACAACAGTAGACAAATCCGTCATATTCTTTTGTATAGTATCCATCCTCCCTTGCACGCTGCTTTGACTGCGCGGTACGACAATCCGAAACACGGAGTCGAAACAGCGTACGGGAATACTGCTGCTCCTGTTCAATGATCGCGTGCAATCCATATCGAATGCAAGCGCGCTGTCGTGCTTCCGCAACGCTACGTACTTCTGTGACCGGATCCCGACGAATCGTATCCAGCAATTCTTTAGCGCGCGCTGTCTGCTGCACAAGATCACGGTGAGGAGCCGCTACCTGATGCAACCATGCGTATCCCTGTACCGTCTGTACGTTGACCCGTCCGAATTCCTGATACGTGGTATCCCCTTTGTGATTCCGATGCGCACGTTTACACCACATATCGTGAGTCGGCGTCACAAGCCAGTCCAGATTACGATCCCGATATCCGTACATCAGACCTTTGTATGGTCCGGAATGAATGGCACTTGGATGTTCAAACTGGAAGGTATTCGACGCCGGATCCAACACCGCGACCTTATCCTCAACTCGAAGTTGACTGAACGGTTTGAATCCCTGGTCCGTGAAGACCGTCGTGTCTTCATCGTAGCAGCTTACCGTTCCTTTCGATCCATACCGGGAGCTGTTTCCGCTCCACACCGTCTTACCGTTCCTGCGAACAAATACGGTATGGGTATACGGTACTTCCACACAGTAGATCATACCGTCGTAATCCACCCACTCTTCTACAGCGCCTTCGACCTTCGAGCATTTATAGCTGTTCTCATCCTCTACGCGGACATTCGTCAAATGATATACACACTTTCCGAAAATCTCAGTAGAGAACATCAACCGCATGTACGTGCAATCGCAGTTCCGCGCAACCAGATGTCGATGATTCGGTGTTACAAGGATGTCCAGGTCTGGCGTCTGCAGAGAATACATCTTTCCTTTGTATGCGTATTGATACGCACGGACAAAGTTAATCAGATACGACTCTCCGGACTGTGGATTCAACGTCAGAACACGATCATCCCCCCGAAGATCCTTGAAATACAACCAACCTCTGTCGGTAAAAATCTGAGTCTCCTCGTCATAGCACATCTTATCTCCGACCTGCATCGGGGTATACGCCTGCGTATATACCGTCAGATGCTTACGACCGCGTGCGACATCCATCACAGTTCCCGGATAGTCATGTTCCCAGACAGACAGGTACGGGGTCGCCGCGTTGCGGGCGATCCCACGGGTAGATTGATCTCTGTGCTGTACACCCATCATAATAGGATCGCCTTTCTTCAATACGGTACCGACTTTCACAACACCATCGTCTCCCAGCTGATCCAGCTGCTCACGTGTAAACTCATTGCTGCGGAACAGCGACAGGTATTTCTGCTTTCCGTATTCAATATCAGGTGTCACGTCACCCCGCGTTTTATACATCTGCTCTGATCCGAGAAGCTCTGCCGCTTCATCTGAGATACGAATCGCATCTTCGAACGTACCGGCATTCCTGCCATTCCGAAACGCGACACGCAGATTCGTACCGAGTGCCGCCACTCCATTCTCATCCGTATAGTTTGAAGGTGCAAGGATTTCGTTGGCTTTCACCTTCTGCCCAGGTTGTACGACAGGATGATTCGTGATATAACCTTTCTGATTTGCGGGAAAATTGTGATACAGATCGATTTCGTACTTCTTTCCGTCCGTTCCCCGCATCACGATGCTGTCAGGCTCTACACTGAGAATCGTACCGTTTACCGGGGCGAATTTCGCCCCCAGGTATTTGCCGATGTATTTTTCCGTTGTCGTTTGCGTACCGTCCGGCAGCGTCAACAGGCGCTGCACGCCGGGAGCTTGCCGATGTTTCAATGGAAGTGCCTGAAGCGGGTACTTAGAGCCCATTAACGTGCGATTGCTTCGAATGCCGCCAATTAACGGAATCATCCCGGCACCAGTGCTCATCATATTGTTAGATGATGCCAGATAGAAGTCAACGTCTTTTCTTGGAACGTACTCAATACCCTTTCCATGGAAAAACGCAGGAATCCGTTCGTTCGGATCTGCTTTCGGATCGTAAAATTCAGGCGTTGCAACAATCGCATTTGCAGCGGTCGTCATATCGACGTAATTGACAGATCCGTCTTTTGTACGCATCCGCGTATAGAGATTCCCTTTGCTGTCCTTCAGTGCACCGTGTGTCAGGTATACGTCAAGTCCGACTTTAAGACTTTCCGGACTATTCATAGAAAGAATATTAGATGATTCTTGGTACTTGACGAACAACCGCTCGCCGGGAACTGACAGACAATACACGAACCCGTTGTAGGGAACACGTTGAATTTCACTTTGATGAAACAACGATGCAGTCAGTGTATTATCTACTGTCAATGATGCGAGCGCAACTGTCTTGCTATCCAGCAGCTCGTCTGCACGCACAACGAAGTGTGATACAATACCTTGATCGTCCGTGCCGATTTCGGTCGCCAGATCCAGCAGTCCGCGATCCATCTCTGACGCATAAATGACATGCATCCGGTGATTCGGTGTTACAAAGCAGGCAGATGTCCCATTGTCAAACAGGATCAGTTCTCCGTCATACGGATACTGATGGATCTCCAACGGCTTTCGGAACTGCAGTACGTCATCGATCCAGCAGCCGACGAGATCATCCATCGTGACAGTTTCCAGTGGTTTCCATCGCTCTACACCGTCAGGTTCCCGAATTAAAACGGTATGCCCTACAGCAAAACAGCGAATCGGATCGATAAATCCGGCAAAACTGTCCTGAACGCCACGACTCTCCGCCGGTGCAGCTCGTGTGTCTCCGATCCCCCCTTCACCCAATCGAGATACGCCGGTATTAAAGTCGAGAGATTCCATCGGAGAACTGCCTTCGATATAACCGGCATGCTTCCCTTCCATGAATACAGAATCTATGTGCGGCTGAAACTCGCCAGGCTCTACATCATCCAAAGTCCCTTTCCGCGAAATACGATTGAACAGTGTTCGAAGAACACCCCCACCATCCCGTACAATACGCTCCGCAATATAATCCGCCGGTCCCAATACTTTCTGGAACTGCAAACCATCACGGTCGTCCAGATCCAGCGTATCCGCCTCTCTTGCGATCTTCAGGATCTTTTTACTCGTCTGCAGCAGCGTATCCGGTGTAATACGGTCATAGGACACACCCAGTGTACTCTTTGTTGTCTCCGGATCCAGCAATGTTTTACTGATTTCGTTGTTCCAGAGATCCCGATACTCATTCATCGTTGTAACAGCTCTCTTGTTTCCGTCAGACTCATCCATCAGTCTGCCGTACTTACCCAGATTCATCTGATACAACTCGTCGCCCCACGCGGTTCGGATCGCATCCTCTGACACACCGGCTGCACGCAGCATCGGAAGAACGCCATACATACGCGTACCGCGTGTCATATACAGAACACCGGTTTCCGGATCAAGCTCCATCGACATCTGTCTTCCCGTTGTCTGCGCAGGATTGATGTGTGCTGCGATGATGCCGTTGTCTTTGATTCTCGCATACACACCCGGACGGAGTCGAAACATGTGCTTCAATGCCAATTCCGATCCATTACGAATAAACGTTCCTCGTTCAGTCATACGAGGAACGTTCATCAACGTTGCCGTTTTACGTTGCAATTCCTTTCCCGTCGCATTGTCAATCAGTACCCAATCACCGCGCAAACGGTCACCGAGCGATGCATTGTTCAGAATCGCCTCTTTTTCATCCCGCAAATGCTGACGTTTTGGTTTTTCATACGCCAAATTTTCAATACGAAGCGTATACTGATCATTCGACAACGGAAATCGACTCAACACAGCCTGTCTTACATTCTCCCGAATACGTTCACCGACCGTCTTGAAGTCGGTCGGGTCGTATACGTCCTGATCCGATGCGATCTGTTCATATGTCATATAAGGCAGTTTTGTCGATGTTCGCGCAGGTCGTTGCGCAAGCATGTTGTAACGTGTCTGTGCAAAATTAGTCAGGGTAGGAGCGGAGTTCAGCGGAGTTCCCAAATCAGCAGGATCGAAAGCAGCAGGTGTATCCATGTGTACTGTCCTTTGTTAAAGGTGAATTGGCCAGCAAACCTGCTGGGTAACATAGCATACGACCTGTTTTTTGTCAACACAAAAAGCGCGTTATTTTTGAAATAACACGCTAGATAAGTGAATAGCTCGATTGTTGTCAGTCGCTGGACTAGTTTCCGCTCACTTTCACATTGTTGTCCGCATCCAGCTCTAACTGAAGGCGCGGCACCATATGCGTCATGTTCGTCGCAGCCAGGGACTGCATCTGCTTCAACTTTGCCCGATTCTCATCCCGACGCTTTGCAAACTGATATGTTGTATATGCGCCAAGCAGCGCGAGCGCACCGGCACTCAGTGACGGAATATCTGCGAGTGTCCCAATCGCACCCCGGCTGGCATCTGTCCCACTCCTCGGAGAGCGACCAAACAGCGATTCTTTGATGTCGCGAAGCTCCCCTTTGATACCATGATATGCCGTACCGGCATCATCCGTCAAAACACGGACAGGAGCCGTAACTGCCGCAGTTATGTCATCCGCTAATGAAGATGCTTGTTTCGGTACTGCCGTTTTTACATTCCTTCCACGTAACCGCATATCCAGAATCTGGCGATGCAACGAATCCAGTTGATTGCGTTTGGCTGCAATCTCCCGATCCAATGCCTCTTCTCTGGACTCCTGCAACTGATTGGACACAGCCTGTGTTCCAAACCACAGTCCAAGTCCACCTGCGGCGAGCGGCAGTGCGGATCGTGTAACATTCGTCAAATACCGCTGCAAAATGTTTGGTCCGCGCTCCGGCGGCTCTTGCATAGGCGAATTGCTCTGTTTCTGCAATTCCCGCACACGCCGTTTTTCACGCTGCTCCGTATCTGTCAGATCCGTATCCGGATGCGACAATGGCTGAATCGCATTGACCTTGTCAGCTTCTGCCGCGTTTCTATGTTTCCGCCACCAATTCGCCTGATCTGCGCCGGTAATACCTTTGATCAGTCCTCCAAGCGTCAATCCGGCAGCCAGAGATCCGAGGCTATTCCACAGCATCAGATTTGTACGCGGATTGTCCGCCAATTGCGGAAGCCCGACCGTCGCACGGTCCGATCCCACCAATGTCAATGCCGGATTCAACAGCTGCAACTGATGCCATGCCGGCTTGAATTCTGCTTTCTTTTGCATGCTATCCCTCAATGTTTGTCGTTTTTGTTACGTCTGCCAAATCCAAATACGTAATGTATACCAGCAGTTGTCCAGCATCCAGCTTCATGCGCTCTTCCCACACCAACTGAATTCTTGTACCTGCTGCAATCTGCGCACGCAGATCTCCATACTTGATCCGATCATCTGCGTTCGACAGATCAAAGCACTCACAGCGTCCTGCCATCACGGTACGAACGTCTTCCGGCACTGCTAACTCCGCATCACTCAGGAACGGACGACCCTCATGCGTCTCGCCAAGCCGTCCTTGCCGATACATGCGGTCCAATGCGGCAGATGGAATAGGCCTTAATGAAATATCAAGAGGACTCATACGAACTGATCATGTTTCGGTCTGGTTACAGACTGCTGTTCTTCCTGTTTCATTGAATCCAGCTGCCTCTGCAACGACGCGATTTCCGTCGACAGCGCACTGGAGTACAGCTCCTTATCCGCATTCTCCGTGATGTGCTCCGGACTGGTCATGCGCGACAGCCCATATCCTGCGCCAATTCCCAACATCGGGGCGAGCACGTGCATCAGGTTCACACCGCCGATAACTCCTTCCCGTACCGTGTTGACGACGGGTTTCAGCGTATCACCGACAGCTGCGACCTTTCGCATCCGAATCGAATCCAATTTTTCTCGATATGTCATTTGTCATCCCTCACAAATTATGTAATAATGCATTTCCGATCCCGGTGACTGCTGCCGCTTTTGTCGGGCTGGGAAGTCCCAGTGCCGCTGCGGTCAGAAAACCGATCGCAGCTCCTGCCGCAGCAGACGCTCCTGTCGACACCGCCGCACCGACGATATCCGCACCGGAGATCGGTTGATTCCCGGTCGCCGGTATTGCGTTCAGCAAACCCAAAGCGCTGGCCTTCATTTCCAGCGACAAGTTCTGATTGGTCAAAATTCCTTCTTTCGCCATACTCATCGGAATCACATCACTGCGGGACAATGCTGATTCTGTTTTACGCAACATAGGACGCACTTGTTTCGGCTGATATCGCAACAATCCACCGAATGGTCGATTTTTATCCCAGGACAATGCTGCACTGCCACCTGCTCCCAACAACCCGAGTGCAGTCGCAAACATCAAACGATCCTTCGGATGCATTGGCATCGGATTGCCATACTCATCCGCCACCGGCTGTCCGGTCGTAGCGCCGTACATACGCATCAACGCAGGTGCTGCAGCGTATGCGCCAAGACCGAGCGCACCGCCCGTCAACAGTGCCTTACCCAGTGGATTCACCGTAATTGTACGAATCGCATTATCAAACCGATCCAGTGGAAGTTTATTCAAAAATCCGGAACCCGCTCCTCGATATTTCGCCATCGTAAATGCAGGAACCAGCGGATCGTTACTCCCAGTGGCAGGCCGGTTCAATGCATCCTTCACCCAATTGTCGTCCGGTTTCACTGTAGGAATTTCCGGCGCTTTCGGCAGTTTAGGAGGCTTCACCTTTGCTGCTGCTTTTTTCGTCAGAATGTCTTCAGGCGCGACGCCGACAAACACGCTGACTGGAGCTTCCGTCCCGGAGTCCGGTTTCTTCGGAGGACTTGTCAATGGTGTACCTGCGACACCTGGAACCGTGCTTCCAGTATAGGTGGCAGTCGGCTTATTTCCCACGATCAATGCTTCGTTGGTCTTATCCTCACCGTGTTCCACACCATCGGTTGTATGACGTTCAGGCCAGTTGTATCCGGAAATCGTGCCGGCGTATGCCTGTTTGGACAATGTTGCAGTTTTATTCCATTTCATACCATCACCCCTGTTGTCTTGCCATTTCCAAACCCTGCTGTCTGGCTTGATTGTCAAAACGCTCCAACGCGGACTTCGCAACATCGTACAGTGTCGGATTCAATTGCTTCACCATCGTATAAATCTGCTGTCGAGGTGCACCGACCGGAGTTTTCATCAGAATCTGCGCAACGACCTGCGCGTCTGCCTGTACCTGTTCCATCGAAATCCCCTGAGGCGCTTTCACCGACATTAAATTCTGGATATCGGTAATCGGATCACCTGTCATCGGCGATGCAACCGGTACGCCGCCCATTGGCTGGGCACCACCTGGAGGAGCTGCTTCCATCCCTGCAGGAGCGCCTCCTTGTGCCGCAGGATCACCGCCCTGCGCACTCATCGCCGCCTGATCCATCGCCTGCTGATTAGGCATGTTCATCATAGCATCCAGGAATCCGGCTTTCTGCAGACGATTGCTGATCTCCTGTTGCTCCTTCGCCATCGCGACAGCTTCTTCCACCCGCAGACGTGCCTCCATCTTCGGATCGATCCGCATTGCCCGCATGTATGTCGCTTCCGTCAACCGCTTATTCTGGTACAGTTCCGTCATCGCGCTAATACGGGCAGGATCGAATACAACGCTCTGCCGCATCAGCGCTCCTTCCAAGTGAGGCCATCCCAGCAGCTGCTGACATTTCGTCAGATACCAATTTAGATAATCATCCAACGGCTCGATCTCCCGCGACCAGCTCTGTTCAAATGTCCGCAACGACATCGGAAGCGCCTGACTGCTCAGCAGGGAAGATTTGTAAAATTCAACAGGAACGCACAGCGTATCCAGCAGCTGTTCCTTGGTATACTGCAGCATGTCAACGGGAACGATCGCCTTGCCGTCCCCGCCCAATGTCAGTTGCTGCACAGCGGTCGGAATCATCTGCCAGCTGGACTGATGCAACGCCTGCGAGCGCAACGATCGGTCGATTACCGATCGCAAATATCCAAGGTTGATGTTATGTACAGCTCCTGATGTCAGGTCCGAGCCTCTGGCTGTTGTCGCGGGATCAGGGAACAGCAGGCGGATTGGCAACATAAAGTCTTTGACAACCGACTCCGTCTGACGCTCCAATAACATCAGCTGAATGATGTACTTGAACGAAGTCAGAAACCGTGGCAGTCCCCACCCCTTCATCGTCTGTTTGTTCATCGCATCCGATGTCGTAGCCAGATGCAGACAGGAATCTCCGTTGAACTCAATCGCAGACTCGTTCACCGTAGCATCCAGCAGGAGCTTCGGCAGTGTTTCCAATGCAACGGACTGCGCGATGTTGTCGATGAAATCCCGATCCGCCTTTGAAGGCGTATACGTAATTTTTTCAGCGTCGGTCAGCGCACAGAAGTCGATGTCGATGTGAAGTGGGTTCCAGTTGATCACATTCAACGGCTGTGCTGACGCACGATCCACATAATCGACGTAAGGATGAACCCCGTTGTACTTACAACTGGGGCAAACGGTCGTAAACTCCCCTTTGTTGAAGTCATAATCCCGACCCCGACGCAGCTTTCGCAGATATCGGAATGTACCGCAACGCGGACATTTCAATGTCCGCGTTATCGGAAGCATTGCCGTTGAAAAACTGTTGCCATAGAATTGGAGGTCCAGTCCGACTGCGAGGATCTTCTGCTCGATCTTATGCTTCATCATCAGCTGTGTCTGGAAGTGATCCCGACTGTCAGAATCTTCCAGATCTCCGACGATATCCACACCGTTCAGAAAATATGCGATCGCACGCAAAATCGCAGCAGTGAAATCGCCATGTCTCGATCGCAGCCAAATCGCCCACATCATAGCATCACGCAACGTGACGGGATACAGCTTATTGGAATAGCTATCCCACAGGGGTTGCGCCAGCATCTGTGCATATTGATTCGGCGCACCCTCTAACGAGTATGGACGAGCAGCATTGTTCATTATGGTTCCTCAAATTTCGTCATCTGACGAATATAAGCCTCTTTCTCCGTCGCGCACTTTGCGCAGACCGGAATCTCACAAATTCGTTTTACTGCAGGCGCACCGCAGAGTTGGCACCGAATATCATTGGACGTTTTACGCAACACAATTAATCCTCCAATACATCCAGAATCGAGATATCATCCTCATCTGACACCGACACGGCAGGAGTTGTATTCACAGCGCTCTGTGCTGGTGGAACTGTTGCCTGTGCAGAGAGTCCGGCTTTTTTGCTGAACCCGTTGATATCCGATTCCAACAGTTCGCTGTAATCAACAAATCCGGACTGCTCGATCGAGAACCGTCGTCCAGCAGATTTCGATACCAGATTGCCGGTGGTATCATGCGTCGTCCGCTCTGCACGCAACGCAGGAAGCGGCACTTTATTGGCGGCGGCCAAATGTCCAGGAACGGGAAGGATCGCATGATTCAACGCCTCTTTTGTTTCCTTGGCGTCTTCAACAATGCGAATGTTGTCCCCGTAATGCCTTCTCAGGTAAGCGCTCTTCGAACGCATAATCAACTCGTTCTGCCGTCTCCGATCGTATGTCGCTGCCATACTCGCACCCTTTCTCCAAATTATTTTGGTTCTCGTTTCATTGCCTGTTGATACAATTCAGACGCAGATCTCGTCCGATCCGCATCAGAAATACCGGATTCAAAATAGAGAGGATTCCGTTTTACCAGATCCTCACGCGCTTTCATGATCTCTTTGCGGTTCAGTCCACGGGATTGCTGCGCCGCATACCAGGATCGATACAGCTCCGGATTGAACGTACCTCGACTGACATAGGATGCATAAGCCGCCGGCTCCAATTGTTCAGACACGCTTCCACCGCCCAGCTTCTCATACCACGGCATCGCATTCCAGATCGAATTCCGAATACGCTGTTCTTCATTATTCCCCTTACTGCTCAGTGCGTCCGCATAGGAACGGCCCATCGCAGATGTAGATCCGTTTGACAGCAGAAACAACCATGGATTTCCAGTGACTGCACCACCTACTGTACCAACTGCGTCCGATGCACGGTCAGCTTGATCCCCCAGATTGTACAACACCCGTCCGAGCCTCGCCGCCGTTGTGTTTCCTTGGAACGAATTACGTACGGCTTGTTCCCGCTGTCGCTGTTCTGCCGCAATCTGATGAGGTGTCTTCATCCATTCAGCGCCATGCACCAACCCAGCGCCAAGCGCTCCTACGCCGGGAGCAAAACCACGCGGAAGAAACTGAAAACTGCGGGAGGCGGGACCGGCAGCAGTCAACGCCCTTGCCGTTGCAGACACCAGCGGAGCCCCCGACACGGTAGCTCTTGCTGCCGCTGGTCCCCAAGTGCGTAAGGGCATTTGCGCAAGACCCCAGAGACCCAGCGCACTGTGCAGTTTAGTGCCGTAAGAAGCCACTGGAGAACTCTCATTTGTCTGTTGCAATCGTCGATACGCATTCGAAGCACTCTGCAGATGCGCCGGAAACAATCCGCCTTGATACACAGGAGCTGCGGTAGAACCAGCAGGACTGAGCGGATAGCCGAATTGCTGCTGAGCCCACGAATTCAACACAGGATATTCCATACCCGTGCGTTTCTGGAAGCGCGCCTGTTCCAACGGTGTGACAGGGCGCGGATACATCAGACGAACGGGACCTTGCGAGATCAGACCTTGGTTGTTGTATTGAATTCGTGGTGCCATAAACTGTCACCTCATTACTTAGGCTGTGCAGCCAGATATCCCTTCGCAAAGGCAACAGGTTCCGGGCTCTTGCCCAGATAGCCGAGGATCAATGCATCCGCATTCAGCTTCGGTTGATACTGATGCGGTTTCTGTTCGTTCGCCATAATGCCTATTCCTTTCATTTGTAAACGTGATAACTTATGACAATATAATAGTACCGACACCAACTTTCAATTCACATAGGAGGCGTGATCCCTGTATGAGCTCCGCACAAATTATACTTCTTGCCGTTGCTATTCTACTGACAACAACGGGTTGTCAGACACATACGATCACAACGTACTACCCACCGACAGAACAGTTCCATACAATACGGGACGGCAACGTATACGGACCTGTTCAATCGGAAGAACGAATCATCGGTGCCAATGAGTTTTCAAACCACAAAACACTCCACGTATCGGCATTCAACTGATGAGAACATCCGGTCGTCGAAAAACCAATGGGACATCTCCTGAAGAACTACTGGTACGTAAATTATTTCAACAACTATCGAAACGTACGAAATTGAGATTTCGCCCTACGGAATACGATAAGGACTTCGTGTTCACCCGTGCGCTATCATATCTGTCAGAAGAAAGCAGACTTCGCCTGTTATTGATTTGTGCACGCCGTGGATATATTACGAAAGAATAAAAAAGCATCCCACCCGAAGGTGAGATGCTCCCGGTAGTCCTATACAGGAATCATGGATGTCAGTAGTCCCGAACCAACTCCCAGCGCTGTGACCACCGATGCCAGCGCTCCCTTTTTCTTTCCGGTGTTCCCACTCGCGGGCTGTTCGACCGATGTTGCGGCCGACTCAACCAGCGGAGCTCTGCCAACAGATCATCAGACTCCGCACACCTAAGTGCGATAAGGAAGAGTTGATTCGCACGATATTTATGACCGAAGATATCTGCTGTATGCTTCGTATGCTATTGCGGAAGGAGGAATCGCTGATTCAGGAGATCGCGGAAGATATCTACTGCAACTTTGAAAAGCTGTTGCAGGAGCACCGGCTTACTGTGATCGCGGATCGATATCACGAGAAAGCGGCAGAGAAATAACAAGAAAGGGGAAGGGCTGTCAGGCTCTTCCCCTTTTTTTATATACACGCTGTCATCATCATTATTTCAGATGGAATTCCTTTTCATGCGCCCGAATCGCTTCCTGGATGCGCGGAACAGTCTGCTCCAGAATCATACGGCGCACTTCCGAACGATCCACCAACGTGCTGTTCAATACTGTCAATTTCAGCTCGATGGACTTGATATCCTGTACAATGGATTGCATCTGCTTCTGTGAATCAATACCGTGAACCTCTACTCGCTCCATCCATGCTTTCACGAAATACGTATTGACCGCAAGCATCAACAGCATCGTGATACTGATCACACTGACTATAATCGTAGCCACGCTCTTCTTTTGTCCGCTAAGCCCTTTCTCCACAAGTTCGGATACTGCGTCTTTGATTTCGTCTGTCATAATGATATACGCCTATAGTAATGTAGATTCGTTGCTGTCTGACACTACTATAGGCGTGAGAATTGCCGGTTACAAATAATCGGCGGAAACGACGTTACTGATTGGAAGCGATATGTCCCATCAGCTTACCGAGTGCGATCGGAGCCAGTTCCGGATTCTGCTTGGCCCACTCCACCACGGCGGACTGCGCACCGTCATTTGCCACCTTGCACAGAGTCGTCCAGACCTCCGCTGCGCTCGCTTCCTTCTGAATCGCTCGATTCACAGCCTCCGATGCCGACTTCTGAAGCGGCTTAATGTCGATCCCTTCCAAAAATTTGTTTCCTTCCATAGTACCAACTTCCTTTTTATTTGAACCAGTTAATCAGTTTTCCGAGCAGTGAATCCGTCACAGTCGGAATATCTTCCGGATTTCGGTCAGCACGATTTGCCGCGACCTTCAATTGATTGTGCGTGAACATGAACCATACGGGTTCTCCGTCCACTTCCATCAACACGGGATAATACTTCGCAGCTTCATTGCGTTTCCGCTGCTTGTTTTCCACGGCTTCCAGTTTCTCTGCCATCTTATCGTCCTCCTATCAAGTTACGATTTCGATTGCGAACAGCATCCGCAGGACTGTTCGACATCAGATCCTGCTGTGTATTCCTATCTTCGATCCGACGTTGCGTCTGATTCCACGGCAACTGTTCCGAAGAGAACATCGACGATTGAAATGCACGGGGCAGCGACGTCTGACGCTCCGCAGACTGCGCGGCATCCTGCATCTGATTCCACATGAAATCCGGTCGTTGCAATTGCTGTTTGTTTTGATACTGTGCCTGATCACTGCGTCGTTGCTCCGCTGCCAGCGCCCCTCGCATCTGCTGCATTGCGCTCTGCTGATACATATCGCGCTGCGGATTCGTGCTGAAATATAGCGGGCCCTGCTGCGCCGTAAACGCTTCAACTTCCTGCGGCATGTACATATTCTGAAGTTCTCGCGGCGTCGGTTCCCGGAAGCGTTGGAACGCCGCCTGTTCCGCCTGCTGGGACGGAATCACAGGATCTGCTGCCGGCTGATTGGGACGGAACTGCGGAGGAACGTCGGACATCCGTACGGTGCGCGGCTGCAGCGCAGCCTGTTGACGCGCCTGCTCCTGCTGTTCCAGGATCTGATTCATCCGACTCATATCCGCTTCCTCGATCATCTGCTGCTCCCACTGATCGGGAGAAACAACCTCCGGTACCGATTGCTGCTGAGCAAGCGCTTCTTCCTGCGCCTGCCGCAGTTGTTCCTGTACGCCTTCTTCCTCCAATTGCTGCCGATCTGTGTTCACCGCAGCGATCGATGCTGTGTCTGGATTGCGTACACCTTCCACAGTCGGATTCACACCTTCCGGATTGACATCCGGCTGCTGCGGCTGAATCGTCTCACCGGTACGTGGATTTCTTGGAGTAATGTTGTTTTCCTGCCACCAGGTATTCCACCACTTCGGCGCTTTTCCTCCCAGCATCCAGCCAACCAGAATACCGAGAACAGGTCCCCACCAGCTCCTTGTCATCGCAGCTCCTGCCAGACCGCCGAGTCCAGCGCCCGCGACACCCCACCAGGGAGAATCCGGATTTCCCACGGGACCGAGCGCTTCCTTTCGCATAGGCACGGCCCACTCTTGTGTCTGTTGCGTCATATCAAACCTCTTGTTTACGTGCCAGTACAGATGCAATGTTCGGAACATCAGGACACCACCGGGTCCGAATGACGTCTTCCGGATACTCGGCCTGCAGCACTACGTATCCCTTGTCCTCCAGCCATTCGCAAATGCCCATGCGGTTCAAGCACCAGATGTGTTCGTTCGGCTTATAGTGTTTCCAGTTTGCCAACCCGCCAATCGTGTCCAATGTATCATCGTCCGGCGTCTCCGGAAACGACAGATAGTAGTACGTTGCCGGAATGCGGAACAGATCATTGATGTCCTGGAAGTGCTCCAGCACATCGAACAAACACGCAATGTCCCAATTCGTCTGATACAGTTCATCCGTGGAGATGGATTGCTCTCCTTCCACATCGTATGGAACGCAATCCCGGAACACACGCTTTCCGATCTCGGTAAACCGCAAATTCCCGGCACCGACATCTACAACGCGAAACTCACGCAATTTCGTATAAGGAAGCGCTGCGGACAACCAACCGATCCGAAACCAGCTCATTGCATCGTTCGTAGACTGACTGTTCCGATACTGCTCGCTGTAGGAAAACGGTTTCGGATTCTGCTGCTTCCAAAAACCGTACATTGTTTTTTCAAATTGTTCTGCCATCGGAGTACGCCTTTATTACCCAATCACGAATTTTCTCTGCGGTCACATCTTCTTTCTTTATTATATCCGCAGATCCCCGGATATACGAATGCAACGGATATACGGTATGTACGAACAATGTCGGAATTCCGATTGCCGACGCAAGCCAGTACGGACCGGAATTACAACCGATGAATGCGCCGCAGCGCTGCAGAAGTCCCGTCAGTGCGGAGATACGGGGCTGGCATCTGCGCACCGTCGCATCCACAAATGGGTACTTGTAGTTTTTCTTGTTATGATACTTGTGCTCAAAATGGACTTCAATTGGCACACAGCCTGCCGCCAGCACGCCTTCCCAGATACTCTTGGCGGTCTGGATCGGAATGCTCTGTGCCGGAAAACAGGTACTGTTGAAATGCACGCCGACCAGTGGACTTCGACACGCCAGAATTGGCGGATAGGTATCCGGTACAACTGCATCATAATCGATTCCAAGTTCCTGCTCACAGCACATCCGTGGTTTCGTCATACCTGGAATGTGCTCTCCGCAGGGAAAATCGATTGTAAACTCATAATCAGCAGGTCCTGTCACATCACCGTCATCAAACAGCTCTTCCTGCCCGTTGTATGTCTTCAATGCCCAGTAGACATCCGGGTACAGCGCTTTCAGCGCGTTGTAAATCGGAAGAAACAGGACCGTATCTCCCAGACCGTGCGCAAACAGCAATCGAACACGCAGGCCCGGACGCAAATACTCCACCAATTTCTTTCCCTGAAACTCTCGAACTTCAATCATAGCGATTCTACTCTCTGTTTGATGTTGGATCGTATCGAACGGTACTCAATATACCACCGCTACAATGCATCTGCCAGAGTCTTTTTGTGCGGCGTTCTACAGATAAAATCAGCTGCGCGATGTGTGAGATGCCTCACGTTTTTCAGCCAGCCGTAATAGCGCCTGCCGTAAACGCTGCAACTCTGCCGGCTGCTGTTCCTGTATACGAAGACCGGTCGTCCACAAAGAGTGGTCATCCTTCACATGAATGTTACTGCCCTCAGGTGCAATGTCTCCCAATACAAGCGGATTCATTCGAACAAAGGCGTTCGGAATCGTTTTCGCGGTATAATCCTTCGGTCGGATATTTTTCCACATACCGACCGTATTCGGTTTGTCCCACCCGAACAGCTTTACTTTCGCCGCATACAGCGGGTCTGCAGATACAGGATCCAACGTATACATTGACTGAATTGGATGCTTGGCACGCTCCGCCGCTTTCAGCGCTCCGCCTCCACCCATACTGAATCCCACAAGGCTCACAGTATCCTGTGGACGAAGAGAATCAATGAAGTTCACAGCAGTGTCGATCTCTCCATACGGAATCACCGCAGTATTCTTCGACGCTTTTGTGGGAACCGGACGCTTCTCTTCGCCGGCACCCGGCATATAAACGACATAGTGCTGACCGGGTGTGTTAAGATCTTTTGAAACAGCAGGCAGCGCAGGCAACTGTCCTTTCCGTTTCTTCGTATACAGACCACCGGTATGTTCTAGAATGTTCTGTTTCAGCGCATATGTTCCCAATCCACCCAAACCAAGGGCACCTGCCCCAATCAATGTATTGCGCAACCGTCGCTTTTTACCGCTCAGCAGAAATCCGAGCAGTCCGCCAATACCCGCACCCACGCCTGCATGGGTCAACGCCTCTTTATGATTCCAGTTTTCCGGAACCGTCGTCACAATATCACGAATTACATCCTGTACTGTCCGCATTTCAACTCTCCGGTCGAAACAATTTTGTCACTTGATCCATCAGCTGTTGCTTCTCCTGTGCGCGGGCTGCCAGATACTGGTCGACAGACGTTGTCGGAGATGTAAACAGCTTTCCGAGCCAGGAGCGATCATCCGGCAACGTGCTGTAATAACGTTGCACCGTCACCTTTCGTTCCGACTCCGGTAAATGCGCATGACTCTTATATCGTACGCCTCTTCCGATAACCTGGTCCAAACGCGCCTCATTGAAATGTGGATCCAGCAGCTGGATCAATTTCGTCCCCTTCAAATCCAATCCTTCTGAAGCGCTTCCGGATCCTATGATCACAGGAATCTTACCACTGTTATAGTCGTCAACGACCTGTTTCTTATCCTTTGCGTCCAACGCACCTGTAAACGTACGGTACGGAATGCCACGTGCTTTCAACAGCTCACCGTACGGTTCTACACCGCTTCCGATAAAGTTGGAATACACCAGTCCTCTGAAATTCGGATCGTTCCGATACATCTTCGCCAGACGATCCGCCGCTTCCCGCAGCTTCGTACTCTGTTGCTCCAGCTGTTCCGGCGTCAACGCCTCCGAAAAACTGCGTGTCGTGTTGGATGCCTGTCTGACGCCCGTCAAGAAACTGTTCAGCTGTTTGGCTTCCTGTTTACTGGGTGGCAGATTGTGCCGCAACTTATATCGAATCTCACTGGGAAGATTTCCTTCCAAGTATCGGTACAACAAAGTCTGATCTTCGGACATCGGTACTTCAATTGACTCGTCTATGACTTTCGGCTTTTCGATCTCTTTGTCGAACACGTCGACATACGGTTCAAATGCACGGCGCAACTCTTTCACATTCTTCAGTTGATGAACAACGCCCGGTTTCGCGCGATATAACAATCGTGCCCACAGCGTCGGCGGAACCTTGACTTGATTGATGTACCTCTTTTTAAACTCCGCATCCTGTACTGGAACAACCGGACGCTTCGCCACGATGTTGATCAAAGACGCCCAGTCGGTCACATCATTATATCCAGGCGTACCGGTCAGCGCATACACTCGCCCGGCCCTTTGAAGCAGCTGCCGCACATAGTTCTGTCTCTTTGTATCCGGATTTCGTAACGCATGCGCTTCATCTACGATCAACGTACTGCCAACCGGTATCCGCAGATTTCTACGAACGGCAGTTGGCAGCGACATGACCTGAATATCAGGTCCTCCCTGCTTATGCTTGGCAATTTCTTTTTTGAAGTTTGCAACAAGCGGTGCCGGAACCAATGCCGTCGCGGGTTTTCCGAGCGCATCCGCAATTGCAATCGCAGTCAGTGTCTTTCCAGTCCCTGTACCATGCGCCAGAATCAAATTGTTGCGCAGCGCTTTGATCAACGCACGTTTTTGATGTGGCTGAAGCGTTGTTTTGATCTCTGCCCGCTTTTGCATGTAAGTTCACCTGTTGTGTCTTTTGTATCACGTTATTATAACATAGCTACAGAATTCTCGGATTTCACATGTCATATAAAATGATAGCTAAAAGAAAAAACACAGGGAGGGGCTAAGCCCCTCCCTGTGAATACGCTGCAGTTACTCGATATCATCCGAGAGCAGCATCTGTACTGCCTGATGCATTCTGGCACACCGAGACTTGCACATATTTCGCATCGACATCATATTCTCGACTTTCCAGCAATCACTTGTATCTGAAGCACGTTTCTGCGATATCGTTGCAAATGCAAAAAACGGTACACCATGCTTGCCTGCAATCTTTGCCGCATGTGTAAACGCATCTCCCAGCTCTTGTTCTGCGGCGGGGGATAACGTAAACGTACACTCATCCGCTGACGAATCCCCACTGGCAGCCGACGGCATATCCGCGAACAGTCCGTGTAACAATGCACTGAGCATATTTCCTGCGGCAGACGTTTTATCGATGACGGCCCCCAGCAGTGGATGCAGACACGTCTTCTCCGTGTCTTTGTCATCTTGCTTCAACTGCTCAACAGGAACATCGGGAATCCCCTGAAACAGTTGTTTCAAAGTATCGGAGAACGATCCGGACGAGTCAGCGTCAATCGCCGGCGTATCCAGATCCTTGAACTTCAGATCCAGCTCCTTGGTACGATCCGTCTTATTGTGATGCTCACAGTCGCCCACTGCATTGGCATATGCCTGTCGCTCTTTCTCATTCGCCCTGCGCAACAAGGCAGCACGCGGAACCCAGATAACGTCCTGCAGTTTGATCTGATACTGCACAACGCTTTCTTCTGTACGCGGTCCATCCAGTACCAACACAATGCTGCGCTGCTGCTTCAGCTGAACCAGCTGTGGAATACTCCAATTGTATTTAAAATTGACACGAACCAGATCACCGGTGTGATACTTAGTCGGCTTCGTCGGCATAAGATGCTCCTTTCTTGTTGGTATTGTCCTTTACCTCTACATTGCAGTCAAAACTGCGCGTATACAAGACCTGTCGATCATTGCACACGCTTAATTCCATTCGAATCGTATGCGGATCCACAACGGTAGTCTTGGTGTCTACCGTAACGTCAAGCTGCGATGCGATCGCAGATACCGCATGAACATACTGTATCACCGGATCCTGGAATTCGTTGCACACACGCTGTACGATGGACTCGATGTTAAGTACCATCTGGTACTCACTCGTCGGTACATTCAGATTCTTCATAACGGACGAAAAACACCGCTCGCACAACGACACGGCCGATTTAGCATCTTGTCCGCAGCACTGGCACTGAGTCCTCAGTTCCGGAAACAGCAAATATTCCGTCTGCGTCGGTGGGAGAAACCGTACTTGATGCTCCCGACACCAGGTATGAAATTTCTCCTTATGAATATCCGGAGCTTCCGGCAGCTCGTCGAACATCTGATCCAGGTGACACAGGACGTGTTGACGTGCGTCATCGTCGTAATATTCCACAATCGTGTCTGTTGATAGCAAATACAGCAGTTTTTGATACTCGGTACTCCAACCATAGTTACACAGCCCGCGACAAACTTTCGTCCGACTGCTCCAAGCTGTCTGTTGATACTGGTGAATCAGCAACGTCAGATATGCGTCTATCACAGTTGTATCTTGTGGTACCTCAGTAACTACATAGACCTGTCCTTGTACAAGCATACAAATTTGTACAGTTGAACCGCTGTCAGTCGAATGCAAACGGAACCACATATTCGGATCAAACAATCTCAATAATTCTTGTAATTCAGACCTACACGGTGCTCGATACAGTTGTCCCTGTGTATGCGCTTCAAAATCAGCAAACAATAACAAAGATTCCTGTATGTCAGCTATCGGCTTGTGCCATGCGCACAGCGTATGAAATCCGACAAATTTGCTGTACAGTCCGATCTCCTGCGCCTGTTTGCACAAATCAAACCGAGGCACATCCAGATCCAATGTCATCTTCACTTGAACACTCCTTCTCTTTTTCTTTCTGCAGCGCACCCCCGGTAGCCCGCCATATGTAGTATGCGTCACAATAAAAAATCGCGACACGATCGAATAGCTCCAAATCCAAACAGGACGGAATCCGATATACAGGGTGCTTTGCCGTCATTTACTCTGACTCCGATTGATCACATTGGTCGCAACAAGTCTCACCCCAATGCTCCTGTGTATACCACAACGGCGCTTTCCTGCCGCAGCATGGACACTCTTCCAATCGCTGCAGTTCAGGATGACACTTCGGGCAATCTGTCGCACCACAATAGCACGGTTCTGAATTCATACGTTTATTCTTTCACTCAACTTACTTCCATATACCGAACGTCAGAATCTTGATGATACGCTCATAGCGCCGACATTCAGCTTCTAACTCTCGTGACGGCTGATCGATGCACTGTTCCAACGTACGAATCAACCGCCGCAGAAAAAACTGAATGAGCTGTGTGTACCCGGCGAGAAGCAGACATACTACAATGAAGACCAAAAGCAGTTTTGAAATAATGTCCATATCCATTCTATACATGCGTTCCTTCGATCTCAGACAAAAGACCGGCAATTTCCGAATCTTCATCCAGTTCGTATTTTTCGTGTATTACCTTCAGCAGGTTCCTCATATCCACAGCTTTCGCAAACAACCTGCCGATTCGATCCAGTTGCTCCGACGCAGCGGACGGATCGTTCCACAGATACAGCAAATCAGTCCAGCACACCAGATTTGCGATCGGAACGCCGTCAATCCCATTTCGTATACAACCATCACCGTCGTACCAAAAATCATCGTCCATATAATATTTCTCTTCTTGTTGTCACGATTTGTGCTATTTTTCCCATATAGCACAATCGTGACTTTTCCTGATTTTCTGGAAGGATTTGTGCTATTTCATCTCAAACCACCTCATCGACATACCGCACAGCGTATCATCCACCCGACACGCCATCGTCAACGGCGGAATCCCTACCGTTTCCAGCGAGGCGTTCGGATGCGTACAGACCAGCCGTGTCGTACTGTCACTCCCGACAACGACCGGCACGCTATGCCCGTACCTGCAGTTCTTACAGGATTTCCTGCTCTGTGTCGACGATTTTCTTTCTTTACTCATATCCATCCTTTGTTTCAATATCCGGAACCCATTTCGTTGCGCGTATCTTACACTCATAAGAGTCAATAAACCACGACTCTTTTACGGTAAACCGTACCGTTTGAATTTCATAGCCCGCATGTGACAAACTGTTCATGATTTGCGATACCTGAATCATCAATGCAGTAAACGTACGCGCTCGTATAGAAGACTCGTCACATACGAATTTCTTCATTAATGGCATATAACCCTCCAGATTGATCGTATGAAATTCAACATCCTTCAATCGCATCCAAGTGGGATTTGATCCGTTCTTTCAATCTTCCGATTCTGCAACTGTGACAGCCATGCTTATGTTCTTTCAGATACGCGCAACCGTCGCGCGGTGCGATTCGATGATCCCGGCACGCACCGTTCAATAACCGTAACGTCGACTTCAAATCAGACATCATTGTGCGAATCGCAGATTCATTGTCTATGATCTTCATTTGTACGTCTCTTCCGCATATCTGCGAATATCATTGATCTGTTCCGCCGTATAGGTTTCCAGCCAGTTCAACGCGGCATCGGAAATTTTTCCTTCCGCGATTTCACATCGAAAATCACCACCTTCAGCCTCCAACAGCCAATGACCTTCCAGATGGAGGTTGAAATTCTCGTAAAGCCAACGATCGAGCTCCAGAATATAGTGGTCAAGATCGCGTGATACCTCACTTGAGGGGAAATCGATATCAATATACAGAGGCGAACTTGCCGAAAGCAGTTCAGCAATAAACTCTCCCTGACCCGGTTTCTCTTTTTGAAAACGAGCCAGCAGTTCATCCCGTTGCTTCACTGTTTTGCAAACGACAAACAGTGAACTGTACGCAGAATTACAACTCATAATAACGCTTATTCCTTTTTTGTTCCCAGTATATGGTCTCTACAACTTAGGTATCGTTTCCTTCAAAGATCCAATACCCCTGTAAAGGAAGATCAAAATTATTGCGCAGCCATCGTTTCAGTTCTTTGACATGAACGTTCAGTGCAGTTGGTGCATCTTTCTGATCAAACTGGATATCGATTCGCAGTGATTGCGGGTCGAATTCCTGATTGATTAAAAACACACCGCATCCTGGATTTTCCTCTTGAAACCGGACGATCAACTCCTTTCGCTGCTCCAGTGTCTTAACCTGGACAAACAGCAGACTATATGCACATCCATACGTCATACAAATCACTCCTTTCGTTACGGGCAGCAGTTCGCAACTTCCATAACCGCATCATCCCACCGATCACTCACCGGAACCTCAGGAAACAGATCTTTGACTTCCATGCACCGTACCTCCACTCTTCTCATTCAAAACAACTCCACCCGAACATACTCAATTTTCGGATCGCTGGACTCAACGAGGACACGCGCAAATTTCCGAAGATCAGCGCTCACCGCCGCATCGCGCATCAAACGCCGCAGTTTCAGCTTATCTAGATCATACATCGTATGAGACGGATCTGTCCACTCGACAATGTCTTCGTACTTCGGATCTCTTACAATCCGCTCTAAATTCGTCTGGAACTCATCCGCAGGCAACGATGTGCCGAATTTCACTTGATGCTTACATGCGATATAGGCCTTAACACTCATACTGTCTCCTCATAGATCTTCACTCGTGATTCTCTTGTTTCAAACGTTCTTCTACTTCGTTCAGCGTAGTGGCTATTCGTTCACCGCATTCATCACAAACATACTCAAAGTCACCAGAAATATCGGCAGTATCCCAGTCTAATTCACAACGACCTTTGGTATCGGCTACAATACCCAAGTGCCCGTACTCCAGTTGAATCATATTTGCAGTGACAAATCGTGTTTCTCGACAACGCGGACAGAACAGTTCAACGTAACTCCGTTCGTTGCTTTCCGTCAGTTCGATGCTCTCAGTTTTCTTCGCCATTGATCGCTTCCTCCAAGTTCTTCATTGTTTGCTTTTGCCACAACCGATACACATTCAGCCAGTGATACGCCAATCCATCCAACCGTGCATAATACGGAAACACAGGTGACCGATACGTAACCTGCGGAAGCTGCTTGATAGCATGTCGCATCGTAATCTGTACGTACGCATACTCCGAGTCACCCGAACTTTTTACCCATTCCCACTCGATCTTATGCGGCTGGATACAGGCGTTGATATCAGATTCACCATATGCCGGAATCACACGATATTGATCCAGCTCTTCCTGCGTAACAGCACTTCTGCGTACAATATGAACCGGCGTACCAGTCAACTTTCGCGACAACCAAACGCTTTCGCTTTTTACACCGCTGTTCGGAAACGTACGAAACAGTCTGACGCACCAGTCATAAGACAACACACATTGCTCCGATAACCTGCCGGAAACAGGTCCCGTAATATCAACGTCCTGAATCGCGGCGACGTCGTCCTCCAACGTCGCCAGATACCGTGCCATCGCATTTGCCAGGATCCGAGTCGTGGATTCCTGTTCTTCAGAGATACCGGTGTGCTGCCGATACAGTTGCAGCATCTCTGACACGGTATACGCAGGAGCGCGTAACACATCCTTCGCGACAGGAGTTGCCATCAGCGCGTTTTCAACCACAGCAGGCGGTTCAGTAACCGCACCCGCCATTCCGTGCGCGACCCACTGATACCGGGACGGAAACGCATCCTGCCACCACGCATTCATACACTGAGAACTGATCCGCATCGAAGGCACCGCTTGTTCCAGCATATCGAACATGTCCCGCGCCTCATTGTCCTTGTTGTCGTACTCCATAGAAGTCTCCTGATTGTTTGTTGTTTCGTTAATCAATATCGAATCCCTGCGCAGTATATTCATACCGCTCTATTTCTTGTATCAGTTGTTCGCGTTCCTCCTCTGATGCCGGCTGAATCCTTCCATTATGATGCAGCATATGATATACCTGCATCAACGGTTCAAACTCCATACAAACCTGATTGTAGTCACAATCGTCGTCTTCTTTGAACTTAGGAGAATACGGATTGTTCGTTATAACAGCCAGATCGACCGCGTCCAGCTGATCTTTGAAATCCGCATAATCCGAGAAACCGCGACGCAGCAAATTGTACAGAATTCGGATCAACGTAGTCGCATACTGAGACTTCGACATCAACCCTCGTTCTTTGTATTTTATCGCCCGCAGCATCGAAGACAGCGGATACATCCGTTCGATGCGAGCCGGATCCGTCACATCATACAACGTGTACCATGTGCGCCTCGACAGCAACGACCGTTTATAGTCATCTGTACAGTATGTGAGCAATGAGCCGATGCCATAGCATGACTCTGATGAATCCGTACTACACATGTGCATCGGACGTATATATGCTCCTACCTGTATATGCGCAAAATCAAACGAGTCGACCAGCGCTTCCAACGTCGGATAACAGTAATTACAAAGCTGTACCCGAATACCGTCGCACTGAAACGTCAATGCGTTTTTTGACTCATAGATCGGTTTCGTCTTCAAGTCCTTGCATCTGTTCAGTACCGAGGAAAACTCGGCTGTATCTACAGGGAACACGTCGATATCGTTTACCGTATCCGTAAAGCAACCGCCTGCGATATAACAAGCAGACAATTCCCACTCAAACAGCAACGGTTTGATCCGATGAAACAACCTACGTGCAATCGCCTCATGCTTCTTCTGTAACTCTGTTTCAAAACAAAATGTAGATTCCATCGCTATAGTCTTTCTATGTGTGTAATAGTATAAACAGACCCATGCGAATCAAATACTCCATATATGACTGTTCTAATTAACGTCCGCATGGATCTGTACACGTTGTGAAAATACTACATAGTAGTATTCTGAAGATCTAAAATTGAGCTCAAACCTGTATATCATTAGATTGGGCTAATAAAGAGTCATTTCTCCCTACTGACCTTCGATATCAATGATAATGGTTCGGTTACGACTGACGATGTACGTTGTCACGACGTTGCTGAAACAGCATCCATAGATACGATACAGTCGATTGTTGTATCGCAATTTGTATCTGGTCGGTATCTTCTTCCCATACCCGGATGCGGTGGGAGACAACCCCCGCTGCATCCATTGAGGTTCGTCTACGACAAGATCCTTTAACGCTGCTTTAATTCGATGCGGTGCATTCGCTGTTTGAGATGTTCCCAAAACCATACACGCTCCTTCTGTATAAGATATTCTTCGCCCTCGCTGGATTTATCCTGCTGCATCGGTCGCAACAATTCCCGGCAATGCTGATACATAACATTGACATGCTCCTGAAATACTTGGAAAAACGTCGCTGTTCCATCCGGAAATCGATTTGGAATTCCAGCCTGTTCCGCCTCTTTCGGAATTAAGTGCCATGCAAGTTGCTCCAGATGCCAGCGGGCAATCACGTGACAACCGATTTTTGCGAACAGTCCGGGCACCTGTATAATCTCATAAGGACCGACATGCTGTCCTACAGAAACCCGTCCCTGTACCCAACGAGTCAATGCCGCCTTCAGCAAGGGCTCTTCAATGGAAACAGCCTGCGTCGTTCGCCATATCGTTTTGTTGGACTGCGGTATACAGTACGAAAGATGAATCTTGGATTGTTTGCAATATTGATCCAGTTGTTCGGCATCCAGATCATGCCTGCTGTATGCGTTGTTACAACACAACGCTGCAAACGGGTCGCGCTCAAAGAAGTAACACACAGGATATTGATCTGTTACAGAAACAACCGGACGCACACTCTTCCAAAAATCTTTCAAAAAGTTTTCGATGTTCGCGTGCAGGATGTTTGCTCGCAATTGCAGCGCTTCTGCTGACAGCGCTTTTCGCTGTTTGTTATTCGTCTCGACGCAGATCGTTTTACACTGGTGAATCCAGTTCTGATCAGCAGGCGTAGGTCGAACCGGGTCATATTCATGCAACTGCTCCAGAATAACGCGGTACGCGTTCGCGCTCATCAAATACATCCTGCGATGTTCAGCGTATCGAAATTTCAATATGATATCCGGATCTATCAATCGATGATACAAACGCTCCGAGATGGTCTTCACACATGCTTGCACAGATGAAAACGAATCGTTGTATTCAAACGGAACGAAGATAGCTCGCGACAAGTTTGGGCATGCCATTCGTAAAGGAGCCAGATGTTTTGTAGCCGTTGTACAAGAGAATCCATCCTCTGAAAGCATGTAAACACTTCCACAATGGCAGGCAATGGTCGTGCTGTATGAATAAAAGAAAGGTCCACGAGCAGAACAGCTGCCAGCATAGCGTTCCTCCATCGAATCCGCTGAATACCAAAAATAATGACACAGCTCTTGGATCGTCATTCCCATAGAATCGATCTTTCTTTATTTAATGTTGCATTTGACGCACTTCAGCATGCCACACTTTTTACACTGCAACGTGTAAATCCGAATGTAAGTGAGCGAGCTGTGATATCGTTGCGTATCTTTCTTTTCGACGAGCTCTGTCCTTTCCACTTTCCATTTATGCATATGAGCCCATTTTAATATGAGTTTTATCAGAGCATTCCACATAACAGTAACCTTATAGTCAATGGATAGATTGGTATATAAAAAATGCGACGGTCGCATCAATTGCCGAAGCCGTCGCTCTCCGGTTGGAGTGAAGCAGGAGTACGTCTGGGTCGCACGCTTCTCAGGATCGATGCTTGCCTGTTATGGACTGCACGACAGCCGCTGAGATATGTCACCGTTACTACCATACGTGACTCCAACCGAAAAATCAATGATCCGTCTGAAAGAGCTGTTCTTGCTCTTCCCGTAACAACTGCAACGCGGTCGTAACTTTTTCCTCTACGATGAACATTCCGATGTACATCGGGCGCGATTCTCTGTTCGCCGCATACAATAGCCGATATAACGCGACTGCGACCGCAGATACACCGATACCGGGACGTTGCTGCGATATCTCCAACGATTCAATCGCAGAACGAATGTATTTCGATGCCAGCACCGCATCGTCCGCAACATGCGCCCAACAAAAAATGGAGTGCAGCGCACGTCCCAGGGTATACGGCATATACTGCAAGATGTCTTTCGCAGAGATCGTCGCGGTCAATTGTGCCGGATACCGCACCTCATGATGCTGGCTCTGACTTGAATCCTGAACAACAGGGGGGGTCTTCTCTACAACAGCAACACCGGTTTGCTTCACAGTATTCATATCACTTGCTGCACCGATCAGGCGCTCCCGCGTCATAGGCATCGGACGCTTATTCAGCACACTCGCTGCAGAATTGGACAACGCCTGGAATCGATCAGACTTACCACAACGTGCCAGCAGCAATGCCATCGCAGTCGGCTTGTGCACCGAATACGCGCTGATTTCCACCCAGCGATCCGTACGGTCGCAGAACTGGAATCGAACCGTATGCCTGTTGGATTCATGTGTCCACTGAAGATCCGTCACCTGCATAGAAGCTGGTATCAGTGACTTGAAGTATTCCTCCATTTCCATAATCAGCGGCGCGGTAATCGTACTATGCGATATACACGGATCCGTTCGTTTGTAGATATACTGCGAACCATCCGTCTGACGTACAAAATGGCTGTTCGCACACGCATGCGGATAATAAAGAAACAACGTCGTCAATGCAGATACATGCGGAACCTTTCTCCGTAGATAAGATTGACGCTCACTAAACGTTGTCGCAATCTTTACATCAAGATCCATCTCTCCATATCTCCTACTGCTTTTTACTCAGCTTCATTATTTTTTCCAACCACTCTGCAAGCTCACGCAAAGCATCAATCTGATCGCAGGAGTAATGCAGCAACCAATCTACATCCGTATAACGAACACCGCCTTCCGCAGTCAATTCGCCACGAGACCGCATTCCGTCAACTTCTGCAATCCAATATCCTTGAATCCGCAGTTTGTACACAGCCTGGAGCCGCTGATTCAGTTGAACGATATCATTGTCAAACGATTCGCAATCACCATCGCCCTGTAACAATATTTGAATTCTGGTTGAGTTCGCAGGTCCGCCACGCAGGAAATCGAATGACAGTATCGGTGCTGGATCTGTGTCGTCCTCATCCTCAATTCTCAGTGCGCGCTCTCGCTCCAGTTGCAGACAGGACTCCAGATCATCCGCCTGCTCCACAGAGGCACATTCGACATACAAGAACGGGTTAATAAATGTACTGCTGCTCATTTCTGCTCCTTTGATTCTTTTGCTTTATCATATTGTCGAATCGCCCAGACAATTGCATACATGCACCAGATCGCAGCCGGATGCAACGTTCGATAATTAACATCGACTATGTCAAACGTGTAACCACATTCCAACTCCGTCCCAATACAATCAAACAGCGCATCGAGAGAATCACAGTGGATGAGAATTTGATCATCCAATTCCTGCTGCGCATGCTCCAACTCTGATCCTTGCAGCGATTGCGACTGTGCCCATGCGTCGAAGACTGCCTGGACACCGTCTTCCGCTAGCCGCTGTGAATACAGCATAACATCAATTCCCGCAGGAGCGGCTTCGATCTTCTCGGACCAATACCCCAGCGGTAAATCACTCCGCACACAGTCAGAGCGGAAAAACTGAAACATGTCATGCAACCGGGAAAATACAAATGTCCCGCAATCTCCATGAAACAACAGAAGATTCGGAGAAGTTATAATCTCAAACGCATACATTTTGTCGAATTTCGGATTTCTACACAAAAGATGCCGGTATACGCCGGCATCCCTCATGATTGTCAGTTGGTGTGCGCTCACATCTTCGACAAATTGATCGAGCACTTGCTTTCTATACATGTGTACACTCCCTGTGTTTTTGCAGTGCGAGAATCAATCGAATCATGGTGCCGATTGCTTTCTCCAATGGATGGTCATAAAAATTGATAAAGACAGAATGAATGCCAGTTTCTAGTACATAGAAAACGTCGTCTACGTTATTTCCGACTGATATAGAAACCGTTTTATGTTCAGAATTGTAATACAAACTTGGACGGATATAAACGAGTTCTTTTTCTCCGTCACCGTTTTTAAGCAAAACTTTCTCTGAAAAACTATTGAGAAACTTCTGGAAGATTTGCCCAAAATATTTGGACGGAATATCCGCCGGCAATGGTTGTTCAGGAGAAAGCGCTTCCAATTCAGGAAGAAGCAATTGATAAATGTCAGGACGTCTTCTCTTCAACGACCGAACCGGCATGTTGATTTGATCGGGTTCAAAAATCATTACCAAAGCCACCTTACATTATTGAGATCAGATAAAAGGACTTTAATCGTCGGTTCAATAATCTTCTCAAAAATTCCGTATCGATTTGCAAGACCTGCGCCGAGCTTGCTGATTAGGAAAATTTTGTCAGGTTGGCTTTTGATCCTATTTCTCAAAGAAGAAACAGCTCTCAGATACCAGGGAATGTAATTCTCGCAATTAAAGAAACTTTCGTCTTCATCATCGGGGTGCTTCTTGGTAATGAAGCCAATTGCCTGTTTGTGATAACGAAGTTTTGCCGCGCCACCAAGTCCTCTACCATCGAGATTGTCCCCGAATACAAAGATTTCATTTGGGTGGGCATCGAGGTATTCCTCAGTAATGATTGTTTCCATCGTTTAATTTCCCTTCTTATCTCTTGCAACGAGATAGAGTATCAAATACCCCGCCAGATCCATGAACACGTCTTCATCCTCATCGTTCTGACGATTCTGGATTCGTGAGAGTTTGTCGTCCATACGGACGAGGATTTGTTCTTGTACGGACGACTTAGAAAAACAGCGCTTGGGCTCCAATGCGGAGTTTCCATACTTTCGATTCTTCTCAAGGAGTAACGCTTTCAGTTCATCACACTTATTTGCGATTCGTTCCTGAGTTTCAGTAAAATTTTTCATTCACTTTCCTTTTCATAATTGCGCAGACAATTCAGATTGCTGCAATCATCTGCCGCGCAAAAAGTCATATCTTTATAGTAAATCATCTGATACTCTCCAATTGTTTCGTCAATACAGTTCTATCTTCGGATAAGATTCTGACACTCGCTTTTCAGCCGCACGCACGTCTTTCACTTTCTGTACGGCTGCACACAAAGAATTCACCTGCGCATCGGTCAGTGTAAGATCCCGATCCGTATTTCCATAACGCAGCACAGTTTTATCCTGTTTCACTCGTTCCACAAAGTCATCAATCAATGCTTCGACAGACTTTGGAATGTCGTCATGATCCGACAGTTCATTCGCTACTAGAGCCATTAAACAGTCTTTGGACAGCGCATTTAACGCATAAATTGGATCTGCGTAAAAGATCTGAAGATTTTTACCGGGCAGTAGATCTGCGTCGCAGATCACAACTGCCAGCATATCCTCATCGTAGCAGACCACTTCATTAAATACTACCGGATAAGAACCATCCCACACATCGTTAGATTCCATCAAAGGTCAACCTTTCCCGTTTTTCTCTTCCTGTTCATCGCCGATGCGACTGCACCGCAACACACAACGATTTCACCTGCTCGTCTGTCAAAGCAAGCAGATTACCCTCCCAATAGCCTAGTGGCGTCTCATACATGCTGACTTTTTCAATAAATTCGTCAATCAGTTCTTCCAGGCTTTCCGGAACTTCGCAGTCCAGCGGCATTTCATCTTCTACGCACTCCATCAAGTAATCCTTTTTCAGTGCATTAGACGCATAGATAGGCTCTGCGGAGTAAATAGGAAGAGCTTTACTGGGTTTTATTTCCAATGTGCAAAGCATATCCACCAGCATCTCCTCATCATAACAGACAGACTCGTCAAAAAAGATCGGATATTCTCCACTCCATACCTTAGGTTGTCTCAGCATTAATAACACACTCCTATTTTCTTATTTTCGATTTGTTGAAAGAGTTCGGCGATGTAATCCCGAAGCGGACGAACGAATTCATCAAAACAAATGTGAAGCGGTTCTGTGCCAAGCAGACCACTCCACGACTCCTGCTCGAACAACCACTTCCCCACCTCGTAATGAATATGGTGACCATCCTCAAACGTATCAACGTAACGATATCGATAAAGATTTCCCTCGATAAACGTATTGTCATCGTCTTTATTACCAAAGAAAAAATACCGGATAGCATCGAGTGCCAATCCAAGATACCCGTCAGCATCCTGCAAACCGGCAATCTTCCAGAGTTTTTCCTGGGGATCATTGCGGAATACATCCACGGGTTCCGGTTTGGGCAAACGCTGTTTCTGGATTTCCTGCCGGGTCAGCGGTCGAACACAGCCGGGAACAGTCGGATCGAACATCAACTGCCAATGAAACGTCTGTTTCGTCATCGTATAGTGCTCATTGATTCTCGTAGTCATTTACACTTCTTTTTTCTTTTGGATTTACACAGTAACCGTTCAGGCGGTATTTGATACCGTGGCGTAAGATGCATATCGAAACGGTTTTCATACATTGAATACGCTAATGCAGGACGCACTGCCGCTCGACTTGTGGTACTTTTCATCAGATGATATCCGGAAGTTACGGACGGTTCTTCCGTAATATCAGACACCGTGGTGGTGGTCGTCGTATTCGTTGGATCAATCGTCTTCGTCAAGGATCGCCTCCATTCTTACCCGTTTGTATAAACGGAACAGTGCATCTACGGGTTTCTCATCGTCACGCCATTCTTCATGCATGGCTTCCCCACTGCATTCGAACGTCCGACTTACAACGGATCGCTCTTCCCACAGAATATCGGCTCCTCCCGGAATTTCTTTCAATAAATCCTCATAGGAAACTATAACTTTGTGATTTTCTTGCTGGCTTGCCGGATCGATAAATTCCAGTTTAGCTGCCTTACAATGTTCAATAAATTCTTCCCGCGTACGTGCAATCCGGCAATGATGCGCTGAAAATGCGCCGATACTCAATGCCTCATATTCGGGTAAATACAGCACCTGTGCTGGTTGTTTTCCATAATCTGGATGCGTTGTGAAACACAGAATCCTCATCCCTGAGTTCACAAGGTCATACAAACGATCATAGTCTTTTGATGTGATATACGTGTCCATACTCTATTAAATGATGTTGTGTGTTTGCTGTTGATAGAACCATCAGTTTAATCCCGGCACATGGGAATCAACGGATTGTTTATGTCATCAGGCATATAGTGGGGAATCGGAACATGGGCAGGTTCTGGCAATGATTCCAATTGTCCATCTTGTACAATCGAGACCTCATGGCACAGATTTGCGGTCTCACTGAATGAGGACAACTGATCATCTAACGCGTTCTTAATATCCTCAGTCTCAATGTTCGATGTCGTTGTAATGATCACCTGAAATACGATTTTTCGCATGGTCATCTCTCCTGTTTGTTACTTGAACGGCGTCATAAATTTACAAAAACTTTTCAAATAAACGGATGGAGTCTCTTCGATTTTTTCAGTGAGGTATTTTCGAAGTTTGTGTGCAGGTATCAGATCAAACAGTTCTGCCAGCCGAGGATCATACTTATACCGCTGAAAATATCGCTGCTTTAACTCCTCTAACGTCTGACTGGACACAATGCGATCGCTGCTGAGTTGCGTTTCGGCTGTTTGTTTGCTTCGCTTTTTACTCATACCTTCCACATCCTCCATACTAAAATTGTCAAAAATCCGAACATCGCAAAATTTACGCCAACAAGTGCAAATGCCTCAGGCCAAGTCATTCATCGCTCCGTAGCAAAGAAAATAAAACACCGCACGCAATTCCAATAACAAAGTAAAGGAACCAAAATTTCGCGTTCATATTCAACATACCCACCTACAGATGTATCCGTCATAGTTCTGTATCGCATCTTGATATTTCTTGCTGAAACCATCCGCATGGTCCTCAATCAGAGCTTGTTTACCCTCATTCCCGCAATAATGAATATAGTATGCCAGCGCAATGGACTCTGCGCTATATTCGAGCTTCTCAATAGTCATTTCTCCATGAGACGCCTTAACACGTCCGCAATTATTCCCCATATTCTCATCGGCATAGAGCAGAGTAAAATCCACATACTTTGCCAAAGCTCCCAACCAGCCTTCCGGTATACACCATGCTGTCTGAAACACGGGAAGCTCACCCGGTGCCTTGTCTGTCAGTTCTCCGTGTGCATTCCACTTGGTACCCCAATGGTTAACACACCAATCGTACCAGTCCGCAAAACCAAACTTTTGACGATTATACTCTGCCAAAGCAAGCGACGCAGGAACGCCCTGATCTGCGCATCTCTGCAAGAACTCGCCTAAATTGAATCTTTTCACATCGGGAAAAACAAATCCTTCCGGAAGCTCTCCATACTGCGGAGAATCGATATGCATCGTTTCAGGCATGGGTAATAGAACATTAAAGTCAATATATCCGTCAGAATTGACAGCGACGCGTTTAAACATGGTTATGTCGCTGATGTGATGAAATTTGATTGTCACATAATTCGCCATTTGAACCTTCTTTCTTTTTTTATAAATGATTCTCTCTATACCGATTCACTTACTGCAATGCTTTTACATTTTCCCGCTCCACCAATGAGGATACAATAAAATCATACGCCTCGTCGTACTCGCTAAATTCACACTTCCTACGATCCCATATTACCTGATACTTATCACGGCCAAGAAACTTGCTATAGACATCTGTAATATACGAATGCGCATCGTGTCGAATTTTAAGCCATTTGGAAAATTCTGATGGACAATGACGGCTGCGATATGCGTTCTGTTCTCCCGCGAAACCTTCGCACTCCTGTACATCGCCATAAGACCAATTTTGACCATATTCAGCATGCTTACAACTACCGTAACCATCACGATGACAACAAACGGAACAGCACGAAGATGCCTCCAACTTGATCCGATTGATGATGTGCTCTACGGAGAAGTTCGTAATAATACAGAATTGTTTTCCGGTTCTCAATCGTATCTCATGAATACCATGATGTTCCGTTCGCAGCGTTGTATTAAACGAGATGCAGTATTGTAGCACAACTCGTTCCAATTCCACTGGAACCTGATAATTGCTGTCCTTAAAAAAGGCAAAATCGATATAAAAATGAGCTTGCCCCACATACACATCATAAAACGAAGAACCACCCAAGTCTCGTAACGAAATCTCAATATCATTGTGCATTGTCAGTCATCACCTCCCAATACAAACATCAAAATAATTCCAGCGATTCCGGCAACGAAACAAATGAATTGCAGATGCTCATTCATGACCGAAATCATCGCTCCTGATCCATTCCATTCCATTCCATTCTCTGTCACATAGGATTCCACTGCTCGACGTAACCGCGTTTGATGTATTCACGTTTCGTACTTTCCGTGATATAGCAACCACCAAGACATCCAGCGACGACAGCAATGACCATGATCATAATAAACCCGAATACGAGCGCTGTGCCGATCACTGCCTCCCGCGTATCATCATCCATATCGATCATTTCACTTTACCTTGATTCGCTTGAAACTGATCGCCCACACCCACGGATTAGCATCCCACGATCCACATGTAGATTCCCACAGCTTTTTAAAGACCGTTATTGCCGCTGAATTACGCACCAGATCATTCGAATAGGGAGCTGTTTCGAGATCGATACACAAACTTGCGAATTCGCTTTCCATGTCGATTCCTTCGGCAATGGCGTCTTTCTCGCTGATATCTTGCAGCCGTTCAGTTCTCACATCGGTTACTTCCAGCCAGATACGGGCAGCGGCTTTCGGCATGTGGATCGACGGATACCAACGATCACCACCAGCAGCGGGAGGTCGAGAATCCCATCCATCAGGCGTAAACCCTTTTTCAAAGTCCGGGTAATCAGCCTTGTAGTAATAGAACTGTTTTTTCGTATCAGAGTCGACATAATAGTACGACCACGTTTCCCGCACATAAATATGATCGCCGACGTTACAAGGTTTTTTCCACCGATTGACGTGTGGCTTTCCCCACACGTCTTGGCCGAAGTTCCATTTGCCCTGCCAGGCATTGCCGTTGCTGTCGATACGGCAATCACGGGCAAGCCTTCGCGTCTGCGTTTTGCGCTCGTCCAGAATTGCCCGGACCATCTCGCTGGAAAACAACATTCCGATTTCTTTCACCGCCCACCCCTCGCTTTCTTAGCCGCCTGGTCTTGCAGGAATTTTACTTCCCGTGGCGACTCTTTTATCGTGATTTCTCCGCCGGTCGTCGTGGACAAAATGTAACGTACAGACATTAAATGCTTTGCCCACTGTTCACTCACCATCGCGATGATATCCGTGTTGACGATCAACTCATTTCCGCGACTGTCATGCAATAAAATCAGCATTTTCCCCTCACTTTCTTCAAGCGTTCACATACTTTACAGGCAACTCCCGCGCTCATTTCTCATACTCAATCCTCTTCCGCGCGTTCTCCTTTGATTGCCTCGATTTCATCTTCAATTTCGCACCAACGAATCCAGTCCGAATCATCAGATTCCGTGATTCGCTGCTGCTCTTCACGCAATTCCGCTATATGAAGAACCTCTTCCAATATTTTTATCTGTCCCTGTGTACTCATATATTCACCTCCACATTATCCAAAATCCACCGGATTTCCTGCGAACGCGTCCTCATTTATTTTTATCGTTCCCCCATCATACTCACATCGAATCTACTGCCTGCTGAAGATACTCGACGGCAGCCTGCTTTGCTTCATCCGTACTGGAAAACGCCTGTACAGATATCATTTCACCGAGTCTGAACCGCCATACATTCGGCATAGTCTCAAATACCATTGCATTCGCCAGTGCTTCAATCTCAGACGAAAAGAGCTCAAAATTGGTAATCGCATGATCCTGAAAGTAGTCACAACCTTCCGCTTCAATCTGTTGTCGAAGCAACTTATTTCTCCAGAGATCACATCGCTGCTCCCGATAGCATCCTTTGCATTGTTCTGGGCTGCTCATGGCGCGGATACGGTCAGCATTGGTCTGTATGTCTTCAATAAAAATCACATCCGCCCCATCCTGCCTTCGTTTAGCGTTACAAGATGGAAAAAGTCCAATACCCGCTGGACAAGCTGTTTTATCGAACACGCAGCCATCACAACCATCTTCCGCTGGAACAGCTTTGTATTTCACTCTCCCGACACTAAACGCATTTTCATTCATTCTTTTTATCCTCGGTTAACGCCTTGTCTATGATCTCTCGGATATGCTGCATCGCGAAGCATTTTTCTACGCCACGTCCGCAATCGCTGAAAAATGAGATACGTGCTTGCTCCCTAACCTTAATCAATGCCAGTTGAAGACGATCGCGCTCTGCAATCAGGTCATCATACTTTTTCGCAAATGCCCTGATTCGATCGGTCCTTGCCGCGTTTTCTGCATTCTCATTCCACCAATCAATCGCAGCTTCCGGTGTTTTACACATTGGAGATCTTATTGCCAAACACTTCGCGCATTCAACCCAATATTCAAATGTAGATTCATTTAAACCATATCCACGGTCCTGAAGCACACCATTGTGCTTGCCGCAGCCGGGACAGGGTAACAATTCCTCCATCAGTTCACCTCTTGTTTAAGATATTCAATCGCCATAGCAACTGCAGCTTCACGAGTTTCCATACGAATAATCGCAATGTTATGCCAGACAAATTCCCACATCCCATTGCGATTACACACCGATCCCTCCGCCAACACCTCCGGGCTTTTAGTGATCCAGTCGAAATTGGTCTTCGACCCCAGATCAGGTACACCTTGATACCGGCAGTTCTTACAAACAGCAATTCCAGTCGCAACCGAAGACCATTCCAGCTCGATTGAACCACACTTCGGACATTTCATTTTTCCACTCCTTTGTTTCTTTCAACTAAAACCCAGTATTTAACCTCCGTTCACGGATGCAATACAGATTCCGCGAAGCTCATCCTCAAATCGCGCCTCTTCCGCCTCTTTATGCGAATAATAGTCGGGATGGTCATATTGAATATCTGCAGTGAATCTACAAGCGGGAAACTTCGAACAACCCCAGAACATCCCATATTTACCGTTACGTAGGATTAACGCAGCTCCACAGCGTGGACATTTTGAATTCATTCGTCCACCTGATCCAACGCGTTCAGCTCATCTTCAATCGCATTCCACCGATCCCAATCGGGATTTTCAGATTCCAAAATCTGCCATTGTTCTTCCCGAAGATGAGAACGCTGGAGTTCTTGCTGCTTTTTATAATCAATCGTCCACATCGTGATACTCCTATTTGAGTTTGCCATACTCAATGATATGATGAAACTGATTTGCAAGGGCCGACGCTACAGGATCATTCAGGAGTGACTGTACCTCTACATCGTCAATCGATTGTCCAAGCCGCATTGTGTGCCACAATAACTGGCAAAACAACCGTTTGTCGATTTTTGCATGCAAATAGTAACTCCACAGCGGCCAACCCGCATAATCTAAATTTGCTCCAACCAATACCGTGCCATCCAACTCTGTGGACATCAAATCCGCGCCAACCAATATCGCACGGGTAAAATTGGTATTGATCAGCTTCGCACCACGCAAATCCACGTCGTTTAACTTCGCATCACTGAAATCAGCGTTGCTCAAGTCAGTCGTATGCAGATCCGCGCTGCCAAAATCTGCGCCGATTGCCCGCGACCTCCCTAATTTTGCGTAGTGCAGATCTGCTCCACGAAAACAAGTGTGACACAAACTTGCTGCAAACAGATTTGTATCAACAAGCAACGCACATGCCAATGATGCACCATCCAAGTTGACTCCGTACAAATTTGCATAGGATAGATCTGCATACGATAAGTCAATACCATGCAAGTCAAGCTCATGCAGATCCGCTTCTTTCAGATCTACGCCACATAGGCTAATGCCCTGCTCAATCGCCATTTTTACTGCATCTGCTATGGTCTCGGCATCCAGCGCAATCGGTGCTTGTGTCTCGTCCACAAATGTAAGTTCAATCATCTAGTACCAATCCTTTCTGCCTGCACTCCATTTGTATCATTGCATTCCACTGTTTTATCGCATTGGAATTCGACAACTCTTCTGAATAATCTAAGTCCTCGTCTTCGGTGCTATGTGGCCTTGATATATAATGCAGAACACCTGTCACTTCACGGGAACAGGTACATTTTATAGAAGCGGGCTTACCATACGATCCGATCAAAATGGCAGGAATGAATTTCGGATCTTTTCCGCAAATACACTTACGTATCGTTTCCATACACAAACTCCGTTAGTTCAGCGGCACCCAATGCCAATCTTTCAAATTGAACATGAGCTTACACCGAATTCCTGTAAACAGCGTCTTATTGAGATAATAACAGCGACTTTCATACCCTTTGCACAAACACGGTCGATCGAACGGTGCACGAACTAACATGCATTTCTTACCGTCCGATGTATGATATAACATACCAGGACGTGGTGTCCGAACGGTCACAAAACGGACAGCCAATCCATCATCTCTGCCCTCAGCTGTACAATTAAGCGCAAAACACAATTTAAACCGAAAACTGCAAGTATCGCAATGTTCAGAATCTTGGAGCAAACACTGATACATCCGTCCATCTTCATATCTGAAAATTTCGTAGGGTTCATATGTAATACGCCTATCAGCACTAAAAGAATTTATTACATCAGCAGCACGCGGTTTTTGCTCTGCGGTTCGTTGCTGACCCGTAATTACCGCTTGTTTTAAGTCATCGACTGCGTTTGAGAATTTATGAAACGCATCTTCTATCCGTTTATTAGCATCCATACATCACTCCTGATTGTATTTGCGCACCAGCTGTTCTGCCATTTTGATCACATCGTTCACAAACGTCTCAATCTCCTCCAAAGGAACATTATCGTTACACTTAGGGTCTGCTTGTTCCAACCTCTTTTTGTACTCTTCAAACGTCTGATTCTCCGGCGGAAACAAGATTTCATACGTCTGCGGAATCAGATTCGCAATGGAAGAATCTCGGTCTCTGATACGTGCTCCCTGAACAAACGCTGTTTGCTGCTCTTTTTTCCGCCGTTGATCAATAATTCGATTTCTCGCGCGCATTCGTATTTTATTCAATATTCTCTCCAAATCAATCGAAGTATACGAACGCCCCATCATTCGCAGATATTCGCGCTCCATTTCCACTTCGTGTTCTATTGCAGCTTCCTCTTCTACAGTCAGCTTATAATTCATTTGCACCTGTCCTTTCAGCAGAATTCAGCGCCTCCCGCAACTGCTTGTTTTCCTTATTCAATACGTCGATCAACTTATTCGTACCAGACATCGAGAGCTCGCATGGATGATACAACAACTTCGCTGCGTTCCGCAACTCATCGTCATCACCAACAAGAATCACGCAACTTCGGTGAGGAACATCATGATGACACTGTTCGCACACATCTCCTCCGATATCCGAAGCACGTGCAAGTCCAAGTTTCAAGATTCGCATTGTTCTCTGACCTTTCCTTATTCCAGGTTCAATTTCACGTACCAATCTTTCAATTTCTCATCAGGAATTTCGAGCGGGTTATTCATCGGCTCATACACGATAGGCCGCTTAATGGCCCGAAGTTTATCCTTAAACTCATCAATAAGCATCTGAACCTCAGCATCCAAATCCCCTTGAAATCTCAGCTCGTCCGCATCAATAAAAACGCCGTCACAGGCATAAATTGGTTGCGCGTTCAAATAGATCAATTCGCGTGGATTCAATTGATGCGAATCACAAAATTCAATCAATTGCGCTTCATCGTGCATGATATCAAATTGTGTCCACTCATACTGATCTTTCCACTCGATAAAAATCGGATACTCTCCGTTCCACTGATTCTTCGCGGTTTCATTCATGTTACTGTTCCTTTCTCTTCCCGTGTTCTGTAGCCAACAACGTTTTCCAGTATCGATAGCCTTCATCCACCACGCGCTGCAGCTGTTGAATCGTATCACGATAACCCAGCGCCGCTGTACGCGCTAATTCTGTTTGATGTCTCAATTTTGTGATTGATTCAAACCGCATAGCGTGGATTCGTTCAATGGCCTGTTGCGGAGTATGTCCGTCCCATGCTGGTGCCTGTTCCAGCTCTTTCACAGGAAACATATCCCAGCAGAGTTCGATATCGTAATGATACGTCGCTTGTCCATCATCAGTTTCAATGCCGACGATGAACATTCCCGGATACATCGTTCCGTCGTGATGCTTACGTGATTTCCACGATCTTTCCGGGAAACAACGGCAAATCTCGGAAAACAGCACCGCCCGATGGTAGTACAATTCATTGAATGTGTGATATCCGTCCGAGGTTTCACCAGTGATTTTCTCAGAGCATCTGCGTTCCAGTTCCTCAATTTTCTTACACAATTCATCCTCAAGGGGGCGCTTATTCCAAGTTTCAACCGCTCCCTGTTTGGTTTTGAATGCCTCAGTGTACGCAAAGCACATTGGATTATCGCACAGGACAGACCACATCGGATCTGATCCAGAATAACTACAATCCTGAATGGAGGCTGATGAACCGCAAAACGGACACTTTTTTATTTCATAACACACGATCTGTTCCTTCTTTCATAAATACCAGCCAATGAGTTTTCCCGCCCCTCTGACCGAATAACGGCTGAACAGGGAACAACTTGGACACCTCCGTTACCTTGATTTGATCTTCATTCCACTTGAAGATCAGGAAACCGCCCGGCTCCAGTACCCGGAAACATTCGTTGAAACCTTACCTCAGATCATCGCGCCATGTTTCCTTATTGAGCTTGCCATATTTTTGCGCCAGCCACGATTTTTCTCCAGCGCGGATCAAATGCGGCGGGTCGAACACTACCATCCGAAACGATTCATCCGCAAACGGGATGTTGCGAAAATCGCCGATCACGTCAGGAACCACGTTAAGAGTCCTGCCGTCGCACAATGTCGTACAGCATTGACGGTTATCCATAAATACAACATTCGGGTTCTCTCGATCGAACCAAAACATCCTGCTTCCGCAACAGGCGTCAAGAATCTTTTTCGACATCACCCGCTCCTTTCATCGCTTCTTCACATTGTTTCCACAGCAGCGCCTCGTGAGGAGTCAAGCAACCGTCCACTGCCTGCATCAATCCCCACAGCGCTTTCCGCAGCTGGTCGCGCCCGGCTTCCAGCTCCTCGATTCTGGCAGTTAAGGCGGGGTCCGTCCAGCGCCTGTTCCAGTCATCAATCACATCAGCGACTGCGAAATCTTCGGATGAATGACGCATACAAGTTTCCGCCACTTCTCCACAGTCCGGACACTCGAATCTTGCAGTGTATGTACCAGTATCCGTTTGGGTCACTTCAATACCGTCCGGCGTGACGCCTAAACCGCAACGACGGCACGGTTTCAATTCTTCGCCCATCTCAGTCACCTTCCGAGCTTTCTGTTAGTTTGCGGGCCTCCACTAATGCCTTGTCCCAATATCGTTTGCTTTCATCCAGAGACTCTTGAAGTCGTCGTGCCATGTCATAATAGCCAAGCGCGACTGTCCTCATCTGTTCCAATTTCTGTTCCAGCTCCGCGATCCGGGCTTTCGTGCCGAGCGGAAGCAACTCGCAATCCTTGAACAGCAGCTTGGCACAATCCCGGAGCGCTTCCCCGTCGCCAGTGAGAAGCGCGGCACTCATACGCGGGATATTGTGCGGGCAATCCTTGCACGCTTCACCGCCGATAGCGGATGCACTCAGGAGCCCCAGCGCCCGAAATTTCAACTTCAATTCTTCGCGCATCTCAAATCCTCCTTATTCATGCTGCCAACACGGCGCGGTATAGTGCTTCTGCCAATACAGGCGGTACGGCGTTACCGATTTGTTTCTTCGCTGCAGTATCACCACCGCAAAACACATAATTCTCAGGGAAGCTGGTCGCGGCAGCCAGTTCACGGGCCGTCAACATCCGATAGGTAATGTCCAGCCTGAAGCACCTGTCGTCCGGCAGCATCAGGGTACGTCCTTCTACTACTCCGAATCGATCTTTCGTAGTCACGGTATGCAACGGGATGTTCAGCGGGACCGCACCGCCTTGTCCATAATATTCGACAATGAACGGCTCGACCACGCCGATACTTCCGGTCGTGGCAACGGTTGAAAGCGGATTCATGACCGGCTTCACCGTTCCGCCGCCATGCTGCGGGATGAAAAGCGGTTGGATCACGCTGTATCGGTTTCCGGTATCAATTACCGGAATCGGTTTGTCAATTTCGTGAATCCTTGCCGATTGCCCGTTGCGCTCAGTGTTGTTGCGGCATAAAAACGGCCGAATCAACGCCACATGTCCGCCGCCAGCTATCAGCGTCGGCAATGGCGTGGAAAGCGGAATCGCAGTCGAATTGATTGCATGTTTTGACGTTCCACGCAGTACGATCAGAAACGGCTCGGCCCATGCGCCCCAATATCTGCGGATTCCCGCTTCGATCCGCCGGAGCGTATTTGCACAAAGTGGCTTTTTGCGGTTGAAAATACTCTCGCCGGGAATACTCCAGTCGATGATTTCCGCCGCTGAACGCCACGGTTGCGCCATATTCTCAAACAGTCGTATTTCGGGTTCTTTCTCATGCGTCGGCTCCGGCCAATAAATCTTCTCACCGGAAGACTTCCGAACTGCCTGTACAATCAGCCGTTCCCGACTGGTGGCCGCACCATAGTCCGCAGCGTTCAGCACCTCCATCTCAACGTTATAACCGCTGACTTTGATTTCCCGATACCAGAGATTAAAGAATACACCTTTCTTCCGAGGGTCCGCACTTCCCGCCCTGTACAGTTTGCCTTTATGCTTAATATCTTCCTCAAGGATCGGTCCCCAATTACGCAACTCTTTGACGTTTTCAACAAACATCCGGCGGCAACGGGTCAGGCGGAGATACGGCAGCAGGTATTCCGGCTGGCTGCGGAGCTGGTTCGAGCGGGGTTTCCCGCCGGCAGCCACTGAGTGATGGGTACAACTCGGCGAAGCCCACAAAACATCAATCCGGGTCGGATCAACCGGAAAAATCTCATCGGGAAGAATTGACTCAATCGGAGCACACGCCCGATTGAAGTCAGGTACAATTTCCGGGTGATTTGCCTGAATGGTTTTAATAGCGGTTTCCCAATGATTGAATCCACGCCCTTCGTAACTCTCTCCAGCTGCTCGCAACGCATTAATCGCACCGGTAATTGAACCACCGCCACCGCAAAAAAGATCGACAAATCGAAATTTATTCATATCAAATCATCCTTCCTCGACCTCAATAAATTTTCCCTCCTCAAGCCGATACCAAGTATCCGCTTTAATCTCCTTTCCATCCACGCGGACGGCTTTGAAATCGACAGGATGCCGATTCCCATTATCATCTTCTGCCCATTCCGCGCCTGCGATCCAGCATCCGAGCGCACCTTTTACCTTGCTCAGCTGCCCGGTGGCGATAGCAAATGATTCATTTCCACTTACACTTGCCGCGCTCCGAAGGCCAGTATTGGTTGATGCACTGCAATCACCAGTATTAGTCGCTACACTGCGGTCGCCGGTGTTGGAGTCTGTACTTTTGACATGTTCAAAAATAAAATCAACACTTGCCTTGATAAAGCCGGGCAGATCTAGCTTCGCACCGATCCGCAATCGGCGCGAGCAATACTTGATGTCATCATCAGTTTGAGGATCATCCATCGCCTCGACCTCGGCGAATTCATTCAAATTGCCGTTTTCGTCAGTCGGAGGATAAAAACTCCAGACGTCGAACGGATTCGGGCAAAAATGCATGCCGGATTCACAGATTTTCGCCTCCGGCTCGGTGAATTCGGTGTTTTCCTGATACTGTTTGCCACGGCAGACCATGCCGGGGCTGAAACCTTTGTAACCTTTCATCGTTTCCCTCTCATCTTGTTTTCTTTGCCGCCCCCGCCCTCGCGCTTATATCAGAAGTTGTAGTCGTAGAAATATCCACAGGTATCGCTCAAGGTGCCGAGCTTTTCAAAGGTAGTTTTGCGCTTGCCTGTTTTGGTGGTTTCGTAAAGGAAAATGTAATCACCTTTGATCTCGGCGTTGGGATCGTTCTTCTTGCTTTCCAGCCATTCTTCCGTCATTCCGGCCACCGGCAGCGCCAAAGCAACCACCTCGTGCTTAAATCCCCAGATACCATCCTTATTGCGTTTGATCTGGAAGGGTTTTGCACCTTTGCGGATCACCGGCTCGGCTTCCGCGAACTCGCGCTGAAGGTCCGGGCAATGGGCCGCGAAGCCGCCGGGAATCATTTTCGGTTTGATCCGCTTCTCGACCTCGATAGCCATTGCTGTTCCCTTGACTTCGTCGATCTCGGTGACCAGGTAGCTTTCAACGTCCGTGTAGATTCTCTTGTTGATGTACTTTTTCATTTTTGTATTTCCTTGATGTTTAACTTGTTTGCTATCTTTGTCTAGTGCATACAGGCGTTACGCTACTACTTTTTAAGATACCGACACTGAAGATCCGGATGTGATCGAAAGCCGAACATCCGGCAGATCTGCGGACGATGATCATAAATTGCGCAGCGATAATCCGGCGTCAGGAATGCACACACCGCATTCTGATCTGTCACGATCGTGCTGTGTTCGTCGAACGCGATCTGATGCGTGATTTCCCGCTGGATCAGGTTTGAACATTCGTGCAACACCTCGTTCGAGATTGGCACAGGTCCACAGCACTGCGCTCTACACTTTCTAACATCACACTTCTTCATGTGCATTGGCTTCTTCTATGACTTCTAAAACACCGCACGGACTTCCATCCAGTTGTTTATATTTGCGCAAAATTTCAGAAAAAGAGAATCGTCCGCTGCTGTACGCGCCAACACGATAGTAACCGTTCGGACATAACGATAACACGGCTTCTTCTTGCTCGTCTTTTATACTGCGCACTTTACACATCAGAGGTGCATCTTCAAATGTCCACGGACGGCATCTCGCTGGTTTCCATTTATCGAAGCCGTAGTTGAGGTCACCACTGCTGACACTGTAATTTTTACCGGGTTGGGTGCACGTAAAGCTCCTCCGATCCTTGGCAATTTCGATTATCTTGCAGAAATAATGCCCAGTCTGATTATACACCCACGCACTGACTTTGCACCAATCTGGTAATTCTCGCACTGGACGTCTGATTAAACTGTGCTGCCAATCGCTTGCGTCGAAACGCAGCCCTGTGATCTCCTTATGTCTCGTCGCAAAGTCCCCATCAACCCAATATGCAATTCCACCGCTGGATACCACCGCAGCATTACACCAATCCGGACAGTCAGTACGGTTAAATATTGTCGCTGTTAACTTTGGAAAAGTATTACAAGGTGACGACGCTTTCAGTACATCCAGTATCCAAGATATGGCCTGTCGTGCCTCCAACTCTGTACGATAACAGTTACCGACCTGTTTACGGCTTTCATCAACACCGACTCCACTATAAATCTTGTTCTTAACCCGCAAAGAATACTCGATACCATACGGCCAATTAATGTACCAATACAGATCCCCGCGCTGAGGCCACTTATCTTCCATCATACCAAACACTCCTTTTTACAATAAAAAAACCGCGTGTACCCAACATAAAATCAGATACACGCGGCAAACCCATATTACAGGTCTTCGGCCATCTTCAGCAACTCTTCCTTCGATTTGCTGCGAAGCTCCGCATCGTCTTTCTCTGCAATCAGAGCAAGAATCTTCTGCTTCTTCTCAGCACGCTCTTTCTCTGCCTGCGCATTGAGTACCCGCTGTTGCTTCTCCTCAAAGATGTGCTTCACGATCTTCAGCTGAACATCGAGGAGAATATTCTCCTTTGTCTGCTCCGTCAGCAGGCTCTCTTCCTCGTTCGCTTTTCGCGCACGATTTAACGTTTTGTAGATCGCATCGAGATCGGATCTCGACAGCGTATACAAATCCTCCGTCGCGATCATTCCCTTGTAAGGAAAACGAACCCGGTGTTTCGCAGCATACTCAAACACATTCAACGCACCCATGTCTTAACTCCTTTTGTTTGATGGGTTTACATACGACAAGAACGATCTTCGTCCCTGTCTGACTAAAACACAACTTTGATCACGCGCTCAATCTGCCCTTTCACTTTCACAACCAGTGAATCGCGCTTCGTTTCCGAAAATCCGATACCGGACAGTTGCTGATCACTCTCTGCAACATGTGCTTTCGCACCAAGCGCCTCAAACACTCTTTTATGCTGCACGAGTTCCTGCTTCAGAAATTCGTTGTAGAAGCCATTCGGCTGCTCTGAATTGATGCAATCCTTCAACATGAAGAAGTAATGCCGATGTCCAGCGCCGGCATGCTGCTGATCATCCCAGTAGTTCGGGCTGTACATCACAACGGATACCGGTACAAACTGTTCCGTAGTGACATTCCAGACAGTCTTGCTTGCAACGCTGCTGTCAATGTGGCTCGTAACCGAGAACGTGCCATCTGCATTTTTCCGCACCGTTGCAACATCCACACAATCAGAAAAACCCTTATGGCGACCAAACGGACCATGATAGTCATAGGAAAACAACTGTCCGTCAACTTCGATCTCAGCACGGAACCCGGTCCGTCCACCACGGTTCGTAAACCGATGAACAAAGAACTCATACGGACCGGTGAGCATCGTATTCCGATTCGTCCACACGATGTTTTCAACGGCTGCCTGTTCCCGTTGGGGATGGATGATATCAACATCCAGTTCGCCCTTCGTTATGTGTCCAAATTTAGAACCAAAATAAATATGCTCCTTGTTGCGGACAATACAGTGCGCATCCAGGTCATTCTGATCCCACTGATTCGGATCATCATTCCACTGAATCGAGAAGCGCAGCACGCCGTCCACCTTACCGCCGGCTGCTTTCACGCGTTCCCGCATCACACTGTCCGTAATGTTACCCGTATAGGACCAACTGAACGCATTATCCCACTTGAACATCGACTTTGCGTCGTCATGCACTGGCGCAATCAGCGACACCAGATTTTTCGCATGTCGAGTTTCAACGTATACCTCCAAGTCCGTCGCAGTCGGAAGTACATTTTTCACAAATGCTTCAATCGGCATTTCTTCCGCCCGCTCAAACTTTTTCGGTTTCCGCGCTACGTTGTGTCCCAGCGATTCCAGCAAATCAATGCCGCCAGCGACACGCGGTGCGACGTCTTTATTCAGGAACAGGATGTTGTTGGCTGTGATGTCGTCCAACGTTGCAAAACGACGTGGCAAGGACCTCGCGTATCCCAGCGCTTTGATTGTCTTCTTCGCATCATTCAGCATCTTTTCCGTGAATATGGCGTTCGGCCTCTTATAATTTGTAGGCGCAACGATCTGCTCATACCGACGCACTGCCTGTTCAAGATCCATACCGGAAGTCAGATCCTGCAGCAAAACGCCGATGCTGTGGTTTCGAATACGAGCAATTGCCTGTCCAACCAACATGCCACGCTCCCAGGCATACCAATTGCGCTGAGCCACAGACAACGGAAGGTACGACCGCAGCTCCTGTTGAAACTTGACCAACGACGCTTTCCATTCCTGCCCCCGATACAGCGTATTCGACGCAATCAGCTCCAACACTGTATCGACGCTGTCAAGCGACAGCTCTTCCAGTGACCGCCGAAACACAGCACACTGATCACGATATTGAGCACGAACACTGTCCGCATCCTCAGACAGGTGCTTACGAGGCACAATAGCTTCCAAGTGATCCCAGTTCTGCACAGTTCCATCCGGGTTCAACGAATGCGTATGCCGGCAACCGAATTTATTGAATCGTGTGACAAACACGTCACAAACGGGCGCTGCCTTCACATACGCCGCCATCTGATTCGCCACCGCCTGATAACCGGGATCCGTCAACTGCAGATCCCATACGCTGTGCATGACTCCATCCTGCAGCGCAACAACCATGCCTACATGCTTAATCGCATGCCGACAGGTGCTGCAATCATGCTCTGTGCGAACACGGTACAGTTCGTTGTATCCTGCCGGAAACGATTTCAAATAATGATTGTACAGGTCATCCGGATTCACCTGCACCATATACAAATACTGATAGCGATCGCTCATCTCCGCAAATTTGGCAGTAAACGCGTTCGCAAACTCTTCAAAATTCATCAACATTACCCAATACTCCTAAATTTTTTAATGGTTACAAGTCTTACTGCATCAAAACAAAGATTCGACCAATTCCTAACGCTGCTTAACAACCTCCTTCCTGCAAAACTTATAAATCTCATTCCAGCGACAACCGCAATCATTACAACCGCAGTCCTGATAGCTGATGTCTGACTGAAATTCAACGTCTCCAAAGTTGACTTGATCACTACCGCATTTCGGGCAAAATCAGGGTTCTTCTTCGATATCACTCTCCCCTTCTTCCCACCAGTCATTCCCGCAGCAACTACAGTAGTGTCTGTATCTGAAACACTGAGAAGTCCGATCAAATTCCCGATCAATCACAGTGATGTCTTCCGATCGGCACGCAGGGCACATGTCTGTTAACGTATACATACACCATCCCACATTCTTTAATTCAGCCTGGCGGTCAACATAGTATCACGCGGCGGGACAGGGAGACCCATCGCCTGAAACAACGGGAACTCCCGCCGATCCGAAACTTTCTGTAACCATTCCACAAAATTCAACGCCCCTTGTCGCGCTTCGTCAATTGTGTAATATCCGCCGCACTCGTCCATCGGATCCGCATCAGGATCCGATCGATCATACACGAAATACCGAAATACTTCCCCGTTGTAATACGCGTTGAATTCCTCGATCTCTGCCGACATTGCCTGTTTCACTCGTTGGACCTGCATATCACACGTTAAGTCCACGTCACCAAGGCACGTTCGAATCGTTTCATCCGTTGCGTAGACCCAGCCAATCTGTCCGCTGTCCCATGGATCGCAGAACTGCGTCGTGCGAAACACAACGCCACTGTGATCAAGTACATAAAGCGGCACAATCACACGTGCTCCGAAATCAGTTTTCAATACTTCCAGATCAACCGCCGGATCTACCGAAAACCGAATAGTATGCGGAGTCTCCGACTCGATATACCGATTCGACGGTTCAACTGCAATAATGCCAACGTTACTGTTTCTCCTCGGATTGCTGGGGAACCTGTCATATTGAATCTGAATTTCACAATTCCCCACTATAATGGAACTTACTACCTCTCTCATCACTTCACATCCTCCTGTAAATACCGCAACGAAACCACATCATACACCCAACACCAGGCGTTTTGCTCCCAGGCCGCCCTTCCGAATCTCCACAGGCAGAATTGTTGCCACGCCTCCTGCATCGTAGAAGCTACCGGTACAGCTGTAGAAGGCACATCCCCCACCCAGTATACCTTATCCTTCGAGCTTACGCAAGAATCGTTGTCAGTAACAACGCCGTTAACATCCACCCAGTATACTTTATCCTTCGAACTTGTGCTGATCGCAGATTTACAGCCTTGCCGTGCAATATCGTCATCAGACAATTCCTGCATACGCTGCAAACGCAGCGATCGTACTAAGAGAAATGTCCGCGCCTGTTCTCTGGACATCGTCGATCCGGAACGCCAGAACGGTGTTGAGTCAACGAGCTGCCCGGTCTTCGGATGAACAAATCGATCATATGGCGTTGGATTCTCACCGTCTGCCGCGAACCACGTCTTTGTTACATACATCTGAATGTTGCCGTTCTCATCCAGCGGATGTCCACACCAGTACGGCTCACGGACATAGAGAATATCGCCGGGTTGATTCGTCGCATAATACCGCCGCTCCGGCGGTTGCTTCGCATTCTGCGCACCGAAATGCGGAACGCAATACCAGCCTTTTCGATCATGCCGCATTCCCATCGATGTCACATCTACCAAGTTGTACTCTACAGGCTGTAAACAAAGGGTCTTCTCCCCGCGATACAACAGCCCGGACAGCTCTTTCGACATCAGCAAACTGCGCATCGTACCCGCACACATCTTCACCCATGTCAGCATGAAGCATGAGTGCTGATATAGCAAACACGCTGGATTCTCACACATCGCGAATGTCGTTTTCCGGTCTGCAGACTGATAGTAGTACGGTAAACACTGACACAACGGGCATGCGCCCGACTTATGCACTCGCTGTTTCATAGCAATCAGTCACACCTTTCTGCAACACCGCATACAATGAATCTTCCAGATAATCACGGATACCGAAATACTTTCCAGTATTCTTACAGCGCACGTAAGAACGCTCCAATATCTTCGCATCCTTCCGTATAAACATGTGCACTGGAATTACGCCGTCATAATACCCGACTTCATTCATGAAATCGAAAAACGTGTGCAAGTGAAAATACGTTCGGCTTTCTGTCCACTGGAACTTGTAATTAAGCCCGCTGCCTTGCAGTTGCTGCACAATCGAAGAAACCTGCTCCAACGTCAACGGTTCCCACAACTTATTCTTCTTCCTCATCAAGGTCAAGTCTCCCAATGCATTCGATGTATGTTTTCTTTGAAAACTGAGATCCAAACTTTCTGCGCGCTTCTTTACGCAATGAGTTCCACTGCGAGTGATTGCGTTCATCCATCAGATACAGCGCGAGCGATATCGCAGTCGCCGTCGCATACTGTTTCCGTTCCTCTGGCTCCAGATGCTTTGTCGGCACCGGAACCGGATATGGTACGATTCCGCCAGACATATCGGCAGCATTGATGGCATCAATCAGATACTCTACAACTGCCGTGCTCGTACGAGCACACATTATAATCACATGGTTTCGATCCATTCTATTGTTCACTTTCCGTGTGGTTCGTATGAAATAGCAGCACATCGTCAAGAAACTCCCACACCGCTTTACTGGAAATGTCAGTGTTAATCGGTATGGCCAAAATGTCCTTCAATGCACGGTAATCTCGAATCAAAGGCATCAGTTGCTGCACATGCTTCCCATACGCTGGATGCTTTTTATATTCGGACCACCGCGCTATGTAAAAATCGTACCGACTTCCAGCAACATCGAACAGCACTTCATTAAGCTCTACACGAAACATCTCCTCAGTCTTCGGCAGACACTGCTGGAACCATCCATCCCGAAACTCTACACCGTATGTATAACAGAAATAGAGTAAATGTGGACGCACATAGCGGTCTACAAAACCATGAACCTGACTTGACTGTTTCTGTTGAAAATTCCGCATACGCGTCATCAACGCAAATACCTCATCCCATGTCATTGTTCTAAGCTCATCCCATGTCTGTTTCGGTTTCTCAATCTGAACCATGTCAGTTCTCCTGTTTCTGTTCTTCTTGTTGACGATCAATATCATCAGTTGCTGCATCCATCAAGTGAATGGCGGAGTACAGCATTTCGCGCTGATATGCGGTCAATTGCAATGTTTTATCAGCAGCCATTCGGACAAGTGCTGCTTTCGATCTGGATAGCCAATACGGGCTAACCCGATGAATTGTTACCGTATATTCTCGCTTCATTTGAGTTCCTTAAAATAAACCGAAGCGTGATCCCAATCTCGCCGTTCATACGAACCGCATTTGATTTTACTGCACACACCAAGTCCACACAGACCGCACAATCCGCATGGAAGCGATGCTTCCGCTTTCACATCGAATGGAAGAACAATATACCGCGTACTTTTCGGTCCGCGACAGATAGTCCCAGCCGGCAACGGAGTATCAGAAAACACCGATGGCAGTTCTTTGTGCTGCGCCGTCTCAGCCGCACGGGCAATGTCGTCAGCAGTATGATTATGACGTTCCCCATGACGTATAAATCGATGGCAAACCGGGCAGCGTTCCGTATGTCGCGTCTTTGCCTCCTGCTCCATTTTCACCTGTTCACGATTCTTACGAATCTTCCTGCTTCAACGAAGTTCTATCGAACTTCTCTACAGGCACTTCCCGCATGACCTGCGGTGTAAATTCTGAAGCCCTCCTGACGGAGGTTCAGTGCAGCGTTAAGATCTCTATCAAGTTCTATGTGACAGTTATCACACTTATAGACTCTCTCCGAGAGATCTAAATCTGCTTTGAGGCTGTGACAGTTCGAACAAGTCTTACTGGACGGGAAATACTTGTCAACTTCGATATAATTGTTACACTTATACTTCAGTTGATGATGTATCTCTGCCATACAGGAGTTCTGTACACCCTTACGGATGTACTTGTTCTCTCCAGTATGCATACTTTTAACGTCCAGAGTTTCCAGACACACAGTACCGTGGTTTTTAGCAATGTGAGCTGTAAACTTGTGAACTGTATCTTGTTTGATATTTTGAATTCGTTGAAAAGTACGGGAAAGTTTCTGACGAGCTTTCGCTCTATTATGAGAGCCCTTCTGCTTCCTCGAAAGGAGACGTTGTCTCCGTTTCAGCTGACGTTCTAAGTCTTTCAGCTTTCCTGGAGTATCGCAAACTGTACCGTCACTAGCAACCGCCAGCTGTTTACAACCTACATCTACTCCTACGAAACTCTCGGACTCCGTCCTACGTTCTTCCTCAAGTTCTACGCAAATAGAAACGTACCAACCGTCAGCTTTCCTACGGACAGTATAAGACATAATCTTACAATCAGAATAACGAAGCTCTTCAGTCATCCTGACACGTCCGATATTCGGAAGTCGGATCTTCGATCCGTATAACTTCGCCTTGTCATTACTGATGTAGAAGCTGTCTTTAAGACCTTTCCGATGAAACGTAGGATGCTTTCTGAATCCCTGAAAGAACGCTCTGAACGCTCCTCCAAGATTCAACAACGCCTTTCGAGCGGAACCGTTATATACTTCAAGAGCCCAATCCGGACGCTCCTGCGTCCAGATCCTTGAAAGCATATACGGATCACATTTCTCGCCTTTTTCGTAGAGCTCATTCCACTTAGCTAAACCCCAATTGTAAGCGTACCTGGCAGTACCGGCTGTCTTCGACAGCAGGACCGACTGTGCCTTATTGGGTTTCAGTTTAATTGTATGAGCTCTTTGAATCATAGGATTATAGCCGTTGTGTTTTCCTACTATTCACTATACAACGAATCTCAAAATTCTCAATCAGCCTCTTGAAGAAATCTTCAAGAATTTACGTCGATTCATAAGACCTCGTGGTTCTTGTTCAGATAGGTGCGCTACTACCTACCCGGCTTATCTGGATGGTCAGTCCAGGGCTTCCTTCAGGTTTCCCTGAAGCACGGGTCATATTATCTGGGTCCTTTCGAACTCAGGAGCACTTCGGGCCTGCTTAGACCCTAACGGGAGCGCTTATCAGGTTGACCTCCCGATGACCTCCGAACCTTTTCCCCAGAGCATAGGCGCTGTTCCAGCGCCGTTAGCATACCTGGTTGATCGGCTGCTGATTACCATAGGTATGTACACTCATACCCTTAGACTTCCAGCAATTCACTTTCTTCTTCGTCAGAGATTACTCTCTGAAGGGACCTACTGATGACACTCTTCGAGTGTGTATGTGTCATCAGCGTTGATCCCACGCGGTTGTCACTGCGCGAACCACGTGCGGCAGTTTCTCCGCATCATAACCAACGCTCTTCAACGTGAACTGCACAATTCTTTGAATAAACGATGCTTTCATTCCACATCCTCCCGCTCGATCATGTCTCCAAACATGTCTTTTCCGTGTACTGTTTTTATAAAGATGTTCGCATCCAAGATCGGAATAAACGAGTTGTCAATCATCGCTCCCGTATCCAATGCCTTAATACGAATATTCGGACCTCTGGTCGCGTTTACGATTTGAAATCTCCTGCCGGCAGGCGTCTGCACGATATCTCCAACAAAAAGCGGGCGCTTGCCTGTGCTATCATAATGCCCAGAAAAACGCTCCACCGTAATACGGTCGGATCTGATAATAGACACAAACGCAACCGTGTCTCTGCGGATATAATGTTGAATTTCAAACGTCGTCAAGTACCGTTTTCGATTTTTCGACCACACCCGGAACAGCGGTTGATAAATACGATGATCATTAGATTGTTTCATGTTCAGTCCGTCAATTTAAATTTTCCTTTCAACGTCGGCGGTTTCGTCGACGTGTCCACCGACTCATACACATCGAATTGCCGTATTACTTCCTGCGCTAATTTTGCCTGCATACCTGCAGTCGTACTGTAAAAGTCATCCCGAACAAGCCCTAACAACGTGATCGGCCTGTTCAGCCAGTACAGTTGCAAGTGCTTTATTTTTCCAATCGATCGTCGACGCACGCTCCAACCGTAAGACTGCTTCAAAAGCTGTCGAAACTGCACCTCACTAATGGCACGACGTCCGTCTGCCGTCAAAACAACCTGTATCTCTTCCATTACGCCTTCTCCCATACCAACGTTGCTGTCGGAAAATGCAATCCAGGAGTCTCCTGCTGCCGATAGATCGCGGCACACCGACGACCTTGAAACACATAAATCGTATGATATCGCATCAACGGAGCCACTACTTCATGCGGATATCGTGTTGTCGCGCACATCCATGCCCATTTTGCATCAGGTCCCGGTTCCCGTTGATCCAACACGTAATACCGAAGATTGTGCTTTCCACGATACAAATACGGATTCAACGGATCCGGTGCCCGTACACAAAGCCGTTTTGTAACTTTTGTATGTTTAAAATAATTACGCCTCATGTAACACGCGCCTCCGAATAATTCGAAACTGACCGCCCTCATTTTGCTGATATGCGCGCAGATCGCTGCGAATCCGCATCAACGGTGTCACTATCTTCCCCGATACACGATCCGTTGTAACAGCGCTATGCGCATCTTCACACGTCAGATCTTCCCACACACCGTTATACCATCCCTGAAGCACAATCAGGTATTGATATTTCCTAGTCTTCATGCTCTTCTCCGGTACGTTGCTCAATGTCCGTAAGCGGTACAATGCTCCCGATCTTCTGCAACAGCTGACGTCCTTTCAGCGTCAACTCATTGGAAGACCGCAAATACTGGGACGGCAGTTTTACCGATGATTCTCCGCCGGCATCCTGATGCATACATCCATAGTAAAAGGCGCACCCGTCCGCAATCTTATAGATCGCAGAAAGTCGAACGGAAGCCTGCGCACAATGAAGCCACTGATCGTCTTCGTGTATCAAATGAAGAAACTTCCGAAATTGGGTCAAGGAACACGGATGATGTGCACTTTCAAAGCGCGGACCTTCGAACTTAATATACTCGAGGTTGAATAAAGTAACGCGAGACACCGCTGTCACCTCGGACAGCTTAAACATCGTACCAGCACCACAATCCAACCAAATATCATGCTTCTTCATACAACAACCCCCTGTTCTGTAATTCTGTTCTAATTGCGTCAGCGGTCTCGGCGACCCAGGACCACGGAAGACCGTGCGTTGACCGAGAACAAAAACAAACATCATCCGCAACTCGTATTTTTCGTGCAACCGGAGCATGCTCGCCTTTCACGACACGGACTACACCTTCATGTATCACAAATTGCAGCACGACCGAGGCGTCTGTGTCACAACTCTCCGCATCCATAAAAGATGCGAACAAACTGAGATACGGAAACTCCTGTGCAATCGCCTGCCATTCATCATACAAATCGGCGGCTTCTGGCCACTTTCCAACATTGTCATGATATTCGATGGTTCCATCAGGCCGACACCAACCATTCGGTCCATAAACAAAACAGCTGGAAGTCCAGTCGTTGGCCAGATAATCCAACGGAATCGGTTTCACGACACTGTCCACCGCTTCCTGCACGCGCTCTTGTACTTGCCGATCAGAACACGACACAGCTGCCAATACGCCCGATTGCCGTTGATAGCGGATGGTGAATTCTTGATCATTTCCACCAGCATACAGAGCGACATCCGAAAAGAACGGATCTGTCCTTATAATAATCTCCTTTGCCTGTTCCCTTGTGACCGACGCACCGGTCACAATCATCTGAGGCCATTTGATAAGCGTCACATCGGACAACGCCTGCCGAGCCTCTGACTCTGTTTCATAGAAACTAATCATCCACGCACCCTCCTATATGCGATTTCCACTGCCTCCTTCCAAGACATTGTACCAGAATTACAATGTGTCCAAAATTCTGCCAACACATCGGACTCATCAACGCCGTCCCGAACCTTGCAGGAATCGTACTGCACACGATATTTATTACTCTTCAACTGATAGACAAGAAATCTACCACCCATAGCATATTCAGCCTGCGCACATGCGGCAACCGTTGCTTCATACAGATTGTCGAACGTCATTTTATTTACAGGAATCATGATGTCTCCAATTGGTTTATATCAGAAATCTGGGCACAAAAAATGGTCCGTGTAGCGGGATTTGAACCCACGACCTTCTGCTCCCAAAGCAGATGCGCCGACCAAGCTGCGCTATACACGGACATAAAAGAAGGACAGCGATTCATTGTGTGCTCACGGATGATCTCCGGAAACGCGAACTTCAAGGCAATTGCCTATGGGCCGACGCAAGAATCGTTGTCAGTAACAACGCCGTCAACATGATGTTTACCGCTTGTTAGACGGAGAGCAGCTTACTGTACCTCATGAGGATTCACACAGCGCACTGTCATCAGTATCTCAGCACATTCAATAACACCTTATGTGCCAAAAGCGGGTTCGAATTCCCACGAACCACGGAGCACCCTACTCGGATGCGGAGCGCCGCACTACTCTTCGACGACGGGAAATACGATGCAGTACGCTGCGCGGACTACAAAGGCCTCAGCTACGATCGGGGACAGGCTTTCCTCGTACGTCTACGATTGCGCGGTAGCACACGACCATGACCTGTCTCGTCGGCACGTAATCTGGCTCCGGCAGCTGGATTCGAACCAGCGACCAAATGGTTAACAGCCACCTACTCTACCGCTGAGCTATGCCGGACCATTTCTATAAAACCCCCCGAAGGTTGAGCATCGGTAAAACCGAGAGGCTTACGAGGGTATGCTCGCAATGGCAGTCTCCTGTTCACGATTCTTACGAATCTTCTTCCTTCAACGAGACTCTACCGAGTCTCTCCAGAAGCACTTCCCCTGTGACCCAGGGTGTAAATTCTGAAACCCTCCTAACATTGGCAGTTCGCACAGGATTCGAACCTATACTAAAAGAATCAAAATCTTTTGTGCTAACCATTACACTAGCGAACTGACTCTATAAAAATGGCTGCTGATAGCCAATACTACAACATTCTGACAATCACCAGCAGCAATAATTATCAGCTAGCTATAGTATTAATAGGCAAAATGGTAGCGGCGGGTGGAGTCGAACCACCAACGCGCAGGTTATGGGCCTGCTGAGCTACCGCTGCTCTACGCCGCACCGTAAAGTGGCCGTGTGCGTGGATGCACGGAATATCTCGTACACCAAACGCACACATTGGCCGATGCTTCCGTCTTGATTCTTTCGAATCTTCCTGCTTCCAAACACCCACCGAGATGGCATGAATGCTCCACAGGCATCGTTGTGCACAACTACGGTCTGACTTACCGCATCTATTGCTGCCGCACGACACAACATATGCAATCAGATTGCTGGAACAAGTCCAACGTTCAAACGCCCTCCGTACGGCTGCAAAACTCAAGATACAACAAAAACAGCAAATATCAATAGACTGTTCACTGATTTTCCGACTTTTTCGATGCCGGCAGCTCTGCAACAAACTGGACATCCATCATATTTCTCACACATAAACTTGAATCCTTTACACAATTTGAATTGGAATAAACACAACTTTTCCATCGACTGAAACAGGTTGTTTTACCGTATGCGTACGAAGCCATTGATCCAGGCGCATTCGACAAACATCCGATGGGTCCGCCGGTTCCGTCAACAAATACGTTTGTCGATTCCGCTCGTGAACCCAGTACGTCGGCACCGGATCATCCAACCGAGACACCGCATATCCGAGAGAACGCACGTACCGTTTAAACACCGAAATCGACACTTCCGTCTTCCCATCAGCAGTCGGCATTGTCCATTCTGTCTTTCGCATCGCACGTTGCAGGGCAGCTCGGCAACGATCCAATACGACCGAATACCGAAGTTCCGCCCGCAGATCTCCGACATACGTCAGACAACAGTCTGCCGTAATCAGATCAAACGCAAGTACACCAATCAGCCTGAAATCATAATGCACCTTCATGAAAAAACAATGCACAATGATTCGCTGTTTTACCGAAAAAGCCTGCAATTGCTGCAAAACGTCTTCCGGTACATCGAATGCGCGAAATTGACGCAACACACGCGCGGTATACGCACCCTCTGGATCTGAATAGTATTGCTTCGCAGATCGCAATGGAATCACGGCGCTGAATTGCGTGGACGCACGAGCATCGCCTGTAAACAGCGACTGACAGCGATTATCAAACGAAGGTATGCCGGTTTTAATCGGAATCTCTACCAATCGCGCATACTGATCACGCACCGTATGTTTTGATGTTCGCATCATTTTACGCATTTGGCACCAACGCCTCCAACAGTTCTTTCAATTTTGAATCCGGTTTCGGTACCGGCAACAACGGCTTCTTGCGCTGCTCATCGATCGGCATAAAAGCCCGCAACTCCGGATACATCTGAAGCAGCGAAGTGGTCGTCGTATGCGATCGAAAGACCTTTGTCAGCAAATTCCGTATGTCTCGTTCGTCTTGTTCAATGGACCTTTGAAGCCTTACATAACGAACAATTCGCTGCGCAGTCGAGTAGCTCAGATCTCGCATATATACTGAATCGTAAAAGATATGTGCCGGCACCTTTATCGTATTTGGATAAACAGATAAATGAACTCGTCCTGCCGGACCGAACACGTCCGTCGAAAACCGTGAATCACCAGCACAAAACACTGTAATTCCGGTAGCATTCATAAACCACGATTCAGGCAACCGTTTCCAGACATCGAGCGGCTCCTCCGTAAAATTCCAATTCTCCGATGCACTGCTAACTATGCTTTCCTGTTCACGATTCTTACGAATCTTCTTCCTTCAACGAGACTCTATCGAGTCTCTCCAGAAGCACTACCGGTATGACCTACCGTGTAAATTCTGAAGCCCTCCTGACGGAGGTTCAGAGCAGCGTTTAAATCTCTGTCGATCTTCAGTCCGCAGGACTGACAGGTATAAACCCGATCAGACAGATCTAAATCTGCTTTGAGGCTATGACAGTTACTACAAGTCTTACTGGACGGGA